AATGAACAATATTTACCATGATTAATAAAATAGGGATATAGTTTAATGGTAAAACGAAAGCCTTTGGAGCTTTAGATTCTTGTTAAATTCAAGATATCCCTGCCATTTACTGGAATTTCTTCGTTTTGTCTCTTTCAATATTAAATCTTTTCATAAATTTGTTAAGGCTTGACAATCCACTTCTGATATGATATACTTGTCTTAGATAGGAAAGATATTTAACTATCTAAAATGACGGCCTCCAAATCCGTAGAACATGGGGAAGCACCATGAAGGCCCACCAAAAATAAATTTGAGCCGATGAATCTTGGTTCTCGTTTAAATTAAACGATGTAGCTTAATTGTGGTTAAAGCGTCTGACCTAGGTCAGAAGATGTTGGTTCGAGCCCAACCATACAACCCGAGATTCCTAACATGTTCAAATTTTCATTTCGAAAAAGTTTCTGCTTGACAAGTTAGATCATGTGTGGTAGAATGGTTCTTGTTAGTTAGGAAGTCTGAAGCAAACTTTCTAAAAGTTATTGTAATATCGGGAGTTAGTGAAGTCTGGTCTATCACACCTACCTTGGGCGTAGGTAATCATTGGTTCAAATCCAATACTTCCGAGTCCTTCAATGATAATCTACTTCCACGTAGTGAAGGATGGTAATTGACTAATAGGCAAGCTAAATGATTATCAATATATGTTTGACTGATTATTTCTGAAATAGTTTGGACCAAACTATTAAGTTTGTAATTGGTCGGATGAAAATTAATTTTCATGCTCCACCAGGCACACAATAATTCGGGATTGTGATGAAATCGTTATCATAACGGACTTTTAATCCGTCTTTTAGAGTTAAAATCTCTACAATCCCAGTCCTTCAGAGAAGAAGCCTTTACGTGGCGAAGGATATAAGTAGCTTCAATAGGAAGTGAAACTAATTCTTTTAAATTTTAATATGGAAAATACCGCTGAATGGTCGGCAACCGGACTTGAAATCCGGGGTTTCCCTTATAAGGAAAGAGGTTCGATTCCTCTATTTTCCGCATCTATCATGATAAATGCCTCTACGTGGCGATAGACAGAAACGTATAGTAAAATATACGGCTAAATTTATCAATCTAATTTAATTGTTCAATTCTTTTATCAATAACAAAACAAATGGCGTCAACAAATTTTTGAGAAGATTTAACTGTAAACTTCTTTTGAGAAGAAACATCAATGATGCAAAGATTAATATTTTTCTCTTGACAGAGTTGATGTTTTCTAGCATCTTTATCTAAAATGTTTTGAAATTTGGAATCCTTTTCTTCACTTGTTTTACCAAAAACAGGTTGATAATGAAAAATACCATTCAATTCAAATGCCAAATTTAAAGATGGAATGTAAATATCAAGTTCCAGACCATCGAGAGTTTTTCTATCATTGTATTCAATATTTAAATTCAAATATTTTTCTTGAAGAGTGTTTTGAAGATAAAGTTCCAATTTGCTTCTTCGATATCCAGAAGTTTTGTGTGTGTTATTATATGTGGCGGCACAAGAACGAGAACAGAAATCGTTCCCGGATTTTGAAAGTTCAGAATTTTTCTTTTTAATTTCTTTTCCACATTGGGCACATTGAATGATTTTAGATGTTGAACGAAATTGTCCATGGCAAGAATGGGAACAAAAAATTTTAAATCCCCTTTTGATTTTGGTTTGAATTTCGTTTTTTGGAACATAAAATGTTTCACCACAATTGAGACATTTAATAGGAAGTTTGTCTCTTGAACCTGTATTTATAAATTCCCATTCGGAAAATAGAAATTGTTCATTGTCCATAAAATGGCCATATTCTTCATAATTCTTTTTACACATTTTAAAAATCACTCCTTAATAGTTTTGGTTCTACTATTAAGTTTGGAATTTTTATTTTCGATTCCTCTATTTTCCGCCAGTAAAAATAAATGATTGGAGAATACGACAACACTCTCCAATCAAATCATCCTAATTATAATTTTATCAAACTGGAAAACTACCATCTTTAGGTGGTAGATAAAAATGAGTTAATTATTTGATATTAAGAAAAGCAACTGGAATTGGCAATTTACCTGCAGGTAAAGGGTTTTGTAGAAATCAAACTTTTCAAGAATCTCATTCTTTTAGGATGAGAGTATCAATTGGTTGTTCAAATTTTTAAATTCTAACGGAAAGAAGATGGAAAAATGATTGTTGATATGTATGGAAGGGAAATTCGAGTAGGCGATACTGTTAAGATTCAGAATCATGATGATGGTGGATGGTGGATGGCGAATTGCTCACATTATCAAAATTAAAATTGATATTCGATCTAAACAAAATATAACACAATTGACTACACTCATTTTACCCGAAGATCAAACCTATTATCTTCACTATTATCGTTATCGAAATCCTTTTATTTCTTGGATGAATCTGGATTCCAACAGAATTGCAAATTGCAATTCTGAATCGGTTTGATGGCAATGTTCAGAAATTAATTTCTGATTGTTCACGAGCAAAAAGAAAAGAATTTTAGGAATTTAACCAAAAAATTTGGTGCTTGACAAGTTAGATCATATGTGGTAGAATGGTTCTTGTCAGTGAGAGAAGTTAGGAAATGAATTTGAGCCGATGAATCTTGGTTCTCATTTAAATTAAACGATGTCTTAATTGGGGTTAAAGCGTCTGACTATATAGGTCAGAAGATGTTGGTTCGAGCCCAACCATACAAAACCGAGATTCCTAACATGTTCAAATTTATATTCCGTCGTAGCTTAATTGGCAAAGCACCTTCCTGTTAATGATATTTCGTGGTCAATTCTAGATAGAACCGGGAACTCTATCATTAGAGGAAAGACGGAGAGAAAAGAGGACTCTCCCACCGACAATTTTTTAAATGCCTCTATAGCTCAAGTGGAAGAGCAATTGCCTTGTAAGCAATAGGTTCCCTTATGCCGAATTAGTATATCACCTATTATGCCTGTCTTGTAAACAGGAGAAAGCCGGGGAGCACGGCTATTCGGCTCCAATAATCACTCACTTTTCTGAAGGTTGTAGTTTTTAAGCTTTCTAAAAAATTTCTTTTTGGTATGTTGAAATTGAACCGAACAATCAAGATTATCAAATTCCGACTGAATTAATAGGTTATTGTCCAAAAGACAACTAATTGCCAATCAAATCCAGATATGATTGGTTTATATCAAATTGAATTAAATAATGTGTCTTGGTTGGTAAACATGTTCAATTTGCTTTATGGCCTCTTCGTTTAATTGGTAAGACACCACTCTTATAATGTGGCAATGGCGGCAGATTACCGCAAGATATCCGTTCAAGTCGGATAGGGGCTACCAAAACTTAATAAAAAACCGGAAAGGAAGATGGAAATGAGTAGGGCAGAACAATTTGAAAAACTGTCGAAACCAATTGAAGGACAATCATCTATTCTTAGTGATCGAAATGGAAAAAGTTTTTCTGTTGGCGATAAGGTTGAATATACCACCAATGAAGTAGAATATGATTCATAAGGTATGCCATTTTTTGTAAAGAAAATATATACGGTTGAATCTATTAGAAATTACCTTAAAACATTTTATATTCCATCGCGATGGAATTCAAACTCCCAAAATCATAACTTCAATAACACTTCTTTATGAAAGCCGTTATCATTATGAAAACTATCGTCGTGGGGTTCGATGGACAGAATTAATTAAGGGCAGATTAGAAGTCCTATCGTCAATTGATTAAGAGGAGGATAATTCAATGAGTAAAATTTTGGAAAATGGATATTATCTCATGTCCCTTCCTAATAAGGAACAATTTGAAGTTGTCCAGATTGGAAAAGATGATGATGGAAATAATGTAATGGTTCGTCTTGGCAAGAGTGAAGATGCTTATGACCCTTGGGAATTTAAGATTCTTGGATATGAATTTGAAAGGCTGGACTTTATTATTAATTAAAATTTTGAAAGGAGTTTTTCAAATGTTGATTTTGGATGGCCTCTAGGATAGTTAATCTAAACTAGGGGAGAGTTTAAAATTGAAAAACAAGTTTTGGATTTATCAATATGAGAAATGGCAGGAATATTCTTATGTTGATTTGATGATTTTGATTTATGATGATGTTTCTTTGGAACCTAGAAATCTCTGGTGGGATTATGATACATTGGATGATTCTTGTCGCATTGAAAAGAATGGGAAATGGTTTTATACCAGAGCACTTCGAAAGTTTGCTCATTCTGTAAATGAACAGAAACAAAATCCTCATAGAAAAATTGTTATGGATAATCTTGACCGAATTGTTAATATGAGAGATTTTATCTTTGAGAATTTCGAAGTCATTTATAAGGCCATTCTTGCCGCCAGACGTGCCCCCAAAAATGCATTTGGAATGAATCTTAAAACTTTTAAATTTTACAGATCATCTTTTTTCAATATCAGAAAATATCTGGAAGGGAAAAAGGAGAAGGTAAGATTTAACCCAACTCCGGGAAGCGGGCATGTCAATGCTGGTTCACACTGTTTCAGAAATTTCAAATACAAACATACTTGGGTAAACTATATTCCCGATGGTGATGATTTGGATTATGTTAATCGTAATGCCTTTAAAATCAAATCAACGGATAAATTAGACGTATGGGACGATGATCCCTATGCCCGATACAAGAGTTGGAAACATAATACCAAATGCCGTAAACAATATGAAATTCATTTGAAAAAACATCAGGAAACAATTAATACATGGGAAGAAAATCTTCCCTTTAAATGTGGAAGTAGTTTAAAGGTAAAATAGTCGGTGTCCAACTGATAGATACAGACTTCAAACGTTTGTCTTCCGCTCCAAAAAAGAAAGGTTGTCTTGATATTGAAAAATACTTTAATCTCAAAAAAAGACAATCTGGATAGATTTTACACTTCAAATGAATTGGCTAAAAAATGTGTTCAATATGTTAAAGATTCTTGTAAAGATATTGAATTGTTTTTAGAACCATCTGCGGGAAAAGGTTCTTTTTTAAATCATTTTGACAAAGACTTTGTTGCTTATGACATTGATAAATCTTTAAAAGATGATAGAATCATTAAGAAAGATTTCTTTTCTATTCTTTTATTTCCTTTAAAAATAACATGTTGTATTGGCAATCCACCATTCGGGACATGTTCGACATTAGCTATCAAGTTTTTTAATCATTGTGCTTTTAATGATCATACGAAATATATAGCTTTCATTTTACCAAAAACATTTCGAAAAATATCCGTTCAAAATAAGTTATCACTTGAATTTACTCTTTTAAAAGACTTTGAAATTAAAAAAGATGATAGTTATTTTGATTGTCAGGGTGAAATGATTTATGTTCCTGTTTGTTTTCAAATATGGGAACGTCAGAAAAGAATGATTCATAAGATTCCAAAGAATATTTACTTTGAAAAAGTTAATAAAGAAACTGCTGATATTGCCATTAGGCGTGTTGGTGGGAATGCTGGAAAGATTAGTCATGATATTCAAAATCAAAATGAAAATTCAAATTATTTTCTAAAGATTATCCATCCAAAGTTTTTTGAGATTTATAATTTAATTGATTTTGATACGGTAAGAAATAACACATCTGGCATTAGAAGCATCTCACTGAATGAGTTAATCATTCTTTTCTCGGAAAACGAAGGGAAGTTAAAATGACATTTGAATTTGATAATACCTATTGCCTTCAAATTAAGCCAGAGGATTTGAAAATACCTTTTCTATCATTTGAGGAATCTCTAAACTTTCTTAGAAATGGTAGAGTTGGTGGGTTCTTGGTTGAACAAATGTTAAAGAATATGTTTGGATTTAAATTGACACAAAACAATAGTATGTATGATGCTGAATTTAATGGTAAAAAGATTGAAATTCGAACAATCAATAAAACAGGTTCTAATTTAATTCCTTCAAATATGATCGGTGCCAGTAGGAAATATGATGAAAAGAAATATCTACAGAAACTTGGTTCAATTGATTATTTTTGTTTTGTTGATATGAGAAATTTGCCAAACATATTTATCTTTTGTTATCCTTCGAAAAGGTTCTATCAGAATGGTGTAATGAAGACTTTGCCGAAAGAATTGATGACAAAAAAATTAACTGCAAAAATTGAAATGGTGAACGCTTGACAGACTGACCGAGATATGGTATACTTGTTCTTGTCAGGGAAGTCTACTTAAAGAATTGGGCGAACAACGATTGACAGGGTTGTTCATGGAACAGAAAGGGATGGGGTTCTGTTCCAATATAAATAATGGAATGTTGTTAGAGTGGTCGAATAGGCAGATTTGCTAAATCTTGACTGTGGTAAAACACACAAACGTTCGAATCGTTTACATTCCGCCAGTATTTTAAATGGAGCCGTAGAAATACTATTCTCTCAAGTTCTTGGTTGAAGGTTCAAATCCTTTATTTCCCTTAAAAGGGAAATTAGCTCAATTGGTAGAGCTAGAACTCTCAATGGTGTTTCGATTCCATGTTCCATTTATTTTTTGTAATAATGGCCCTGTAGCCCAATTGGCAGAGGCAAGGGACTTAAAATCCCTCAGGTATGGATTCGAATTCCATCAGGGCCACCAACACCAGTAAAAATAAATGATTGGAGAATGTTGGCCGCATTCTCCAATCAAATCATCCTAATCTATTTAATTATTCCAATCTCTTGTCTATAACGAAACAAATAGCATCAACAAATTTCTGTGATGATTTGATAGTAAATTTCTTTTGGGAAGAAATATCTATAACACAAAGATCAATCTTTTTTTCCTGACATAACTGTTGTTTTTTAAAGTCTTTGCCTAAAATATTTTGGAATTTAGAATCTCGTTCTTCATCAGATTTTCCGAATACTGGTTGATAATGAAAAATACCATTCAGTTCAAATGCTAAGTTAAGTGATGGAATATAAATATCTAATTCTAGTCCATCTAAAGTTTCTCTGTCGTTATACTCAATATTTAGATTTGTATATTTTTCTTCGAGAACATTTTGTAGATAAGTTTCAAGTTTGCTTCTTCTATATCCAGATATTTTGTGAGTATTGTTATATTTGGCGGCACAAGAACTAGAGCAGAAATTATTTCCTGATTTTGATTTTTTAATCTGGCTTAAAAGTTTTTTACATTCTTTTCCACATTGGGTGCATTTAACAATTTGAGTTTTATTTTTGGTTTGAAATTCTTTACGACATTCAGAGGAACAAAACATGTTTTCACGGTTCTTTCTAAGAAATACATGTATTTTTATTTTTGATCTGTAAAATGTTTCACCACAATTGAAACATTTAATAGGAAATTCTTCTTTATATGAAGAATCATAATATTCCCATTCTGAAAAAAGAAATTGTTCATTATTCATAAAATGTTTACACATTTTAAAAATCACTCCTTAATAGTTTGGTGGTTCTACTATTAAGTTTGGAATTTTTATTTTCGAATTCCATCAGGGCCAACCTTTCACAGAAGAAGCCTTTACGTGGCGAAAGGTATAAGTAATCCTATCAGGATGATTAATCCTTTGGGATGAAACCAATTCTCTTAAATTAAGAATGAAAGGAGATAAATCATAATGGATAATAGTCCGCCGTGGTATTCCTTTTTTCATATCGCTCTTTAGTTTAATGATAAAACACATCTTTCATAAGGATGAATTTTCGGATTCCGAAAAGAGCGACCATTTACCGGATTTGACCAACTTAAATCTTTAACACTGCAAAAACCAACGGGGGTTGAAGTGCGGAAAAGTCAAATATAAAATGAAATTCCTAAATGACGATTTAGGATACTTTCACTTCTATAATGGATGAGTAGAGAAGCCGTTTGTTGGTTTTGCCGCTTCCACAAGAGTTTCATTACAGGAGTAGGGGCAATTACCCTTCCGGTATTTTTAATGGCTCTGTAGCCCAAAGCAGAGGCAACAGTCTCAAACACTGTCAAGTATCGGGTCGAACCGATCAGAGCCACCAATACCAATAAAAATCACATAATGGAGGAATCGTGATGAAAGCTGTTCAAATCAATAAAGACTGGTGGTTTGTCCCGGAACGAGGTGGAAAGTTTTTCTGGAGCAATGATTCTGGCTATGTGTATGTTGAAGCTGGTGGAGATAAAGGTTTGACAATTGGAAGGATTGAAGACTTCGAAGAATTTCTAATTAAATGTGGATATACTCTTGTTCGATCCCAAGAAGATTCCTTTCAAACTAAAAAAATGTTGGTCGATGAAACTGGAATTTATTATCGTGAAGAAGATATTAATTCTGATAAGAAACATATTGGTTATTATTATAATAGATTTGGAGATCAACAGTTTGTTCCTCGCACTTCCATTTTTGGTCAATCTTTGATTAAAATGGTTAAAAATAATAAATAATTTTTAAAAGGCCAACTGACCGAGCTATTGAACGGCGATGACTGCAAATCATTTGTTTGTAGGGTGAAATTCCCTAAGTTGGCTCCATTGCCTTTATAGCTCAAGTGGTAGAGCAGTTGTCTTGTAAACCATAGGTTTCGTTTATGCCGAATTAGTATATCAGCTATTATTCCTGTTTTGTAATCAGGAGAAAGCCGGGCAGCACGGCTATTCGGCTCCAATGTGGGAAGATCACGGATGCAGATAATAGGCGTGGTCAAGAATTGGTGTGGTGGCGGGTTCTGCCAATTCACTTATTATATCTTTTTATATTTTCCGAGCGAGTTTAATAAATAATTGATTTAATATTAAGACATTCAATATATTGAATGGGTTCCAAACAAAAAATTAATTGATATTAAATCATTAAAATTGTTTGTTAAATTCAAAAGATTCAAAAGCTTCAAAAGCAACTGGAATTGGCTTAACGCCTGACCAGATAAAGGGCATTTTGGTGTTCCCATTAAAAATAAGGGTTTCCTAAAGAAACCAAACTTTTTAAGAATCTCATTCCTTTAGGATGAGAGTATCAATCTTTTCATTCATGTCCTGATAGTTCTGGCCGACGAGGCAGGGCAAGGGAGAACATAAACAATCCAAAAGGTTTTAAAATGGCCAGACCTTTTTGTATATACGTTTCCCTTTTATTCCCGTAGGATTGTGTCCGTCCTACGGGTTTTCTTTTTATCATTGTATTTAAAATGGGTTCTAATAAAAATATGGTAAAAAGTTTTTTGACGTCGAAATGCTCCGGGTGGGAGAGTTAGGAGTATCAAAATTCAAAATCCTTATTTTTATTGAGCACGTTATTCTTTAATGATTTCGTTAAAGTATAGGAAAAATATAGATCAAACATTATTTTTCATTTCATCCACCCCATGCCCAATTGGGTATCCGAAATTCAAATCCCTTATTTTATCTAAGTTAATTTTAAATATAATAAATTTCAAAAGAAAGTGAATATGATGAAGAAATTTATAAAAATTATGCCAAGAATGGTAATTGAAAATATTGATTTTAATAAACTATCAAAGGATGATCTTGAATCACTTTTGATTATTTCAATAACAACTCCCGGTGATCCGATGGCAAGTTTCAAGAATCTGGATGGTGTGCCAGTTCTACATCTCTAGTTTGATGATCTTAAAGAGAAGGACAATTTAGAGCAGGTTATTTCCTTTTATTTGGAGAGGATGGGTAGAAGACCCGTCTTTTTTGGATGGGAGATAGCCGAGAGAATTGTTTCCTTTGTTCTGAAATTCAAGGACAAATCAATTATTTTAATTCATTGTGATGCCGGAATTTCTAGATCAGCTGCTGTTGCCAAGGCATTGTCCTTGTGGTATCATAAAGATGGTTCGAGATTCGACAATCTCTATTTGCCAAATCCAATGATTTTTAAAATTATGAATCAAACAATTGAAAGGATGGATAAAAATGAAGAATCAAAACATTGAAATTTTCTTTTCTAGGAAGTGTTCAAAGACGGGACATGTAAAAACTGTTTATTCTTATAATGAAATGATATATCAGGTCATTTATGATGAAGTCAAGGGAATGATTTCTTTTGGGAAGTATCTTCCAAAAGAAGATAGGGAACAACTTGGGATTCCCGATGTTGTTCATTTTTAAATAGAAGTATTGAATATAATGTTAAATTTTGATTTAATTGAAGAATTAAATAGATTTATGTTTGACATTTTAAATTGTCCATCAGATACCCTACAAACGAAGAAGATCATGAATTAGTTAGAAATTCCTCTTCTCCTAGTGAAGCTAAACAACTAGGAAGATATATTAAATTAAGAAAAGATTGGGATTTAATAAAAGATCGTATAATGGAAAAAGGTATTCGAGCTAAATTTGAACAAAATAGGGGATTAAAAAAAGAATTCTTTGAAGTTAAAATTAAATCTCACACAGATAAATGGAGTGATAATTCAGATGTCATCAGTTAAAACAATTGTATTACATGGATTGTTCTCATATCCATCGTTATTCCAAACACCGGAAGATGTTTTATCTCATGTATTTTCAGTTATTGGAAATGCATATCAATGGAATGATAAGGGCGAAGTAGAAAGTGAGGACATAACGATCAGTGATGATATCGACGTGTTATATAATGACGGTTTAACGAAATTAGAAATTGATAGACTGCAAACACTTGTTGATGTACATTCATTATTAAAGCAGGGAATCATACCAATAGATTCACCAAAGCATAAATCTGCTTTAAGAATAGTTAATCTTAGATATGATATGTATAGAGAACAGATAAATATGTATAGACGAGCGTCTGATAGGATGTTTGGTGAACACGGAGAATATACCATATTTGATCGGGTGTATAAGATGCAGTATACGGCATATAATATGTATCCATGTTGCACAGATTATGCATTAATGTTTAATATACCGCCTAACATATCTATTGATTGGGCTCTCACATGTAGTGACTGGATGACTTCTGTAATGTATAGTATTATGCAGAATAATGATTTTATTGAAACTATGCAAGAGAAAAACCAAAGGTACTTGGAACATATTCCTGGCGCGTTAAATAAATGTCGTATAAAGATAGAGGAACAACTAACTGAAAGGACGAAATGATTAAACCAGAAGCCTTTCTTATGGATGAACATATAATGAAAAATATCGTGCAAAATATCTTGATTCAATTTCTCAAGAATTGCAAACACTAAAAGGTGAAATATATTTTAAAAATGCTAAAGAAATATCGATTCGACTGCATAATTGTTTGAGAAATATAATCTTTTTGATATTTTGTTGGCGGTCAATTGTGAATTGGTCAAAGACGGATGAAGTCTTATCGTATCGGAGGAAGAATGATTTAATGATCAAAGTGCAATGCAAACAAACTATATTCTCAAAGTTGCAACACCACTAAAGAGGGAGATTGATTAAATGAAAGTTGTTATTATTGGAATGACAATGCCTGTGATTTATGATGAGATAGAAGATATTATTGAAGCTGATCTTTCAATGGATATCACTGATTTGGTTGCTGGTGCGGCGAATGTTTGTTATAATCCAATTGAGATTGGACAAATCTTTGAGAATCTTACTTCTGAAAAGAGAGCCAAATTAATTGATAGAACATTGAATGATAGGCACATGTCAATTTATGAACATGTCTCTTTCAATTTTGCCATTAGTGGTGTCAGTAGAGCACTCTTGGCACAACTGACAAGACATAGAATAGCCAGTTTTTCTGTTCAGAGTCAACGGTATTGTAAACTATCAGAACCTGATTATATCACTCCTGATTCCATTATGAATCATCCAGAAGCATTGTCAGAATATGATGGTTTGATGGAATTGATTTGGGAAACCTATAATCAGTTAGTTGATTCTGGTATTCCAAAGGAGGATGCTAGAATGGTTCTCCCGAATGCTTGCACCACTCAATTGATTATGACGATGAATATTAGGGAGTTATTTCATTTTTTTAAACTTCGGATGTGTAAACATGCTCAGTGGGAGATTCAAGAATTGGCAACCCGAATTTTTGAACAGGTTGAAATAACGGCACCTCATATCTTTTCTTATGTCAATAAACAATGTGAACATGAAAAGTGTTATAATGCCTGTGGTGGCTGTGTTATTCGTCAATATGTCTAATCTAAAAAGAGTTTAGAAATAAGAAATTAATATGTGAAATTGAGGAAGAAACCTTTACTGATGTTGCTAAAATTTTCTATCTTAAAGAAAATTATAATTTTAGCGAACGGGAAAACTACCATCTTTAGGTGGTAGATGAAAGTGAGTTAATTATTTGATATTCAGACTGTCAAACGACAGGGTTTCAAACACACAAATTTAATAAATATCAAATAATAATTAATTCACATCCTAATAAAGCAACTGGAATTGGCTTAACGCCTGACCAGATAAAGGGTATTTTGGTATACCCATTGAAAATAAGGGTTTCTACGAAACCAAACTTTTCAAGAATCTCATTCCTTTAGGATGAGAGTATCAATGCCAAAAATAGATGAATTCAGTAAATAAGAAAGGTATGATATGAAATGGCAGTAATTCAAAAGTGTAAGAATGCTGAAAATGGAACATGTAAGAGTCAGTATCAAGATGATAAGTATGGAAAGAATATGAGAGTTTTTAATGATGGAGTAAAAGAATTTCATTGCACTGTTTGTGGTGCTTCTGGTGGTTCTATTGGAAATGCTTCAACGAAGGCTTCTGAAAAGAAATAATTGATCGTATAAATTAAGCCGTATGGAAAGCCGAGAGGCAACTATACGGCTTAAACTTTTTTAAAGGGTGATAAATAAATGAAGAAAGTTGTAGATTTGAATTTCTTGACTTGTCCAAAAGAAGAATTGGAATTGCCAAGTAAAGGCAAGTTTTATAAAGAAATGACATATAACAATATTCCAACGGGATTGGAAAAAGGTGTGATTCACATAAGACCTCTTTCTACAAAAGAAGAAAGAAATATGGAAAGAATTAACTCAACTAATTTCTATAATATTTGGGCTGAAATAATTGCTTCCGTCACGGCAGAACAATTTGATCCTATGGATTTGACAATTTCTGATTTGTTTTATCTTATTTATTGGCTTCGTGCTAGAACATTTGGCCCTACTTATGAGATTAAAGCCGAATGTCCTAATTGTGGTGAAGAATATAATGATAGGGTAAATATTCCCGATTTTGGAACTGTTTATCTTGAAGATGATATTATTGAACCATTTGAATTGACCATGCCAAATTCTGGCGTCAGGGTCATTTTTAGATATCCAAGGGTCAAAGATTTGGTGGATGCATCCAAGAGAAACTATTCCGAGAAAAAGAAAAAGGGTGTCAAAATATCGCCAACAATTTACCAGAAGGTTCTTTGCACTCAAGAAATGGTTTTGCCAGATTCTACGGTTCTGACAAATGAAGAAGATTCAGAATTGATGATTGATATTTATTCTCGTATGCAAGCAGCTGATACTATGATGATTGATGAAGAATATGCCAAGTATGATCATGGATTGCTTGAACCTGTTATGAAGACGTGTCCAATGTGTGAAACTGTTTATGAACAGTTTCCAGTGATTTCCCCAGACTTTTTTCGCCCGAATTTTAGAAAGCCCAGATAATGCAAAATTATTAAAAATATTTTATAGTTTCTTAACACCTTATGAACCAACTTCAATTGCTAATTCAATAAGATCAGAAATATTGTTTCTTTCAAAGTTTGGTCATTTTGATGCTTTTCACATCTATTCAATGACACCACAAGATCGAAGATATTATATTGAAGAATTGAAAAGAATGTTGGATAAATCAGGTGGTCAAAATATTGAAGATGTTGATTTATAAAATAGAGCCTGAAAATAGGCTCTATTTTTTTATCTTCAAGAAATTAACATAGATAATATCCTCATGTCATAAAAGAGGGGTTTAAATGGATAAGAAAAATATTCGTAAGGAAGATTTGGAACTTCTTCAATCTATGATGGGAAATAAAAAGAAAGAGCCTTTGCAATACAAGGTTGGTGGCAAAAAAGGTAATGAAAATGAAAAGATTGGAAAAGATGTTGATACTTCCAAATTATTGTCATTTATTGAAAAAACATTGACCAAAGATTTGGTTAAAAAGTTTAAAAAATTAGGAATTGAAACGAATAAAACATACGAAGAATCAATTGAACAAATGGAACTTCTTTTAGAAACGATGGATGAATTATTTTCCATTTCTAAAAAAGGAGCTCCACAATTGGCTTCTGCAGTGGCTTCTCTTGGAAAAGCTCAGAATCAATTAATTCAAAGTGTTGAACAAACTTCCAATTCTTTTAAGAACATGCCAAAATCAATTGGTTCTAGTATTGATATGATTACGAATTCTGTCGGAAAACTTGGCAAGAATTTGAACAACATGAAAAAGAATGCCATTGAATCTTTTGATACTGCTGTTTCAAATAGTATGAATGCATTGGTTCGTGGAACAAAGAATCTTGCCATGGCAATTCCTGGCGTTAGAATGTTTATTGATATTTCAAAATCCATTGGTGGAATCTTTCAAAAAATAGGAACAAGTGTTCAAATATTTTCAGGAATGTTTCTTAAATTTGGAAGCAGTCTTTCAAATGGTATTAAGAGTATTGGAAAATTATTTGGTTTTGGTGGAAAGAAAGATGGAATTGAAAAGCCTGGATTAACAAATGCTACTCCAAAATCATTAAGTGAACAATTCGTATTAAGAAAAACAGAAGTCGGTATGTCAATTTTCTGGTTGTGGAAACAAATGGAAGATCAAGGAAGGAAAAAGGAAAAAGGATTTCTTGCTAGTTTATTAGATAATCCTTTTATGTTGGCAATTGCTGCTATTGCTGGAGCCATATGGGGATTTGCTTTAGGTGCCATCAAATATATTAGAACAATGGGAATGATTCTTAAAGGAATGGGAATTGTAGATTTATTTCTGTGGCCATTTAAAATAATTAAAAACATTTTTATTTCAACTGTTGAGATTCTTAAAGGAACAGAATGGGGTCAAAAGATAATTGGTTTCTTTAAGAATATTGGAATTACATTTATGGATAAGTTTGATGATGTTGCCAAAGTTATTAAGAATTTTAAATTGGCAGATAAATTTCCTTTTGTTGGAAAGATTATGGAAATTGTTAAAGGATTATTTGGGCCAGTCTTTAAAATTTTTAAAGGATTAGGTAATGGCATTTTTAAACTCATTGGTGGAATTGGTAAAATTTTTAGTGGTGGTGTAGGATTATTTGGTAAAGTTTTCAAAACATTTGCTAGATTTGGTGGAGCCGTCTTTAAGGTTATTGCTTGGCCAATTACTGTTATTATGGGATTGATGGATTTCTTTACTGGATTTTCAGATGATAAAGCTGCTGAATTGATAGGGAAATCAAAAGAAAATTTGACAATGTTTGATAAAATAACTTCTGGTGTTTGTAGTGTTATATCCGGTCTTTTGATTGGATTAATTTCACCAGAAGAAATTTACAATGGATTCAAAAGAGTTTATGATTTTATTGCAGGATTCTTTGGTATTTTTGGTAATGTCTTGGATTTCTTTGCTGGTAAGATATCTTTTACTGAAATGATTGAAAAAATGGGCAATAACATTAAAAAGATGTGGGATGCTTTTTCTGGTGCTATTTCATTTATATTTAATAAGGTCGGTAGCTGGTTGGAAACAATTGCAGGATGGTTGGGTTTTGGCCCTGAATGGAATTCATTTATTACAAGTATTAAAAGTGCTTGGGATTCAACCGTCGGTGTTATAACAGGCCTTTTTGATTGGATAGTTAATGCTTTCAATTGGATTACAAATTGGTTTACTGGTGAAATGAATAATTTAAAAGCTGAAGAACAAATTACAAAAACAACTCTACAAGCTAAACAAGGGAAAGATGGAACATATAATCTCAGAGATGCTGAAGAAGGTAAAGCTTTTGGCATTGGTGATCAACGATTTATAAAAAGAAATAATGAAATATTTAGAATGGAAGCCTATGAAGTCAATCTTGGCAAAGGTGATAAAGAAACAAGATGGACAGAACAATCAACGGGTCTTAAAGTAGACGAACTTGGAAATTTGATAAATGAACAAGGTGTAAAACAATTAGACATTTCTAAAGCTACAGAAGAAAATATGGCTGATTTATTGTATCATGCTACAGAAAAGAATTCAATTTATACACATGATACTCATATGGAAGAATTATTAAATATCATGATTAAGAATCAACAAGAAGATTTACAATTACAATATGAGTCTCAAAAATGGAATGAAGAAAACTTACCATCTTTACTTGGTGCACCAAATATCAATGTTGCTGTTGGTGGGCCAAATAGTAGCCAAATCAGCACTGTTCCTACTGGCAATGTCAATGTTGGAGATGGTTCTGCTTTGGGTGCTGTCATCGCTAATGAAGGTTGGTATGGTTCTGTTAATAAAAATGATAATGGTAAAGGTGCTTCTATTGGTAAATTGCAATGGAACAGTGGAAGGGCTAGAGACATTCTTTTACGTGTTAGGGAAGCTGATAGGGCTAAATTTGATCAAATGTTGCCACAGGTTGCTGCCTCTTTAGCAAATGAACAATTATGGGCTAGTGGAAAACGTTCTTTTACTACGGCTGAAGCTCAAGCATTTAATTCATATATGAAAGATAATACAAAAGCTCAAGCTATTATGGATGCAAAGGCCAGAGAAGATTTTGCTGGTTATATTCAAACAGGTCAAAGACGTGGCATTACTGATGAAAAGGCACTTGCCTTTTATGCAGACCTTGCTAATCAATATGGTCATGGTAAAGAAGGTGGCACAAAGGGTGCAATTCAATTTATCAATAAAGCTCGTAGAATGCCTGGCGGGTTGACATTAGAAAATCTTTATGAAGCCACAAGAGGAACAGAAACAGAATATTTCAAGAGAAGAACAAAGATGTATGAAGTATTAAAAAATCTTCCTGCTGGATCAATGATGCCAACAATGGAAACGAATGCTGTTCCAAAAGCTGAATCATTAGATTTAACAAAAATTGTAGAAGGATTGGAAACATCTTCTGGCATGGTATTAAATCCAATGGATTCTATAGCTCAAAGAATAATTAGTGAAAAAGGAATGAATACAAATTCGATTCGTGAAATTTTATCATCAATTCCTCTTTCACAAACACCTCCACAGGGCGATATGAAACAATTATTGAGTTCTCAATTTGAACAAGAGAAAAAATTTAAGGAAGAATTGGCACAAGCTGTTTCTAGTGGTGTTAAACAATCAATGCCAAAAAAAGAAACGACAGAAGTGCCAACAACAAAGAATACAACACCATCAACAAGTGCTGTAAATATGTCATCTCCAACAGATATGAATTTAATTCCAATTTATGTTTTAGACTATTATTTTGGATTAAATATTTCATCTGGTGGCATCAAGTCTGTCATTTAAGGAGTGAGATTAAATGGGCTATAATGAAAAAGACAGAGATATGCCAACTACCCCAATTGTTAAACAACCAGAAAACCCTAGAACAAAAGATGTTGCTGGGTCAACAAATAAAACAAGTCCTAAGAAACCAGAACCAATTGCAGCTAAACCAGAACAACAAAATCAAAATAAACAATCTCCATCATCAGAAGCTCAGGCTTCTGGTGGTGGGGGTTCATGGAATCAATTTATTTTTGAAGACCCAACATCAAACAATTTTGGTAATTTTGCTAAGATTACCATTAGTGTTAATCAAACCATAACGATGAATTTTCAAACATCTTTATTCAGTGCTTTTACTTCAACAGGTTTGGATGGTTGTAAAATTGAATTACCATTGGACTCATCACAAACTATGAGTGATAGTGTTTCTGTTTCTTGGGCAAGAAAATCCGATTCTACAACAGTGACACAAGCAGTTGAATATATGACAAATGATGATTCTGTTAATAAAGGAACACGGGCATTAGAAAGTGTTGGTATTAGTGGTATGAGTGGGGAATCAATTCGTAGATTTATGACCGAAGATTATAGTATGGGTTCCCTAATGAAATCTATTGATGTTCCATTTGTTATTTGGCAAAATAAATCAATGACACCATCAAGGATAAAAGAAGGTTTAGGTTTATTACAAGGATTGATTTATCCCGGATTAATTGGTTTTATGTATCCACCATCTTTAACATTGAGTGTTGGCAATCTTTATAGAAAAATGAAAGGTAATCTTGCAAGTGTTGATTTACAATTTGATGATGGATGGCGTTCATTAAATCCAGGCACATCAGGCATCAATTTAAATGATGATGCTTTCCCAATGATAATTAGAGGAAAATTAAAATTTGTAAATCTCTTTATGTATATGTGGGACGCTTTGACGGAAGAATTAACACTGAAAGGAAAACCATGGATATTATTTGGTGATGAAAAAGAATCCCACTCTGGTGGATCATCAAATAGTGGTGGTGGAAGTGGCCAATCAAATGCACCAGACGATAAAAAACTTGGAACACCATCTGATAAGGTTGGTTCAACTTTAGGAAAAGCTGCTCCAACAATGGGATTGCCAACTGATGGAAATATGGGCCCAACAGCGATGAATCCAAATATGTTGCCTGGTGATGCCAATTTTGGTAATACTGGAATTGGTGGTGCCTTGAGTGGAATGACTGGCATAGGTGATAATATTGAAGGAATTCCTGAAATTGGTGGAGGCCTTGATGGAAGTGGTGTGGGTTCTATTTTTGGAGGGGATGATTCTAACCCCTTTGGAGCTGGGAATGACCCATTTTCAAAAATCTTTGGTGGTGTCAATGACATTCTGAATGGTGGTATGGCTACAACGTGGGATTTTGCAAATGCTGTTCAAGGTGGTGGCCTGTTGAATGGTATGATGAATATGGACATGTCATCAATATCTTCTATTCAGGGAAATTTGCCAAATTTAATGAATATGAGTAATGGTCTTGGAAATTTATTGCCGTCAACATTAAATAATTTTAGTGGAAATTTAGGAATTGGTTCACTTGGACAAATAAGTTCATTTGGTAATTCTGGGGATGTTTTAAAAAATATTATGGGAAATTTAGATTCAAAAATTAATAATTTGGGAGGTTTGGATAAATTTACATCCAATTTGCAGTCTTCGGGCAGTCTGCCAAAATTATTAAATCTCTCATCTGATAATGCTACAATGTTAAAAAATACTCTTCAAATGAGACAAGACTTATCAAAAGTTTCAGGAGTTTTAAAAGATTTGAGCAATAATACTTTATTAAAATCAACACCAACATCATCTATTATTAATTCATTAAATGGTGGATTAGAAAATGTTGTTGGACTGATTGACAATATTAAAGATGGAAAATCGCCTGTAAATCCTTCAGAAGTCAAAAGATTATTGGGAGGAACATTAGCTGCATCAAATAGTTCTGTTAATACTCTTGATAAAGTAGGTTCTATTATTGGTCAAACTTGTGAAAAAGTTCAAGAAAATAAAGGATTGGCTCCTGGAGCTGTTATTAAAAATGGTATCGTGTCATCTTTAATGAATGGTTCTGTTGCAAAAGATACAAAACAAATCGTATCAGCACTTAAAGGAATTTCGACCATTTTGGAAAATTCAAAAGAACAAATCGCTTCAAATAAAGAAGAAAAATTTGTTTGTCAACAAATTGCTGACACCATAAAAAGAAATGCCAGTAAGATCGAAACAAAAGCAACTTTGGTTGAATCACAATCAAATAATATTTTAAAAAGATCATCTGAATTATTTAGAAAAGGACTTGGGGAATAATGTGGAGTAAAGACATAAATCCAAAACCTTTAATTATTGTTGATGAATTAGAACATTCAAGAGACGAATCTAAACATCATCTTTCGTCTTATTGTAAACGATATAAATTTGAAACTAAAATAAATATGTTTCAGAAATCATTATTTGTGCCAGAATATGTCAATGGAGAAAAAGCTCATATTGTTTTAAAGGCTGATATTAATAGATTAGATTTAATATCATGGCAATATTATGCCACTCCTGAATTGTGGTGGGTGATTGCAGAAGTTAATAACATTGACCCATTCGAAATGTTTGAAGGTCAACTTTTAAGAATTTTACCATCACAATATTTGTTGTTGCAAGTTTTAAGATATACAAACAACAATTAAAGGAAGATTTTAAATGGCACAAACATCAGATTTACTATTGAAAAAGTTTCAAACATTTATTGAATTTTCATGGTATAAGACAAATGAAGGGGATGAAACAAAGGTTGCTGAATTTAAGTATTCATTAACCCAATATTCCCCTTCTGTCTATGCCACGATTGCCTGTTATATTCATGAAAGTTATCTTGAAAAATTTTCTGACATTGAAAAACTTCCTATTGAACAAAGAAAGGTTGAAATAAATTGTTTGCCTGAATTGTTCAGATGTGGAGATAATAAGAAAATGTTTTCAGGCCCTTGGAAATTTATTGTTATGAATTATCGAATTACACCAAGGCAGGTTCATTTAAATACCGCTTATGGTCAAAATCCTGAATCCGATGCTATAAAGGGTGGAAATCATTATTTAGTTGAACTACAATGTTTGGATAAAGTTTTTTATAAAATGTCTATTAATGAAAAGTATAAATCATATCCTGGCAAAATATCTGACAATATTTCAAAAATCATTTCTGAAAATGGTGGTAAGCCACAAATAACATCTACTGTTGGTGAATATGATTGGAATCAAACAAGGGAAACTGATTATACTTTTATTCGTCGAATGTTGCCTTATGCTAAAGATGGTTCTGGCAATGTTGGATTTGCTTTTTATTGTTATAATGAAGAAGGATTCTTTAAACCAATTGATGAATCAAAAAAGAATCCGACAAAAATATTTGTTGGTAATAATCCAACAATTGTAGACAATAAACGATCACAAACAATAAAATCATTAATTGAAAAATTTGGAAGTCTGGATAATCTAAAGATAGTTGGGCCTGGCTTTAGAGATTTTGATGAAAAGAATCCTAAAAAGATGATTACTCAAGCCTATCAAATTGATAAAGTGCCTGGTCAAATGCATGATACCAAATCAAAAAAGATTATTCAGATTCCAATTGAAAAACAAGAAATGATGGAAACATTTGCTACTTCATTGAGGAAAGCTGTTCATAGATTTTCAAGAATCATTCAAGTTGACATTTATCTTGATACTGAAATTACACCATTGTCTTGTATTGAGATTATCAATACTGATAAAGATTATGAAAAAGAAAAATTGTTGGATGGTCTTTATTATGTAATTGAAGTTTGTCATAGAATTGGACTAGACCCAATGCAACCATTTTTTCCAATGACAAGATTGACATTATCATCTGATGTTGATTTTAAAGGAATGAAAACTCCAGAAGGCAAACCATTAGACAAAGAACAATCAAATACATCTTCTAAACCAAAAGAACCAGAAAAACCGAAGGAGCCAGAGAAACCAAAAGAAGAACCAAAAGAAAAGTCAGAAGAAGATAAAAAGAAAGAGTGTGAGGAAAAGAGAAGAAAAGAAATGAATGGAACTGAACAAAAATTCAAAAAGCCAATTAAAAGTAAACAAGGTCATACTTATACTTCTATGGCATCAAATGTTCCATTGAAAGGCACAGATTACAATTTTAGTGGTTGTGTTTCAGATAAAAAGACTGCCAAAGGGAATAATATTTTGGATGGATACCAAACGGATTCATCTGGAAATGTCATGAAAATGTGTGAAGGTGGCACAACGCCCCCATGTGTTTATGATGTTCAAACAGGACAATGTACTGATTTTGATGGTAATCCGATTGATAGGCCAGATGATTTAGACCCTTCATATACAAAAGATAATCCAAATCTTCAAAATGATTTGAATAAAAAGTATGAAGAATATGAAGATACTTATGAAAAGAAACAATATAAAACACCATGTCCAGATTAAAGGATGATTGAAAATGAAATATCAAAAATTTGTTAATCATCCCGTTTTTGAAGATGGGATTGAAATTGGCAGATTTACAGGCCATATTTATGAAAATGGTATTAAAGATGGTGTTGTTTTTAAAATTGTAGAAGATGATGGTGAATGGATTGAACAATATGTCATTATCTATTTGAAAGACAATTTTGAAAGACCATATTATTTAAGAAATGATAAATGTTATCTTCAATTAACAAATGAAGAAGTAGATTTTATAAAACCATTACACATTAAAGCATTTCTACAATCAAGCAAAAGGTAGGTGATATAATTGCCAAATTTTTATGGTGTCTACGTTGGGAAAGTAGAAGACAACGAAGACCCTCTTAAAATAGGAAGATTGAAAGTAAGAGTGCCTTCCATATTTGGTGAAGAATCAGAAATACCAACAGATAAATTACCTTGGGCTGATCCAAATTTTCCTTATGGTGGTTCTGATGATGTTGGATTCTTTTTTGTTCCTGAAAAGGAAGCCACTGTTAATGTTCTCTTTATTGGGGGAGATTCTAATAAACCTGTTTGGATAGGGTGTAATTATTCTCAATTTGAAACTTATGGAACGCCAAAACCGCCTGGTGAAGCGATGAGTAAATATCCAAAAAGAAAAGTTCTTAAAACAAAAGCTGGATATATTTGTTTTGATGATGAAGAAAAAAGTATTACAATCAAATCAGGTGGGAATAGTTCTTATTTTGGTATGTCTGAAAGAGAAATCGAAATTGTTCATGCTTCAGGAGCACATGCCACTATTAAACAAGATGGATCAATTGCAATGGAATCTCCAGAACAAATTAGACAACGTGATCCAAATACAAAAGCTCAATGGAATCTCATAAAACAAATTTGTCAGAAATTGGATATTCCAACGTCTTCTGCTGAACCATTTAAGGCCAAGACTTGAGGGGGCCCAAAAAGCACACCAAGCTGTAAAACCGAAATGCCTAAACCTATTAAATTTACAGGTGGGTGAGGGGGTTCACCGGGGCAAGTCTTGCCCAATACTGGTGGCGGTTGACCGGCTGGTGGCGTATCCTCTGGATGGGGATATCCAAATGCACCAGAAATTCCAAAAGGAATTGCAGATAAATCTCAAGAATTAGTAAAAAATATGATTGATGCTGGAGCATGCGCTCCTGAAATGGATGGCATATTACAGAAAGCATTAAACGGAGAAAAAGAAGTGCCATTAGAATTGGGTGGCATGTTTAATGGTATGTTAGATATGGGAAATAAATCATCTGGTGGATTATCAATTCCTGGATTTGAAGGTGATTTTGTTTCAAGTTCTGTTGATACGGCATCAGATGCAAGTCAACAAATTGCACAAGGTGGTTTCCCATTACAATTCTTTGCTTCAAAATTAAGCATTTCTCCAAAATACGGAACCTTGATTGTTCAGGCAATGAATGAAACCATTAAATATAAGAATGAGGGATTATTTAAAAAGGATGAAATATTAAATCCTGATTTAATTCCCGATCTTACTCCTGAACTCTGTAAAAAATATACTGCACAATTAAAAACAGTTGAAATTGATGATGATACAAAAGACATAATGAGAAGTTTAGTTAAAAGAGTTGATCGTTATGAAAATGGTGATTCAGAATTAGGAATAGATAATAATGATCAAAATACAGGTGATATGCTTTATAAGGGAGATAAATACAAAATTTATCGTCAAGAGGGATTGACACAACTCATTGAAGATAGTGATTCTGGCGATGATGATTCGGACAATGATGACGATGATACTACGCCAACGCCAGATTCAGGGTCTTCGACGTCTCTCAAAGATATGATTGTCATGGCATTAATTTTTGGAAGAAATTAACTTGGGTGATAAAAATGAGCTATCCTTATAATTACATGTGGCCTATAGATCAATCAGTGGCGGGGCCAATTGGCCCCGTCAATGGAATATTACCACCAGACGGACAGAATTATGCCAGTGTTCATGATACAAAATCGCCAAGTGAGGTCATTAAACAATCTATTCGAAGAATATTGATGACTGTTCCAGGTGAAAGAGTTATGCAGCCTGAATTTGGATGTAAATTAAAAAGCCTTGTATTTGAACCAAATGATTCTGTTTTAGTTGGCGATATTCATTATATTTGTAAAGAAGCTATTAAAAGATGGGAACCAAGAGTCATTGTTGAATTTATTGATATACAACAATATCCAGATCAACATGAAGTAGTAATTACAATAAAATATCTAAATAAGTTTGATAATGCAAGAGATATAGTCAGTCTTATGATAAGATAAGGTAAGTGGTGAGATAAAATATGACAGTCCCATTTTCCAATCAAGAAAATGTTCAGGAATTTAAGGAGTTGCAATTAGTCCCTTCTGATTTTGAAGAGATAATGGAAGTATTAATTGCACGTGTTAAAAGTCGATTGCCAAATAAATGGCAAGATTTTTTAACTTCAAACTTTGGTATTGAGTTAGCTGAAGTCTTTTCGTATGAAGCAGCCCAATTAGTTTATCTTATTAATAGAAATGTTAATGAAGTTTATATGCCAACTGCTAGAACAAGATATGGTGTTTATAATCTTGCTCGAAATATCGGATATATGTCTAGACCACCAGCACCAGCTCGAACAACTTGTCTATTAACAATTCCTTTTGATAATCCAAATAGAAACAATATTGCCATTCCTAAATATACTAAACTGTCAACACAAGATGGTAAAATGTTTTATATTGAGAAAGATTACATATTGCCGAGTGGTCAATCACAAATTGAAGTTGATGTTGTTGCGGGAACAATTATTTCTGACACATTTATTGCCAATGGAATTGCTAGGTATCCTTATCAAACAAATTATTATCCAGTTTCTTTTGTTGAATCCGTAAAAGTAAATGATTCCCCATGGGAATATTCTGAATATCTTGATATGATAGGCCCAGAAATGGTTTATACAATTGAGAATGATAAAGACTTTAGAGCTAAAATCATTTTTGGTGATGGTATTTATGGGATGAATCCATTAAAAGATTCTGAAATTGAAGTTCTTTATAATGTTAATCTTGGAGAAAATTCAAATACTTCTGCTTATTCCATAAATAAAATTGTTGATCCAATTTATGATACTGATGGAAGAAAAGTCAATTTTACTATTACGAATCCAAATGCGGCAATTGGTGGAGATAGAGAAGAAACAGTTAATGAAATTCGTAGAAATGCACCAAGTATTTTTAGAACACAGTGGAGAACAGTGACGAAACAGGATTTTAAAGATACTTTAAGAGCTGAACCGGGGATTGAAAAGTTGATTGTCCTTGACAGATATGATATGGATGAAATTGGTATTTATGGTGTTAAAATTGGAATCATTCCAACTGAAGGCGGATATATTGATGATGCTTTTAAGAATCATATTTTAGAAGTATTGGAAAATAGAAGGCTTCTGACTACTGATATTCAATTTATACAACCAGAATATGTTCCAATCAATCTTGACATAACTATTAGTAAAAGAGATAATGTAAATGCTCATATTGTTCAAACAAGGTTAAAAGCTGAGTTGTTCAATTATCTAAATTGGAAAAATAGGGATTTTGGCAATGATGTGACGGCAATAGATTTGTATAGAATTATTGGGAATGTCGAGGGTGTAGCATTTGCTGATAATCTTGTAATTGAACCAAAAAAATATACATATATTGCAAAATCATTGAAAGTTGGTAGAACAGAAAAGAAGACGATTCAAGTCATTGATTCAATGTCAATTCTTAAACCCAATATGGAAGTTGTAATTTTGAACAATCAAGGGGAAACCATCTGTCAAAATAAAATTGATAAGATTCAAGGTTCTTCGATTACGATGAAATATGACATGAATTATGATTTTGAATATGGAAATAATATTTATCCAGTTTTAACAGTTAAGAATGATATTAATGAAGGTTCTAAGACAGTGGCTTTTGAAACAGATTATGCCAATCTTAATGATACAGTAATTTATTTTGCAAATAAACCTGATAAGTATTATACCATTCGATTTAAAACTATCAATGGTTATTATCTGGATGAAGAAATTAAGTATGATGTTCCTACTGGCACGAAAGTGTATGTCATGAGTAAGGATATTTTTTCAAGAACTGAATTTTTCCACAATAAAGGTGCTGTTTCATTGACATTTACAAATACACCAAGATTTGTTGTTGGAGCTGTCCTATATAAAGAATCAAATCCAGATGTTAAATATTATGTCAAATCTGTTGAAAATAATACAGCATTTATAACGCCAACGTTAGTTGAAGATGTTAGAGAATATGAAAAGTTTATTGTTGAATCTGATTCATTAAATCTTTATAAATATGAGATTGCGGATTGTGGAAAAATTAATATAAACATTGTTAATGCTTAAAGGTCGTGTATGTCCATGAGAAATCATAATTATTTATATGAAAGACTTCCTGAATATACACGAGAATTAACGGATATCATGTTTGATGTTAATTCATCTGGTGAGGAAGTTAAGATACTTCAAGAATTTTTGAAATCAGTAGATGAAACTACATTACAGCCGTTAAAAGAATATATCAATGAAATCATAACACTTCAAGATATTGATGCAATTAGAGATGAATTGTTGCCATATTTTGGATTTCTTTATGGATATGTTTGGGATGAAAAGTTAAGTGTATCTATTCAAAGAAGTCTTCTAAAAAATATTGTTCAATTATACAAAAGAAAAGGAACACCTTACTCACTTTACTATCAACTATATTTTCATGATAACGCTGTTAAATTAATTGAACCACATAAATACATTTGGATATTAAATGTTAGAGGTAAGTTGTCTGGTATCTATAAATTGCCATCAGAAGATTATTACAGCCGAGGTTTATTTGTTGTTGAAACTTCGGCTGATATTCCAACTGTCCGAGATATTATTGAAACCGTTAGACCAATTGGAACAGTTGGAATAATTACTTCTATTAGTGGGAATTTGGTTAATCTGAATCCATTATGTGAAGGATATAATGATATTGAAATTCCATCAATGGGAAATATCTTTGAGGAATTTATCAATGGTCAAAATCATTTGCAAACCAGATTTGGATATTATCATGACAGTAGTTCCTTTGACCTAAAGTTAATTCTATCTAGTTATGTTCCAGAAGATTTGTATGCTTACTATGTTGGATATTATACTGGAGAATTGAGTTCAAGGAAAAGATTATTTGCAACAGAACATTTATCTATTCATGATTCTGTAATTATGGGTCAACAATTATTACCAACGAGTGCTCAATTTAAACTGCACGAATTATATTCTTTGAATTTAATTGATCCAATAAATCATGAGATGGAAGATTTTCAACTTAATGATAAGGATTCATTATTGAACAATAAAACTTATTTAGTTGAAAAAGCTAAAAAGTATTATATGATGACAACTCAAAGAAACTTTTTACAAAAGGCTCAGGTAAGAACAAAAGGTAAATTAAAAGGGTTGTTCTTAAATAAAGTTGCAAGTTTATTGGGTGTTAATAATTGGTTCAATTGTGATAAAGCAGACCCGGAAGATTACAATAGAATTCATTGGGTTCTCAAAGATTATTGTAGTATGGGGAAACAAATATTTGCTTCCTCAAATTATACATTTGAACAATTAAGCTCGATTACATTTAATGAAATGAATTCCCTGCCTAAAAAATCAACTGATGTTCTCGAAAATATGAATATTACAAACATTATTCATCAGGAATTATCAGAAGAAAAAATTATGAATTGATCTAAGGAGTGAAACTAATGGCAACTACGCCAACAGTCAGCACATATAAATCACACGTTTCAAGGGCATGGTCATTTTATAATGATACGCCAAGAATCATGTTTGCAATTGGGAAAACAACACCGTGGACAAATGAAAATCAGCCGCCTAATCCAGTAATTGATAAAGATACATTAGATGAATTAATTGGATTTAAAAAAGTTGATAGAATGTTATTTGTTATTCCTGACCCTGTTAATGGGACAATTGTTATTGACAATGTAAGATGGACACCTATTGAACCTGATCCTGCAATTCCCGGAGATACATTGTATAATGCTATTCGAAGAGCCAATGCTAGATGGGTTTATGTTGAAACAGTTTTGGAATCAACAGAATTTCCAAATACTACATATCGTGAAATTGGATTATATTCACGAATCCTTTTGAATGATGGTGTTTCAACATCTCAATTAACATATAACCCTTCTGAAATTCTCGATTCTGGTATTTTGGAAGCTTGGAAAACTAGACCACCTGTTTATAAAACGAGTAGTCAACGTGAAATGTTATCCTTTGTTCTTGAATTCTAAAATAAGTTGGTGTTAATAAATGAAGCTAAATAAACAAGGATATCCATTTTATGATAAGGCTGAGCAAGATCGTGCTCAAAAAGGATATCAAGATGTTCTTTTTAATCCCGGCAGAAGTCTTCAACAAAGGGAATTAACAGAACTTGGGTCTTATCAATATGAAAGATTGAAGAGTTTTGTTCGTGAACAATTTGGTGGTAATCAAATTCTTAGTGGTGCTACTCTTTCAAATCTTAATTCTCAAACGAAACAGATTACCTTTAGTGGTGCCAAAATTCTTTATGATGCTGATTTTTATACTGTTGATTCAACAACTCTTTCTTATGTCGGGTCTGGTGAAGAAGTTTTTTCTTTGGAATTGAAAGAACAGATTATTACCGAAATTGAAGATGAAAGTTTGAATGATCCAACAGAAGGGTATGACAATTATAATCAACCAGGCGCTTTTAGAATTAAAAGATGGGTTGAATATGTAAAGAATACAACAGATACAAATGCTCTAAAAGTTTTGGTCATGAATAATGGAGTTATTACATTTCAAAGGAATGAGGCAACTCCTTCTAAAGAAACAAAGGTTCAAAATGAATCAGACATTATGGCTTTAATAGAACAAAGAACCTATGAAGAATCTGGCAATTATATTGCTTCAGGGTGTCGTTTGTTTAATAAACCTTGTCTAGACAATGAAAAAATTGGATTCTTTTTAGAGAGTGGCACAGTTTATATTGAAGGTCGCCGTATTGATGTATTGCCACAAGACTTGTTTATTAAAAAGTCATCATTGGTTGATAATGTCATTGGTGAAACACATATGACAAAAGCCATTTCTGATCCAATTTATACTTTAAGAGAATCTCCGGCTATCAAAATCAATACATTGTATTTGCCTATTTTAGCCACTGGTTCTATTACAAGAGGTTCTTCAAATCTTGACCCAATTGGTTTTAATTTAAACATTGTAGATATTAAAAAGGTTTATGTAAATGTTGGTAGTCCATTTGAAAAAAATGTTCATTATAAGCAAAATGGTAATTTTATTGAATGGTTAATAGCCCCACCAGAAGCACCTGCTGTTGGTTCAACATATACAGTAGAATATGTTTACAATAAAATCAATGGTGTAGAAAATGTTGATTATGAATTATTCTTGGGATTGCCAGTTAATGATAAAACATTAGCAACTACATTGCCTGCCAATGGCCAAATTGCAATTCCAATGGATGATGAAGTTGGCAATTTAATTGTTAAATCTGTTAAGGTTAATGGAACCAAATTAAATGATTATCAGTATATGATTAATCAGAATAAATTAACCATTCCTTATCTTACAAATAATCAAATTATTCGAAAATCTTTTCAGAAGAGTTCAAATGCTTCAGAAGTATTTCCAATTGATGCGACGATTAACAGAATTCTATATTATTCGTCATCTAATTTAAATCCTTATCTTGAAGGATTGCAGTATGTTCTCAATGGTCAGAATATTACCTTTTTAGATTCTGGAATAATGCCAAGTAAAGATTCATATTTAGTTGAATATCAATTGAATGCCCCAATCAATGCAACTTCCGGTGATTCGGTTGAAATTATTTATGCTTATGAATCAAAAAGTCAATCTCAAGACTGGCAATCTCAAGTAGAATCTGTTTTAAAAATTCTGAATGTTAATCTTGCTGAAGGATATAATATTTTTGTTAATTATTCTTATGTTCCTACACAACATTATTATATTACGGTAGATAAAGATGGAAAAATTAATTCTAAATATCAACCTTCAAAGATTAAAGATTTAATGATTTCTTCAACAGAATTGTTAATTGCAGATGTTTATACAAAACATTATAGTATGATACCTTTTGTTCAACTCCAGAAAATTTTAAATGTTTCTATGGGTGAATTGAGAACAATGAAGACTGAAATTGAAAATCTAAAATATGATATTCAATTGTCAGATTTGGAAAAATTGGTTGAATTAAATGAACCAGCTTCAAGTTTAAAAGGTGTATATACTGATGGATTCATAACAGATTCAAAAATAGATGATGGTTATTTGTCAATTAAATTGGGAGCTTCAAATTATCAAAAAAGAACTCTTGTGCCAAATATTCCTAAGAAATTATTGAATTTGAATTTTACAATGACTGATACTATTTTGTCTCCAGACTGGAATGATCCAAAAACAACAGCCGGTAGATTTGACAAAATGGTTTTAATTTCTAAAGATTATACAGATGTTCTTTGGAAGAGTCAGCCATTAGCCAGTAATTACAGGTCATTAGCAGAAGGGGCCGCTTGGGAAGCACAACCAAAAGTCAAAATCACTCCAGATAGTGATATGTTTATGGATAAAGAATCTTTGGAAAAACAATCAATTGTTTCCAAAATTGATTATACTTTGGCCAATGCCGGTGCGGCACCAGCTTTTAATAATAGTATTGTTCCTGTAGTTAATAATGGAACAGTTGGGGCAGGTTCTCAATCAACATCCACTATTGCCGGAGATTATCAAACAACCGTCGTGAAATGGTATGAAAAGAAAACTTCTGAAACTTCACAGAATCTAGGTGATTTTGTCAAGTCAATTGAAGCTGAAATGAATTTGAGACAAATTGAAATCAAACTATCGGCTGAAAATTTTCCAGACAATCAAGATTTAATTGAACTATTTTTTGATGGTATTAGATGTGAGTTAAGGCAAGACCCGGATAATTTAGTTGGCACACCAAGTCTATTATTGGATGGTGCTTTTAAAGCTAATTCGGATGGCAAATTTAATGCTGTTTTTACTATTCCATCTGGTATTAGATATGGTAATAGAAAAGTTGAATTGATGGCACCAGGTAGTAAAACAGAAACAACTTTTTGGGGATTAGGATTAAAACAACAAGTCCAAGAATTGACATATAATCAATCTATTACAAATTGGGAATTACAACAAAAAACAGTTAGCACTAAAATTTGTTCTTGTAGAACGAATTGTAGTTGTAATGGTAGAACACCATGTAGTTGCAATGGGTATGTTCCACCTTCTTGTAGTTGTGATGCTAGAACTTCTTGCAGTTGTAATACCAGAACACCAATAATTGCCTGTGAATGTAAAACACAATTGGCTTGTGGTTGCCATTCTAGAAATGTTTGTGAATGTAATTCAAGAACACATTGTAGTTGTAATTCTCGAACGCCTTGTAGTTGTGATGTTAGAACACCTTGTAGTTGTAATACTCGATATCCATGTATGTGTCAGGGTCGTGACAGTGGCAACAGAGACGGCGGCGGATGTGGTGGAACAACACCAATTGGGCAAACGTTTGTCATCAATATGGAAGATGAAAGAACCTTTAGCCCAATTCAAAAGAAATTGATTGAATTGCCATCTAAATCAAATATTTTTGTATCGGCTGTTGATCTTTGCTTCCATCGTCCAGGCAATATTGATCCTATGTTTGTTATGTTCTCACCTCTTGGTGATCAAGGACTACCATTGTATTTTGATATGGCAAGTCCAAATTATGAAGAATATTCATATTTGGATATTTTAAATTCAAATGCTTATTCTGATATTGCTGATAAATGGTTCCATAAAAAATTCTCCACACCAATGTCATTAGTTGGCAATTCTAGATATGCTATGATTTTAGGTTCTCACGATATTGAATGTAAACATTGGGTTGCTAAACTTGGAGAGAAAAACGTTAAGACAAATGAAATAATTACCACTGAACCAGACAGAGGCGTTTTCATTGCAGCACCGAATGGTGATACATGGCAAACTGACATTCAGAGTGATTTGACACATCAAATTTATATCGCTGATTTTTCTACTGACCCAAAAATTGAATTATTTGATTTTAATAATTCTACCATGTATCGTAGTTATCTTTATTACCCAACGGTTGTTTTTAATGATGTTCTTAATTCTACTTGCCAAAAAGCTAATTTTATATTGGCAAGAATTCAAGGAGAAGAATCAACCGATGGATTGGCTTATTTGAGATATGAATATTCAACAAATGCTGGCCAAACTTGGGTTGAATTTATCCCCGAAAGTCTCATTGAATTTGATGAGGCTGTTTCAAATGTTCAATTTAGGGTAATTTTTGAATCAACTAATAAATATGGTTCACCAATGTTGAAAGATTCAAAATTGTATCTATCTTTTGGTAGATATGAAAAAGATGGTTTTTATGTTTCAAGAAGTTCTAAGATTGGTGAATATAAATATGTCAATACCTATCTTGATAAGTTTAATGATCCTTCTCTTTCAACCATTGATATTTATTATTCACCTGACAATGGATATTCTTGGAGATCAATGCCACAAATGAAATCTGAAATGTTGTGGGTAGATTATCAAAAGGAAGCTTATCAAGTATATTGTGAAACGAAAAATAAATTAATTGATCCTGAAATTTTAAGTCATAATATTTCAGGTGTTGGATCATTAACAGGTAATAAATATTATTCAATTGTTTATCATACTTTAAATGACGGAAGAACATTGGCCTCTAATAAATATCAAGTTTCTGGATTGTCAAATAATAAAGTTGATTTGTCCATCAAATTTGATCCAAATAGTTCATACTTCAAAATCTACAGAAGTAATACTATTGATGGGGATTATCATTTGATTTATAATTCAGGAGTCATGACAACATTAACAAATAATGTCCTTTCTACTGATAATGTTTTACCTGTTAATTCCACGGTAGAATTTCCTGAAAGTGGATTCTTAATCATAAATAATGAATTTATTTCTTATAGTGGCAAAACATTAAATTCATTTACTGGATGTGTCAGAGGTCAGACCGATTTAAATCAATTTGTGACAGTTGCATCAAACCATAATCTTGGAAATAGTGTAATTCTTATGAGTTATCCTTCAACAGACTTGCCACTTTGTTCAGATGTTCAGGGTGCAAGTGGCAAAATACCGGATGACTTCGAAGTTCTTGGAACATTGCCAAATATTTATTGCCAAATGGTATTTACTGATGAAGGATTGAATGATTTAACTCCTGTATTAGTTGCCGAAACTGTTGTTCCAGAAGATGATGAAGCTGTTTTTGATTCTTCATTCTTGAAGATGATGATTCACATGAAAATTGATGGTGCCACGGAAAATGAAATTCAATCCAATTTGGACAATTCTAAATCATGGCCACAATGTGGTAGATTGATGGTAAGTGCAAAAATGATTGATTAAGATTTTTTGTTTGGTAAAATTAATGGAGAGGCTGATAAAGTTGGCCTCTCCATTTTCTCTATTTTGTTTTATGAGGTGAATTGAATGAAAACGAATTTAAATCAATCGCCCTATTTTGCTGATCCAGATAAAGAATATTTTGAAAAACATTATCGAAAGATTATTGCCCTTCCTGCTAGAGTATTACAGTCGAGAGAAATAACAAATCTTTCCTTTTTTCCATTGATGGCAATAAAAGAATTCTCTGATATATATCATTACAATACAAAAATTATTAAGGGAATTTCAAATCAAGTGGACAAAAAGATTAATGAAAATTCTTTGATCCTGAATACAGTAAACACGACGGTCGAATTGTTTGAGGGTGATTTATAGTGATTAATGATCCGATCATTAGAATGATTCCAAATGATTATTATGATAAAATTAAGAAGAAGTTAAAAGGTCAGAAACGTTGCCATGGTTTAATTGTTCCAAATGATTTTGGAAGAACTCTAACATCTTTTGATGTAGAATTGTTGCAATCTATTCCAATTGATCTTTTAAAAGAAGTAGGCGAATCTCTTAATATGAAACCATTAATGGTTGTTGATGGGTTATTTAATAATTCATTTTCAATCAAAAAAGATTTGGTTTTTTTAAATGATTTGTCAAATTGCCAAGTAGTGGAGGAAAACTTTCATGGCTAAGTATTTGAAATTAGCAAGTTTAACAGGAAATCCATTGTATGTGTATGATTCAAGATATCAATCAGATACTTCACATTATGAAGCTGATTTGATTAAACTATCTGGTATTGACAAATATGTTTTTATGGATGATGATGAAACAAAAGTATTTTCTGTTTTTGCAAATTGGATTCCGACAACTTGCAGTATCAGTTTGAAATTGCAATTTAACCCTCTTTTGTTAAGTAAAGATTTTAGTTTGTTTGGATATGGAAATGATTTAAATCTTAGTAATTCATGGGGTCTTTTTGTAAAAGAAAATAAATTTCAATTATTGATTTCCAATGGATTGAATTATTTAACAGTAGTTTTCCCATCTTTTACGTTTGACAATAATTTTGACTTTGCAAAGAAATATAATTTGACATTCATTCAGAATGCTAAAACAGCTACAATTTATCTTGACAATAAAAAGATTGATTCTATTGAATTGCCTTTTTCATTGGTATCATCACAGATCAATTCAAAAATCTTTATTGGTTCTCTTGGTGATATTACAAGATATGATGCATTTATGGGAAAAATTTTTGAGGTTGGTATCTGGGATAGAGAGCTATTTAATGAAGAAATTCAAGATTTGACCAATTTTAGAATTCAAGATAATCCAGCTCTTCAAACAAATGTAAAGAAGATTAAGATTTATCAAGGTAAGATTTATTATGAAGGCATTTTTCATAATGTGCCAGAATCATCTGTTTATATTCAATGTCAAGGACTTGAAACAGTTGATCTTTGCATCAATGAAAAAATAATCACTGAAAATGATGATCCTGATTTATTGGATTCATCAGTTGATTATTTCAATTTCAATCGACCCGGCGCTCATAGGTTGTCTTATGAATATCAAGTAGTCAGAAATGCCAATCCTCAAAATTATGACATTGTCATTACACTGTTAAAATTCCTTGATGGCGTTAAAATCTTTGATTTACTTGAGGAACAAAATGGCAAAACGGAATCAAATGTAGTTGTCCCAACTCCTGAAAGTTTGCCAGACAACCTTGCTGAAATTGTCATGGATATTACTGGCAATTTTATTGTTGAAGGATTGGATGTTTCTATGGTTCAGGGAGTGGATAAATATACCCTTACATTAAATCCCGGTAAATACTATCTGAATGGCAAGAAATATCAACTATCTTCACAAAGAACATTTGATATCCCAAAACAATTCCAGACACAGAAAGTTTATGGGGAACCAGTCAAATATATTGAAAATGATACTTATCGTATAAATAAACAACCTTTGACAAAATCATCAACACCTGAAATTGTTATTCCTGTTGTTGAAAGAAATGTTATGATAACAAAGGGTATTCCGGGTGGACAGGACAGTATTCAAGGATTTGGAAATATTATCAAACTCTTGAAAGTTCAAGATACCACAACATATCTCGAAGAGGGAAATACTTCAATCACCCCTTCTTGCCAATTGACAGGAAATAAAATTGACTGGTCATTACCTGGCAATGAACCATCAGAAGGATCAACATATACGGCTAATTTTATTTACAATAAGCTTTTAATTGAAGGAAAAGATTATTATAGATGTTTAGGAAATAAGGTGCAAAAAGAAATTGTTTCTTATAATGCCAGTAATCTCTATCCTGTTTATTATGAACCCGAATTCATTGTTAGAATTAAGAATGGTTCAATGATTTTTGACAATGATGATGTTGTGATTACTGGAAAAACAATTTCTTTCAAGAATCATTCTTCATTAAATAATACACAACCAATTGAAATTATTTACTCCTTTAGTTCACATTCATTCTTTAAGAATAAGTGGTCTATTTATTTTGATCCAACTTCTAATGAATTCAATGCAAACTATTGGGGATACATTAATTATGACTATGATCTTGCTGACATTTATACATTGGCTATTTTTGGAAATAATTCAATTGGATTGGTAAAAGGATTGTCTGGAAATTTGGATACGGTTTCAAAGGCCAATATTGACAAAAATTCATTGCCAATAACTGATATTTTGATTGATTCTTCTTCTTTCTCGGAAAACAATTCAATTAAAAAATATGAATGGAATAGAACACCTATATCACAAGTTGTTGAAAATTTAAGAAGAACGGAAAGACTTGAGGAACGAGTTATTTTGAGTTCCTTAGAAACTGAAGCTTCATCTTATGCTAGTGCTGATATTCTTAAAGGAACATTTACTGATAGTTTGGCCGATTATAATTATTCAAATATTTATCATCCTGAATTTACTGGCCATATTGATATGATTGATTCTCTTGGCAATCTTTGTTCTGGACTAGAAAAAAAAGTCTTTCAAACTGTTGGAAATGCAAATGCAAGATTTAAAGAATTTGGATACATGCCAATTGTTTCTCAACAGAATAATGAAACAATCCAGATTTCCGATGTATTGAAATTTGGTTCCAATACGGAATCAACATTTAAATCTATCAGTGTTTACAATGATTATGATTATATCAGTGAATCAAATGATCAATGGCCACAAAAATTTGTTGATAACATTCTTTTCAATCGTAGACCAATTATTCCATCAACGATAAATACACAATCAACAAATGGAATGGACATTCAAAATCAGTCTTATTTGAAATCAATCACTGAAAAATTAAATAAGATGGTTCAATGGTCTTCTTTTAAAATGACCAATAAAGAATTAATTCTCGTTGGTATTAATCACAATTCATCGGAGTCCAATCTTTCTGTTTTGGTTGGCAATAAAGAAGTTCAATTGGAACAGGTTTCATTGTTGTTTGACAATATTAAACAACAATTTTATGTTCCAAATGTTCAAACAACAACGTCAACAAATAAAACTGTTTATATTTATGAACCAATCCAAAGTGGCTCCGGTTGGATAGTTCAAGACAATAAAATAACCTGTAATCTCAATGGGGAATTTGTTGTTAAGGTAAAACTGGAAGGATTAAATATTTCAACTGGATTGGTTGAATTAAAGGTTGTTGATGCATCACAAAATAAATCCACAATCACTTTGAATTGTAGTGGCATCAATAATAAGATTAGAAACATTTTAGTCAACAATAAAAGAATGGATGATAGTATTTTTGGTATTTCACCATTCATGAATCAGTCCAATCCTTTTTATGTTCAACCTTTTAAAGTAAATGAATCCAGAATTCTGAACAATGTTTCGATTCTTTCAACATTTCTTGATTTTTCGAGGCCAATTGTTATTAGTATTCAAGAATTTGAAAATGGTAAGCCTGGTAAAATTCTTACTCAAAAAATCATTTCAAAGGAATCTGATGTTTCAATTACCAATGTCATTAATAGTTTAACACCGATACAAAAGATGAATGTCATTTTTAATCAACCTGTAATTTTAAGACCTGATCAAACATATTGTATTGGTATTAATTCTAGTTCACCTTTGTTGAATATTGGTATCATCCAAAAAGGTCAACCATCAATTTTTAATAATTTGATGATTACTAATCTGACACAAAATTATCCTCTTCGTCAATTGTTAGATGAGGATTCTTATAAGGTTCTTGAGAATATGGAATTGTCATTTAATCTTGGAGTAAGTTCTGTGAGTGCTCCTGTTGTTAATGGATTTTATCAATCAGAAATTGTTTTTAAGGAAATCGAATTTCAGCCATCAGATAGAGGATATCATTTCTCTGTATTGATTGATGATTTGAATTATTTTGACAACCAAACAAAAGTTGATTATTATTACACCGTTGAAACTGAAAGCACTCCTGCTGGTGTGTATGGAACAATTTGGGAACAATTTTTGCCGTATACTGTAATTCAGAATAATTCAAAAATCATTAAACTTCAGATTAAAGCTGTATTAAAAACAAAGAACATTAATTATTCTCCAAGTGTTCACTTGTATCCATCTGTGGTAATTTATAAATATAAATCATCTTCTAACTATATTTCAAAAGCTTTTGAATTGTTTGAAAATAATGCTGACAACGTTAAAATTTACTTTGATGCTTATTTGCCAACTGATAACCTTTTAAAGATTTACGTGTCTCCAAATGATTCAAGTGATTGGAGAGAAATTGATTATTCAAATGAAATTTCAAAATCAAATGGAACATTTGCCAAGTTTACATATCTGACAAAATTGTCATTGTTGAAACCAAACATTTTAGAAATTTCAAAAGATGGTTCGGGTAGTTTAACGGGTAAGTATTATTATCGAGTGGCTTTGTTAGATAGGGATGGATTTGAAATTGGTTCTGAATTAGTAGAAATTAATGGATGTTCGAATAATTCAGTGAAGTTAAAAATACAACCAGATAAAAACATGTATGGTTTTAAAGTTTATAGGGGAATTACTTCTATTCAATTGAATCAGATTTATGATTCAACATCACATGCACTGTTAATACAAAATCTGGATAATCAATCAACAACAGTATTCTTAGATACAAATAAACTCATTGATTTCCCAAATTCTGGTAAAATTAGAATTGACAATGAAATTATGACATTTACAAAATCTGGAAATGCTTTAACAGTTGTTCGTGGGTCTGATTCAACCAGAATTGAAAAACATGATGCCAATGGTGTCAGAGAAGCTTATTTGTGGGATCACGGAACAATTATTCAGGAATCATTAAATGGTCAATGTCCATCATTAATACAAGATGGAAATATATTCTATTTCAATTTTGTTGATAATGGTTCAAAATATTCTACTAATACTACAAAGGTATTTGTTCCTTCATCTACAAACCAAACTTCTATTTATCCCAAGTATATTTTGGTGAAGATTCAAATGATTAATAATTTGTTAAAAGATACTCCTTTAATCAAGAACTTGATTGTCAATGCCTTGGTTTAATAAAGAGAGGTATATTAAATGAAATCAATTATGGATGCTACTAGGAAGCCGTATTATGATTCATCGGCTGAAGAAATAAGTAAAGGATATGTCAAATTATTGTCAGTTCCCGGAAGAACATTACAAAATAGAGAATTGAATGTAATGACCGGATTGACAATGGAACATATCAAAAATATTGGGGATAACATTTTAACAAATGGAACGGTTGTGTCTGGATGCTCTTTCTTTCTCCGAGAAGATATAGGGAGAGCATCCCTTTCCAATGGTAAAATTTATGTTGATGGATATATCATTGATATTCCGAATGCTGAATGGCCCATTGAAGATGTTATTGAAGGTGTCAAATTTATTTGTGTTGAAATCCATCAAATGGCAATTACCGAAGAAGATGACCCATTATTAAAAGACCCTGCTGAAAAGTATGAAAACTATGGTGAACCAGGCGCTCATAGATTGAAAATTATTTCTGTTCCATTAATCTTTACGGAAGAGGAATTGAAAATTGCTCAGTCTGGTTCCAGAAGAATCATTGATATTTTGAAATTGATTAATGGGCGTCTTATTGGCCCAACTAAACCAAAACCTGCTTTTGGTAAAATGTATGATTATCTTGCTCATAGAACATTTGATGAAGTTGGCAATTTTATTGTCAAGGGAATGAAAGTTTCCTGTTCTTCTGATGAATCAACGATTGAAAGATACAAGATCAATATTACTCCCGGCAGAGCTTATGTAATGGGATATGAATACAGTTATGATAATCAAAATATCAAAAATAAATCTGCCATTGATAGTAAAAATTCAACAGTTGATGAAGTGAGAACATTTACTTCTTCGGTTAAAGAATATAAACTGTTTAAACCAAATGTCAAGCTTATTGAAAAAATTCAATGTCAAGTTCGAAATAATAACTTCCAAGTTATTCGATCAGTTTCAGGCTCCATGTCTGATATTTTGAAACTTGATTCTGTAAAAGAAATTCATCAGATTTTTCAAGGGAATAATGTTTATGTAAATGGAAGAGATTGGACAAGGGATGGTAATTCAATTGTGTGGTTATCATCAAATAGACCTGCTTCTGGTTCAACATTCTTTGTTGATATTTCCTATATAAGAAGATATTATGAAGGTGTTGATTATTCTCTTTCTGTTGATGATGACAATTATACCATCATAATGTTTCAAGTTGATCCAGAAGAAAATTCGGATTTTACCATTACTTATACTTGGTATCTTTCACGTTATGATTTAGTTTATATTGACATTTCTGGTGAGTTAAAAGTAATTTCTGGTATTGCTGGTGAAGAGTGGGAAATAACAGTTCCACAAATTCCAATTAATACTCTTCCATTGGCTTATATCTATGTCAAACCAGGCAAACAACCATCAAGTTATTCAGTTCAAATGTTTAATATTTATAGAGTTTCGGTTGTTGATCAAAGAGCCAATATTGATAGACTTAACAATTTGGAATTCAATTTAGCTATGACAGCACTTGAAACAGAAGCCCAAAAGATACATGAACAGAAAGATGAATCACAATCAAGTGGTAATTTAAAAGGTATTTATGTTGATTCATTTGCTGATTTTTCAAGATCAGACTATTATCATCCTGATTATAGAGCAGGCATTAATATCTTTGAACAAGAATTAAGATTACCACTGGTTTCTGAAATTCTTGGTGTTAAGGAAATTGAAAACAATCAAATCATTGATACATCCTCTACTACATTCAATAATGATTATATGATTTCTCTTCCTTATTCTGAAATGGCAATTGACTGGCAAAGATATGCAACAGATTCAATTGATTTGAATCCTTATAATTTGATTCCATTGAAACCAATCTTGGAAGTTAAACCGCCATATTCAGTAAAGATTGAAGAACGTATTGCTAGAGATACAGAAGTTATTTTACCATTAAAGACATTTATGTCAAGTTCAACAATTCGAAATTCTACATCAAGAACCGTTAGCACATCAACAACGGTTGGAAGTGGAAATACTGTTATTAGTAGTTGGAGTTCTGTTTCAACATCATCAACAACTTCAACATCAACTTCAAGATCAGTTAAAAATGAAACATTTAAAAATATTTCAATGAAATTTCTTGAGGATTTAGATACTGGATTGATGCCACAAGAAACATTGAGAATCAAGGGAAGGAATTTTATTCCATTTTCAGAAGTGCGATTGAATTTTAATGATGTTTTAATTACTTCTTTCAATCTCTTGCCAAATATGGGCACTGTCGGAAGTTTGCCATATCAGATTAAAACAAATAGTCGTGGGGAATTCGAATTAGATTTCAAAACGCCTGTTGCAACATCAACTGGAACAAAGTTGATTATGGTGGCTGAATATAAACAAATCAACAATGTATGGCAATCAACTGACACTGTTGCCATTACTTCTTATACTGGACTTTCTTTTATTCGTGAAATGGAAAGAATTACAGAAGTTCAGAACATTCAAAGAATCTACGATACTATGTATATCAACACTTTGAATACTACAACTGTTAGTGTTGTTAATCAATTAGGATGGACATGGCGAGGCGATCCATTGGCACAATCTTTCTGGTTTGATGAAGATACATTCATTTCAAGTTTTGATTTGTTCTTTGAATCAAAGCCTGAAAATCCAGAGATTAAAGAAATTTGGTATATGATTAGGGAAATATCTGGTGGGGAACCAAATGGCCCAATTCTTTATAGATCAACTTTGCGATGGGAAGATATTAAAACTTCGCCAGATGCAACAATTCCAACAAACTTTAAATTCAATTTCCCAATATATTGTCAACCTTCAAAAGAATACGCTTTGATTGTTGGCTGTGATAGGCCGGGATATAAGATTTATTTTGCTAAGATGAGTAATAAAGATATCATGACAAATACTTTATTACAGTCTCAAACACATAAGGGAACAATGTTTACATCTTCAAATAATGTTTCATGGACGACACATCAAGACCAAGACTTAACATTTACACTCTATCGTGCTAAATTCAATCCGATTGGAACATTGCTATTTAAACCATTGTCATTATCTCTTGGGAAATTTTCACTCATGAATATTTCATTTGATTCTATCGTTTTGGAAGAGACAGAAATCAAAACAACATACCAAATTAATAATAAAGAATGGTATATTTGTCCATTGTCCGAATCAATTTCAATAGAATCGAATTATGATGACAGACAAGATATCATTTTTAAATTCGAATTGTCAACTTCTGATGATAGAAAGACACCATTTATCAATTTAAATACTCTTTCAATGTTGTTTGCTAAATATGGATTGACTGGGTCTTATATTATGAGAAGCATGGAAATTCCAAATTAAAGGTGATTAAATATGGTTGTTCAAAATCCTGTTCAAAATCAAATTCAAACTAGTGAATTTATGAATAAAATTAGAGTTGTATGGAAGGAGAGTGTGGATAGATCAATTCACACTCTTTCACCAAGTTTATCATTTGATGGTGGGTTGTATTGGATTTCATTGAGTGAAAATGTAAATGCAATGAGACAACAAGAAGTTGTTTCAACTGATACAATGGAAAGAAAATCATTAGGTGATAATTATTATCAAATGGATGTTTGTATTAGTCCAACTCCTGTTGTTATTCCATTCATTGAAAGAGTTGAAATTAAAAATTCAGCTTTTGGCTTTGCAAGTGGTAAGAAATGGTATTTTGCGGTTGCATCGGAATCTTATGATGTTCCGAATATCTCAAAAGAAGATGGATCAATTAGAAATACCTATTTCCATTCACCACTATCTAAAATTGAATGTGTTGATTTGACTAATAAAACTGGAAATTTTGAAATTGATCTTTTTGTAAAATACCCTGATTTTATCAATGGTATTCTTGTTTACGTTGGAGAATCGCCAGAATCAATGGTTCTTTATCAACATACAAATATGGCTACTGAAATTTTTGACAATGGATCAACACAATCTCCTTATTTCATTACGGAAAGTGATAATATTATCTATTTGAGAAATGCTGATTATTTTCCGAAAACTAACGGGGTTATTAAAATTGATTCCGAATATATTCAATACTCTCTTCTTGAGTCCGTAGAAAATGTTTTAACCACTGGAATACCCGGTTATAAAATGACTGTTGCTCAAAGGGGATATTGGGGAACAAAACCGGAAAAACACTATTCCATGAATCAAAATCCTGTTCTGTTAGCTAATCACAGGTTTGGTGGACAATATGGTGAGATTGCACCAAAGATTTGGCCTAAGCTTCAAATGGTGCCAAATTTGATCCAATATCTTCCTTTTGATAATAGCGATTATTCAAATTATTTGATAAAAGACCCAGATACAACTTCTGAAGTTCTTATGCAAGATGTTTTGGAAGTTCCAGCAAATCAAAATGGATTATCTTTTTCAAAAGAAATTTCCATTACACAATTTGGGCAATCATTAAAAATGAACAGTATTTCTTGTTTGAATCCAAATATTGCTTGGACAAAGATTAATTCTGCTGGCGAAACGGAAGTTGTAAATGGTTTGCCTGCTAGTGGAACAATTCATTTTTATGTTGCTCTTGATTCTTTGCCAAAGCCATCAGAGAATGGAATATTTGAAGAGGACAAATTCTTATTTGGAGAAGATTCAAAACTTTGGATGAGAGTATCAAATAAAACAATGAAACCATATCTTGGATTTGGTGTAAAAGAGAATGGATTATTTACCGATAAGAATCTTTCTTTGGAAAATGATTCAAGTGTTCCTTCATTGAAAATTGGTCAATTTACGGAAATTGCTGTTGCATGGGACACTGAGATTGATTCTTCAAATAAAGCTGTCAAACAAATTTATTTTTATGTAGACAATGAATTGATTGACACATATTCAATTCCAAATGATCCTAATTTGGGTGCACCTTTCTTAGGTGCCTGTAAGCAAACTAAAAATAGTAATATTCCTCTTCATATTTTCAAAGGCTATATTGATGAGTGGAGAGTATTTAATCGTTGTTTAGATCAAGATGATTTAATTGAATTGAGTCAATTTGTCAAAACATCAAATAGAGATTATTGTGGCAAATATAGTTTATTTGATGATTCCCAGTATAAATTTTTAGCTAAACCATATTTTGAAATCAGTGCATCACCAATTGCAACAATTTCTTTAACAAAAGATCAATATCCAAATATTTTTAATGATTTTAATGATTTTAATGATGATTGTGTGTGTATTTATTTTGGAAATGTTAAACAAACAAATGGGTATACAGTTTCAAAAGATACGAATCAAATTACAATCACATTTAGCCCAACTGTTCCGGTTAATACCAGAGTTGGTGTTTTTTCAAATAGTATTAACAAATATGAACCAAAATATAAACTCTTGGTAAATGGATTATTGAACGATACTCATAATAGTATTTCTCCTTCATATTCAAAATTAGTTGTTGAAAATGTGCAAGGAGAATTATTGCCAAGTGGTATGGATTTAGGTAAATTGGAAAACGTTTTTATTGATGCCATGTCTAAAAAAGATTTGTATATTTATGAAAGAACTGGCACAAGCCCAAATTATGTTTATACACTCTATTCAAATTGGGATGTAGAACCGTTAAATGGTGTTCAAGATAAATATAAATTTACTTTTGGAAATGCTTCATCCAAAACATTAGTATTTTATTTTTCACCACAAACAGACGTATCTTTACAATTAAATAATTGGGCCCTTGAACTTGGATATGATTATGACAATCAACAAATTCCATACCCAATTAAATCAAATAATTTGAAATTGAAAATGGATATGTCTTCCTTGAGTATTTTTAGCACTCCGAAGGTAAAAGAGCTCTTTTTGATTGTGTCAAAAACATCTATGCCTGATATGTTATAATGAAAGGAAATTCAAGAGGGAAGTTAAGAAAAGAGACCCTATTAGTGGGGCTATCATATATGAACAGACGGCTGAAGAGAAATTAACAGAGAATTTAAGATTAGAGATTAAAACATTAAAAAAAGAAGTTTCCAATCTTAAAGACTTTCGGGTTCAATCCATAGCTTTGATACAACAATTGACTGAACGAATTGATAAATTGGAAAATGGGGGTAATTAAATGCCCAATTATCATGGCAATTTTAAAATTGATGATTTGAACATTGCTCAATTTTTAAATGAATTGGAAATTGTTCTGTTAGAACTAATGGATAAAAATGGGATTGATCCTAAAGACTTTAAATTATTTAAACAAATAGGTGCACATTATACGGTCAAAAAAGATTGATCCTATAAATAAAAAGAGAATAAAATTAAATTGGTGGTGGAGATTCTGCCGCCAATTTTTTCATAGGGAGTGCTATTATGGCTGAAATTGTAAAAGTTTCAAATACAATGGAAGAATTACGACTTCTATTAAATAAATTCTTTGGTAATTATTTTAATGATTCGACATTCCCATTAGACGACGGGATTATGACAATTACTTATAATCCAACATCCAAATTAGCTGAATTGAAAATCAATATTAATGGAACTCCTGTTTCTTTAATTCAAAAAAATGTTGAAAATAATACAATTGAATTTCCATTTCCAATCAAGGCTGAAGAATTGGAAGTTGATAGATTAGTTGTTAAAGAACAGATCAATCAAAAAGAAGTTGAATTTTTAAAAATACAAGATAAAGAAATTATTCTAAACGATGGATTAACAGGAAATAATGATTTGAGTGCCATTGGTAATGCTATGATTTCTGTTAATCGTGGTTCATTACCAAAAGTAAGTATGAAATGGAATGAAATTACAAACACTTTTGAATTTACCAATGATGGTGTTAATTTCAGTCCTTTCTTAACAAAAAATGCTAATGGATATGATTTTACAAAATCCAATGGTATTGTTCTCAAGATTGACACTGGATTGAAAATTGAGAATACGTCTTTTCAATTGGTTTTCAAAAGTGGTCAATGGTATATCACTGATAATGTTAATGGTGAATTTCCGTTAGTCCCTTCTGCATCACAAAAGTTTGCTACACAACAAGAAGTAAATACAGGTGTTGTAAATGATAAATCTGTTGCACCAAACACACTAAAAGTTTATGTTCAAAATCAAATTCAAACTGCTGTAGATAATCTACCTGATCCTCCTACAGTTCCAACATTTGCTGATAATGCAGAATCTTTGGCGGGAACAGTAGATAATAAAATTATTTCTCCAAAGACATTGAAACATGTTCTTGACAATACGGTTGTATCTGGTGGTGGCGGAAGTTCATATATTACTCTTCTTCATACTTCTAATACGTTGGAAACATTGTCTAATGAATATAATATCATGGCTGTTGGCTATTTCATTTCTCAAAAGTCTAGACATTCACAGACATTAAAATTGTATCTTGAAAGATTTAATACATTCAAACGTTCGAATCGTTTACATTCCGATGGAGCCGTTACTTCATCAACTCCAGTGCCACAATCTGATATTAAAATTACTGTTGAAGATTCTGATGGCCATATTATTACAGTGGAAGAAAACAATATTGACATAATGAGTGGTTCAGATTTAATCTATAAGATTTATGAATTGAATTGTAATACTTTGAATGATAAAGATTTGTGGACTATTAAAATTTATGGCAAAACTAATAATTCACTTTCTGAAACAATCTATCTAAATATTGCTAGATGTAAATTGTATTCAGTTCCTTCTTATGACTGTTCTGTCAATGGTATGATAACCGTATCTCCTAAAATTGATTTCAATAATGTTGGTTCATATCAATTAGTAGATACAAAATATGTTTTAGCACATCAATTTTTTGGTGATGCAAATGCTGCTCTTGAATTTGTCTGTAAATTGAATTATTATATCAGTCATGTTCTTTCTAACGATACACAATTTGATCCTATTGTGAAAGTTCTTGTTAAAGCTGAACATCCAGCTACAAAAGAAATAATTATAGAATCAATTGAAATGAATGTGAAAAATAATAAATCAGGCAAAATTTCTATTGGTAGAATACCATATCCTGATGCTCCTGCTTCATATTTAACAGTTGAAATATATGTTAAAAATAATATTTTGCCATTACAAGGGTATGTCGAATTGGAGCATTATGAATTAAGGATGTTGAGTTAAATGAGTAATAGTAATGGATTCTTAGAATTAACAGATTTTAATTATTATAATATGATGAGACTGGGGCAGGCGAACTCCATCTGCAACAGGCGGGTGCATGCGCCGGCGCAGGTGTTCGGCGTTATGGACACAGGGACGCGCAGCGTCAACGGAGCCGGTTTGGAGTGGATCGACGAAAACGGAAACATCATCACGCTGACCAAGGCGGACTTCGACGCACACCCCGCATTCAACTTCCCAGAGGTAATTGTGGGCGGAAACAGTTTCCGAAGCATTCCCATCGCCTACTGGAAGCGCGGCATAGGGCCGATCGGAAGCCACGCGGCTGGCAAATGGTGTATGTGGATCTCCGACGTTCCCCTCGACGGCTTCACCGCGAATCCGGGGGCGTTTAAGAGAAATGGGTCATGGCTCGATCGGTTCTTGTTGGGAACCTACAGGGCATTCAATAACGGCGGCGCGCCCGGTAGTCAGCCGGGAAAAACGCATTGGGGCAACGTGAGTTGGCAGGCGTTTAAAGACGCGGCCGCTGGGATCGGCGAAGGTCATCACATGATCAGTCTCCAGGAATGGCACGAGATCCTCGGCAGAGCCGTAATTGAGCAAAAAACCTTCCAGCTCGTACCGGAGGCAAGCCGCCAGAACGCTTCGCTGTGCAAGTATAGAGGCATAGAAGAATTTGCGTTTGACGGCTCGTACGGCTCGACGCACGCCGAATGGATGGACGGTGCGCGAACAGACGCAAGTGGGAAGTACGAGCTTTGGACTGAAGCAGGCGGGGATTACTCCTCGACCGGAGTGACGTGCCCGCAGGACAGCGCGAGCGAAGCGACCTACTACAATCAAGGGCTTGTCACCGGCGGACTTTTCGATCATCTTTTCCTTGGGGCCTCCCTCGGTCCGGCATCTACGAGCTTTATCCCGGACTTCTCTGGGCGGAATCCGGGGCTCGTCGGCCGCATTTGCCGCTCGCACTTCTACGTCGGTCACGCGAGCAACGGTGCTTTCCACTCGTACTTCAGCGACTTGCCGTCGCTCGTCGACGCGAAGATCGGGTCCCGCCTCGCGAAGTGGTAATTCGGCCTTGGGATCTCGACTTTCTTTCCACCATTCTGCCGCTCGTCGTACATGAGATTGGACATTGGCTCGTGGCCCGGACACAGGCTGTGCTTCCATTTCGGTTGGGGCGCCTGCTCGGCGTGAGGCCTGCCACGTGTCCTGTGGACGATGCCGCCATGACCGTCACAGACGTGGAAGCGATGCATACAGCGGGGCACAATCATATAAGTAATATAAAAATTTATAATTTTAACGAACGGGAAAACTACCACATTTTGGCACGTGAGTACATCTCCAGTGGCGGCCACAGTCTGGCTATCTGTTTATCGGGCTACGACATTCGCCACAAACAAGGTTCGATTACAAACAAGAAATGCATACCCCGAGTGGCGGTTTATAAATGCAGAATTGTCAGTGAGTGTAAATACGACAAATGGCATAGATGGTGATTGGATTACTATAAAAACAGGTATATCCATGAATGCGACGGCTGGTGGATGGATTGATATAGACATTTGATTAAATTTAGAAATAGACCCTTAAACATTGTTATCGTAAAATCTTAAAAATGAGAATTTTTAAACTGTATAATCAAAGGAGGTTGATTAAAAATGTCAATTCGTGATGGTTTTATTTCATCTTCTGTGATGGAGGTGTTGTTGCGGCAACCGAAGGTGGATGTTTCGAAGGTGGAAGTTTCATCTGTTTTTCCCCCTGTTATTGATTTTCAATTTTACTGCACTGGTGCATCCAGAACTTCTAATTATTGTGTAGAGTGTAGTCATGATGGTATCAACTGGACAAACATCAGCGGAGACAAAACGAGTCTTGTTCCTCTGACGTGGGCCTGGGCGGGGACTGGTGGCTTCCCCGCGACTTCGGCTCGTTTTTGGAGGTTAAGGGTTAAAGGATCACCCGTTTTAGGCGGGACTTGGAAAACAGAACTACGATTGCTATTGGAAGATGGGAATGGCTATACGCCAACCTTGGCACAATTATCAGAAGTAGGGATTACATATAACACTGGGTTCAATAAATCACATCTAGTGAATGGAAACTTGGACGAAAATGTGTTTTATACTGGAACAACCAATATGACTATCACCATTGATTTAGAAGCATAAAGGGAGCGTGAAAACATGGCACGAGTTTCAAACGTTTCAACCACGGTTATCAGCGCCATCAAAAACTATTCATTCATCTGATATAGGCATCAAATATTGGTGCCTATATCAATTTTTAACAAAATGAAAGAAGTGATAAAATGAATTTAAATGGATTAAAATTCTATGATCATTCACCAGATAAATTGAATTCATTTTTACGTGAAAATTATTTACATGGGAAAAATATTGAACATGATATTCCCATTGTAGAAGATGATCCCTATAAGATAACGAGCGATACAGTTTTTCTTTTGAAGTTGAATAACACAAGAACAGATGAATGTGGAAATATTTGGACATTTTCTGTTCCACAAACATTTGCCGCAACCCCGTTGCCACCTATTAGTGGGATTACTCATGTATTAAATTATTCAACATTCAATAGTAGCTATGTTGAATGTACAAGTTTAGCAGGAAATGCTATTGGAACAGGTGATTTCACTGTTGATTTTTGGGCATATACTTCTGGCCAAACTCCGGATTTTTACCCTTTTACCTGTATTGGTCATTATAGTGGACCAAATCATAGTGGATCATTAGTAAATAGATTTGGTTCAGTATTTTATTCTAATGGATATGGTCTTTGGTGTGAACGTACAAAAGCAAAAAATCTTAATCATTGGAGGATGTTGTCAGGATGGCATCATTATGCTATTGTCAGAAGATCAGGAGTCGGATATCTCTATAGAGATGGAATTGAACTAGAACAAATTGCTGATTATACTTTTTCGGCTTTATCTGGATTTTCGTTCGGAGCTTATTCAACCGATGTTCTTGAACCTGTTTTATTAAGTCATTATCGTCTTTCTAGAACAGCATTATGGAATGCCAATTTTGTTCCTCCTGGCGTTAAGGTTCAAGGAAAAGAATATGCTCCTACTAAATTCGGAATGTCATATAGTGGCAGTTCAACTGCAAATGAAGTTTGGTGTGTTGAATATTCGGATGATAATCTAAATTGGTCTTTAGCTGCAGGAAGATTTAAACCAAATCAAGCTGGTTGGAATTACATAACATGTCCTAATTATGGGAATAAGAAATACTGGAGATTTAGAGTGGAAACACAATCGAATGGTGAATATCTGAATGAGGTTTCAATTGGAAACGGACAGAAAAAACAACATGTGAATAAAAGAGGGCCATGGAAAGCTTTTAAGATTGTTGGTATGTCTCAATATCATACCACCAACAACTGTTATTATATTCAAAACGGAGAAACGCAATGGATAGAAACCGCTGGTGGAACTACTCAATGCACAGGTGGAACTCCTTTTGCTTCTAGTAATGATAAATATGATCCAATTGCAAAAGCATTTGACTCATACATATCAACGTATTGGTTAACACAAGCCTCAGCTTCACCATCAGAAATTACGGCAGGATATATTCTCTCAACACCAAAGAAACTTTATTCGATCAAGCTATACCCGAGGGGTAACTGCTCTTGTATGAATTGGAAAAATTTTAGTATTTATGGAAGTAATGATACAACAAACGGAACTGATGGGACGTGGTATTTATTATTAGATAATCAAACAACTTCATCGACAGTCGATGAATGGTCGGAACACATTATTCCTGATGTTATTATTCCTGATGTTATTGGCTTTACCTATTCTCTTTCAACAGACTGGATAACATCAAATATTTCTGGAACTCTAGCAAATCTAATAGATGGAACAACTGGAACAACACAGGCGGTTTGTCAAAATCAGCCCGTTAATACCCACATAACATTTGATTTTTCTCAACAAATTTTTCCAACTGAAGCAACAATTACAGAATGGAGTAAACTGAAACACACGAACAAACTCAAATACTGGTGGCCATTGAATGATAAACCAGACGAGGTTATGCAATATCTAAGGTGTCTGGTTCATGGGACTGTTCCATTTGATCAAGATTATGGTGCTCAATTTTCAAATGAAACCTGTATCACTACTGATATTTTAACGATGCCAACAAAACTAACACTTCTCTGGTGGATGAGACCAGATTCAACAATGTTCAATTCTGGCAATATTACCGATCCTATTGGTGCACCATCTGGAAGTGCTACAACTGGTTATCATTGGGGCCCAAGGTATGAAGCAGCAGGAAATCTTGTTCAATTCAATGGTGGCACTTCATGGCCTACAAATTCATCCGAATTTAACACAACAAACTATCCTACAACTAGACTAACACTTTGTGCCTTGGTCTTGAATAGAAACGGGTCATCTTCGACAGTTTCATACTATCGAGCTAATTCAACAAATACTGCTATGGTTCAAGTAGGATCAACTACTACTTACACTGATGCTACTCCTAGAACTCTCTTTTCTATTGGGATGTCAGAAAGACTAGCTGTAAATCTTGTAGATCAAGTTAAACATTTCAATGGATATATTAGAGATGTCAGAATTTATGAAAGAATTCTTTCCTTGGCCGACATTGAACTGATACGAGCTGCTGGCCCAGTAAATGATTTCATTTCAGAAACAGAAGAACCATTAGATTCATATAAGTGTATTAAATTTCTTGGGACGTATAATACAACTAATGATGGTTGTGGAATGAATGAAATTGAAATTCTTCCTGTAGTTGGTGGTACTGATCAGTGTGAAGGTGGAACTATTTTAAGTAGTGGAGATTTACCAAATTATAGTAAAGAATTCACATTTGATGATTTGATAGGATCGCCAACACAAGTTTGGTATGGCCCGAATAGTGGAACTTCTGCCTGGATTGCATATAAAAAAGATGCCGGTATTATTCCAAAAGTTATAAGATTTTATGGTGAAAACTGGGGCGACCCAACAAGATACCAATTCAAGAATATGCAAATCCTTGGAAGTAATAACACGACGACTGGTTATGATGGAGATTGGGAAATACTTGGGAATACTGGTAAAGTATATCATCAAGAATGGAAGAATTACACTATTATTAAAAGAAAAACATTAGCATTTTCTTTTGATTCCTTTTTAATTCACAAATGGTTATTGACAAACAATGGTAATGATGCTATTGGTAATTGGAATTTTCCTAGGAATTTTGTTAATAATGGAGCAGTCTCTTTTGGTAGTGATGGTGCTGTATTTAGTGGATCAAATTATTTAAATCTAGCTTCTATTACATTGCCAACAGCTTTTACAATTTGTGGATGGGTTAAAATTAATACATCTGCCACTTACAATAATATATTCGGATTAGTTGATTCTCGAGAAATGACTTATGCATTTGAAAATGGCGTTGCAAGACACCAATGTTGTGGCATTGAAGTTAATACGACAGGCACAATAACTCTTTCAAATTGGACATTTATAGCTATGGGAACTAATGGAACAAATTTAACATTTAAATTTTTCAATGGTTCATATTGGTCTTCAACTTCTGTTGGTGCAATAAGAACATATTCAAATTGGCAAGTTGGTCGAGGTTTTTGGGTTGCTAATGATTATTTAAGAGGAAATGTAAAAGACCTTCGAATATATTCATCTTGTCTTACATCAGACAACTTAATACAGATACTATTAGCTGGCCCAAGTTTAAATTAATTATTAAGGTGGTATAATAAAAATGTCAAGAATTTCAATTTCAAATATAAATATGATTGCTCCTGCAGGATCAACGGTAAACAAATCTATTGCAACAAACAATAGTTCTGCTTTACAGTATATTGCTTCTAGTGATGGCCCCTCTTTGGATATTTCTGATGTTGTGAGTGGGTGTTTAAATATTGGATTTCAATTTAGTGTCGCTCCTACTGCTGATTCAAAATTAACATTTTATGCTTTATATTCTAATGATGATGTCCATTATGACAATAGTGCAAATGTTGCCAATTTGGTGAAACTTGGAGAAATTGTTTTGGCTGCAAATACAAATCAAATTTATACAGTAATTCCTTTGGATGGTAAACTTTTTAATAAGAATATGAGATTGGTATTTACGTGTAATGCTACTGCTGGCACGGGCGTTATTAATAGGTTAATTGCAACTCTTAAAAAATTGATTTAAGGATATGGTATCATGTCCAATGAAATTGCTTTCAGAACAGAAGTATTCTTTAATAGAGGATACAGTAATAAAATAGAATTTACAAAAGAAGAATTTGAACAATTATCTCAACAATATCCTGATGCTTTTAAACCAATTGAATTACCACCAGAACAACCATCTATTGAAGTTTTAATAAATAGAAAAATGGAAGAGATTATGAGTGGTTTTCAAAATGAAATAGAAAATGTTGGTGTTATGACTTCACTTGGTATTAGAATGAAATTTAGAGAGGTTGACATATCAGCCGTTGATGGAATGGTAAGATATTCACAAAAGATTGGAATGGATAAATGTTTAATGATTGTAGATGCAGATGGAAAAGAATATCACAATCATTTTACATTACAAGAAGGGGAATTATTAAATATTGAAATGTTTACAGCTCAATTAAAGGCTTATCAAAAGTTGAAGGAAATTAAAAGTTTAATTGGTCAAATTCAACAAACTGGTGATATAAAAGAACTTAATAAAATAAAGTGGTAATAGAAGACGGCTCAATGAGCCGTCTTTTTATTTTATAACTTAATAATAGAGATTCCGACATGAAAAGAGGAGAAATAATGAATGTTATGGATTAGTCTATTTGTTGTTATTAGTATTGTGTTGTTTATCTTTCTAATTATTTTAAATGTGGGGAATATACAAAAGACCAATCATAAAATAGATGATTTAGAACAACTTGAAAAGAAAAAACTTGAAATGAAAGAATTAGAAGACCATCTTAAAAAATTAGCTGAAATCAATATATCTTACTCTAAAGAATTGGATACATTTACTGAATTTCATGAAACCGTTTTAAAAAAATCATCTGATTTAGAGTTGCAATTCAAAACTCTTTTTAATAATTCTCCAATTGGAATATGCCGAGTGTCTATAAGTGGAAAATATATTTACGCAAATTCTGCTTTAGCTAGAATGTTAGGCTATTTTGATGCCACTGAATTGACAAGTCTTGTTCAGAATACATCAGAACAAATATTTATGTTTCCAGATGAACGAAAAAGAGTTATTAAAAAACTTTCCATTAAACCTTATGAACCAGTTTTAATTGAACATGAATTAAAAAAGAAAAATGGAACTTCCATATTTACAAGATGCAAGTATATGGGAGTATTAAATGAAAGAGAACAATTATCTTATATGGATGTTATAATAGAAGATATTTCTGATTTAAAGAAAAAAGAACAAGAGTTATATGATCAAAATGACATGATCATGGAATTATTAAAAGAACAACAAGAAATGAATGATCATTTAGACAAACAGGTTAAAGAGAGAACAAAAGAATTAGAGAAAAAGAGATATGAATTAGAAAAGATGAATCATGAATTATTAAAAATGAAAAATCTTTTTGAGAACATGTATAAGAAAGCTCCAATTGGATTATTTAGATCAAGTATTTCAACTGGCAAATTTCTTTCTTGCAATGATGCAACTGCTCATATATTTGATGTAAGAAATGCTGACGAATTTCTTAAAATAGTTAATGCTTTAGATATTTGGGGAAATAAAAAAAGAAGAGATGAATTAATAGAACATTTTAAAAATCTTCCTTCAATGACTACCTATAATCATATTGATTATTGCCAAACACCAATATCTAAAAAAGAAAGATATGTATCTGTTTCAGAACTTGCCAATTTTGATGATGATTATTTTGAAGGAGCATTTATTGATGTCACGGAAGAGTATTTAGCTAAAAAGAAACTGGAAGAAATGAATAAAAATTTAGCTAAAATTGTTAATGAAAGAACACACAATCTAATTGAACAATATGCTTATACTCAACAATTAATATCAGAATTGGAAGAATCAAATAATCTTCTCAAAATAAAAACAAATAATCTTGAATTAAATCAATTAAAATTAAAATCTATCATAAAAACAATTCCTGACAGTATTATTGTTTGCAAAATAAATGGTAAAATAACCGAATCATATAATATTCCAATGAATTTATTTCATGGGGATCCAATCGATTCAATTTTATCTTTATTCAATTTAGATAATTCTTCTTATTTAATAAAATGTTTTGAAAAAATTATTCAAGAACATCATCCTGAAATTCAAAGTGGTATGATAAAAGAATTATTTAATAATCAAATCAGTTGGTTTGAATATAATATTTTTAAAATGAATTCCGATCATGTTATTTTAGTTTTTAGAGATATTACTTCGAGAATGCAGACAAAAACATTATTAGATTCAATATTACAGTCAACACAGATTCTTTTAACTAAGAAGCCTTTTGAATGTGCTTTGTATGAATCTCTTGAATGGTTTGGTAAACTCAACAATGTTCAACGGGTATTTGTTTATAAAAATGAGGAAGATTCCTATATGAGTTCATTGGTATCAGAATATCATGAAGACCATCTTTTTGATTTAAACAAAGATCAAAATAGACAATTGGATTATCTAAAAATGTCTAATGACCTTTCAATTTATAATCAATTAAAACAGGGGAAATGTGTTGAATTTATTATGAAAAATGAAGACCATGAAAAAATTCCAATAGTTGAGAGATTGAAACATAAAGGAGTTAAATCTATTTTATGTGTTCCTATTATTTTTCAATTGGATTTCTTAGGATATTTAGGAATTAGTGATTATGTATCAGATAGGATTTGGTCAGAGACTGAAAAACAAACATTATTGACATTTGCAACTAACATTGGTTTGATGATGGAAAAGGAGAATTTTTGATGAAATGTTGTAAACATCTAACAATTAGACAAAAATTATATTTTAGTTTGGTATTTACTTTTTTCATTTCATTCTTGTTAATCTTTGTTATTGGAAATCTTTATATTGAATTATCCTTTAAAGAATCTGATGAAAAATTACTTCAAAAAGAAATGAATTTGGCATCTCTTATCATTGGAAATTTTCAAGATAAAATTGATAGTTTTGTATATGATTATGCGCATTGGGAAGAAACATATAAATATACTTCTAATGATAATAAAGAATTTGTTAATAGGGAATTGTTAAATAATTTTACTATTTCATCAAATTATATTGACATATTACAAATCATTTCTGTGAATGGAGATATTCTTTTTCAATATGATTACACAATATTGAAAACTGGAATACCAAAAGAATTCTTAACAGTTAATAAACAATTCATTAATAATAAAAACGATAGTTCTATTTCTGGATATTATTTTGTGGAATCAAGAAATGAAATGTATTATATTGTTTCATATCCAATTGTTTGCCCAAAACATAAAGAATATCCAACTAAAGCTAGTTTGGTTGGTATTGGTAAATTGAATTGGAATAAAATATTTCCAAGAGGCTTTTCACTTTTTGATTCAACAATTGATTTTCAATTTAAACCTCCATTTGATTTGAAACAAAACATGAAAATTCAAAATACACAAGGTCAATTATTTTCAGAATATATTTTAAAAGATGTTCAGGATAGACCCGTTGGTAAAATTCAATTAACAAAATCATTTGAAATCAAAAATACTTTAGATTCATTTTTTACCTTAATAATGTTTATTTTCTTAATAGTTTTTATTTTTTTTCTAACACTTCTTTTTTACTTTTTCATTTCCATTTTTAGGAAAATTAATCAGGTTTGTCTCATCATATATGAAATTAATAATATGGGATCATTAGATGAAATTGAAAATCTAAATATTCAAGAAAAACAATGTCAGTTCGACAATAAAAATGAATTTGAATTTTTAGATTGCCAACTTTATAAAATGATTAATAAATATTTCAATAAGGGAAGACATATCTAAAATGAGCGATAGATTTTGGGAATTTTTAGAAACGGTTCTTAAAAAGGATAAGGATGTTTTTCTAGCGATAATCTTTTTGGCAATCCCCCTTGGTTTATTAGGTTTTGGGATTATTACACCTGATCATTTTTTCAGTTTAGAAAAACCAGTCATAATCTTTTTTATCATATCATTTATTCTAATACTATTCTTTTTCATTTTCGTTAGAATAAATAAAATTTTAAAAGTTGTTGGAGAAGGTTCATCATCAAGTCGAGCCTCATCACCTGAATATACACAAATTGTACAATTAATGACTGAAATCTCAAAATACTTAAATGATCGACATGATGAAAATTTAAAATTGGTCACACAAATGATTCAAGTTCAACAGGCTCTTAAAAAGATGCCTAGTAAAAAACAAATCATTATGATGGTCGAATATGGATTAATGACACTAACATTTAACCTAATAGAAACCTTAATAGCTTTTTCAAGACAAAATGTGAATCTTATACAAAATCAAAATACTCAACAAAATTTAATTCGAAAAGCAGAATTAGACATTAGTGATGCAAAAAATGAATTTTTAAAAATCATTAATGTTCATTTAAACAGGTTGGTATCACCTGAAATATATTCACAAATGGAATATGAATTAGATCAATATTTAACGGACACTGTTAGAATTATTTTACGTGATCAAGCAAATCTTGAAGATAAAATTATAAATATCAATCTTCTTGCAAGAACTCTCTCAAACAATATTTTAGGTTTAATTGCAAATAATTTGAAATGGCCTGACGAGGATTGATGGTTATGACTTCGACAAATTTATTAATAATCTTGTGTGTTGTAATAATTGTTCTTTTAATTATTGGCTATAATTCCAATGAAGACAATAATTTTAACAAAAAGAAAAAGAACATTGAGGAAAAAAAGAAAAGAAAGGATGACCTCAATGTTATTAAGAACCTAACAAAAGAAATAGCTCAAAAGGATGAACAATCAACTCAATTAATTCAAGAATTTCTCAAAAGAGAAACTGCTTCAATCATAATGAGTGAAGAGAAAAATAGATTTTACGAATCAATTATGGATCACACATCTTCACCAATTTATGTTCAGGATATGAAAGGAAAATTTATTTTAATAAATAAAGCTTTTACAGAAATGTTTAAAATAAATAAATCAGAACTTGATCTACAAAAATATAACAATACTAATTTTCTAAATAGGCTTCTTACGGATTTTGACATGCATGAAAATCTTTTGTCTGATGCTTTTGTATTTGATTATAAAGAACCAACTTCTTGTTTATTTCAATTGACAAATGGAAAGGTTATTACCATTAAAAAAACCTATTATCAAAATTCTGTGATGGAATCTTTTCTAATTGGTATTATTAGTGATATTTCAGAACTACACAAAGAAAAGGAAGCTGTTTCTTATGAAAAGAATATGTTAGAACTGATTCTAGATTCATTACCATTACCAATTTTCGTGACAGATGAAAACCTCATTGTTCTTAAAGTTAATAAAACACTGTGTGAATTATTTGGAAAAGAAAAGTCTGATTTCATCAATACGAAATATTGTTGTAAAGATATGTTTCAGTGTGGCCAATGTAATCCTTGCCAAATTGATGAAAAACAAGAATTTTCTGAGAAGATATTTTTAAATGGTCAATTAATAGAACAAAAGAGATATGTTATTATTATTAGTAAAGCATTTTTATTGAATGAAAACAAACATTTTGTAATTTCAATGTTTGATAAAAAACACGAGTATGGACTTTTTCAGAATTGCGGTGATTCAAACCATGATTAAGTATCTTAGAGAAAAAATATCATTCTTATTTTTGATCATCATTTCAATATCTTTTTTATTGTTGAATGGAATGAATCATATTGAAGCTTATAATAAGTATGCTAAATCAGTTTGGAAAAACAATTATTCCTTTATTTTAGAATCAACTTCTAAGAACATTTCAAATTACATTCAACTCAATAAAAACATTAAACCATTTAATGAAAGTCTTAAAGAAGCTTTAATATATTATGTCAAAAGTTTTTCTCTTCATGATTCATATACAAATTTCTTTTTTTATGAAACACAAGAGAATGATTTGATAAATGATTCTTTTATTGATCAATTCAAAGATAAGATTTATTATAAATTAGAAAATGATCCAAATGATATTATCAAAATGTCATCAATAGAAAATTATCTAATACTAACACAAAAATTTATGTTATTGGAAAATAAAACTGTCTTATTGGGTATCTTAATTACACAATCAGATTTAATTGAATATTCAAATACTTATCTTTTTATTGATAGAGAAATCAATAATATTTTCTTCTTTGGAATATTTATTATTTTGTTAATTCTCTATGATTATTATCTATATGTGAAAAATGAGGGATAATGAATGGCAGATTTTAAACTAGAATTACTTGTTCAAGTAGCATTAAATCAAGAATCAACTGTTTTATATACTGTTCCAAATGGAAAAACCTGTATTATAACAGAATGTATTTTATGTAATACTTCACCGAATGATGTAAATATTTATCAGTCTTTCGTTAAAAGGGCTGAAGGACTTAGCACTAAAAATACAATTATTAAAGATTTAACCCTTAAACCAAATGAAACTTATCGAATGACATTTAGCACATTTCTTGCCCCATATACGACAATTAGAATGCATGCAACAGAAGAGAATGTTGTCTCTTGCCAAATATCTGGAGTTCTGATATAATAGGGAAGGCATAATATGTTTAGGTCAATAAATCAAAGATTATCAAATGATACAACAAGATTACAAGAACCTATTGTTATTGATCAAAATGTTCAGGGGATTAAAAAAGGTAATGGTTTGTTTGCTGGAAATAATTTAGAAACTGTAATTGCACATGGTTTGGGATATGCCCCAAAATACGTAAATGTAATTCCAATAAATAATCCTCAAGGGACTTTGGGCGAAATATGGACACGAATGGATCAAACAAATATTTATGTTGGGAATACTGGAACATTTACAGGTCAATTTGTTTGGATTGTAATTAAATAGAAGGAGTAGGATGAAATGGATTTATCCACAGTTGAAAAAATATATCAACAAGATTATAAATCAGTTCCAATTATGAATTCGACATATATTATTACTGGTAAATGTAGTCTTGCATGTAAATATTGTTTTGAGAGAGGTATGCCTGCTTCAAAAAGAAAGGACATGTCCAGTCAAGTAGCTATTCAAGGAATGGAATTTCTTTTTGAAAATTCAAAACATATGCCAAATAATAGATCAATTTCAATTATGTTGTTCGGCGGAGAACCAACAATGAATCCACGAACAATTATTAGTCTAATAAATCATTATAAAAATAATATTAAACCAAGATATCCAAATAGAAATTTTAGCATGAATATTATCACGAATTGTTGTCAATTATCAGATGAACTTTATAATTGTTTTCTTGAGAATGCACAATTAATAAATCTTTCTTGCCAGGTGTCAATTGATGGCATGCCAGAGATTCAAGATTTAAATAGAATACAGCCAAATGGAAAAGGTTCTTCTCATTTAATTCCAGATACATTAAATAAATGGAAACATATTTTTAAACATGATCCAAAACGATTGAATGTTCATGGGTGTTGCTCACCTGAAACCATTTCTTATTTATATGAAAATTATTGTTATTTTAAAGATGTTTATGGAATTTCCCAAATTTGGTTTTTACCAGTTCCAGAATTGGATTGGAAACCAGAACATGTAAAGATTTATGATGAACAAATGAATAAAATTTACCATGATGTTCTCAATGACGTTAAAAAAACTGGCGATGTTAATCAAGCATTCTGTTATGCTCCTTTAGATAGATTTATGTCATGTGATTTTCCAGATAAACCTTGTGGAGCTGGAACAGATTATTGCACAATAACACAAGATGGAGATTTATTTCCTTGCCATCAACTTTATTTTTGTGATAAAGAAAATGAGACATGCATGGGAAATATTTGGGATGGTGTTGATGATGACAAAAGAAGAATCTTTTTAGAGTATGATAGTTTTGATTTAACCTGTCCATCTTCATGTGATCATGGAGCTTGTTATAGATGTTTTGCTTCCAATTATCAAAATCGTGGATCAATGTTATCTCAAATAAGAGGATATTATTGTTCGATGATGAAAATAGATCAGAAATATGAAAGAATGTTAAAGGAGGAACTTTTTAAAATGGGACTATTAAATGGAGAAAATATGAACCACAATCCAAATTGTCTATGTGATTCTCGTGGCGATCAAAATGTTTGCCATAAAGAATGTAATGGAGAATGCCAGGGGGAATGTGGCAATGAATATTGCCAAGATGGTTGCCACGATTGCCATTGCGGAAGTGAAGATCAACATATTAAATCTCAATGGCAAGATAAAGTTTGTAATTCTGAATTTGAAATAGATACATTTACTGATGAACAGGGTAATGAAATTACAATTAAGAGGCGAAAGAAACAAACCAATATTGATGAAGCTATTAATATTTTGTCTCAAGCATTCAGTGAAGTTATTAAATTACTTCAACAGAGGTAATTTTTAAATGATGAAACGAGTTGAAACGTATGTTGTATATGTATCCGGCAGATGTAATTGCAATTGTCATTATTGTTATCTTAAAACTGGTGGGTTGAACCCAAAACTCGATTATGATTTTGATACAGATATTAAACCATTATTGGACAACATCAAGAAATCTACTGAACCATTTGTAATTGAATTTCTTGGTGGTGATCCGATTGTAGATGACTTATCTGTTTTAAATTTAATCAAAACGGTTAATTATTTTCCAACTGGTCAGCCTTTCATTATTACAACAAATGGAACAAGGTTGCCAAATGAAATACTCGAATTGTTAAAATCAAATCCAAATATTTATTGGGCGGCTTCAATGGATGGAACAAAGTGGGCTAATCAATTGAGAATTACCAAAGATGGATATAATACTTATGATTTGGTAATGGAAAATATTAAGACTCTTAAAATGAATAATATTCCTGATAAACAAATTGGCATTCACTTAATTACACATCCTTATAATATTGCTTTTCTGGAACAAAGTATTGATCATCTTTACAAAAAAGGCATTAGAAATTTTGGAATTGGAACAGTAGAATCTACCATGAAGATAGGATATGAATATTGTTCTAGATTCATATATGAATTGAATCAAGTTTCTACCAATATTTGCAATGGTAAATATCCTGAAATTGGTATTGATTTATTTAATGGTATTAAACCAAGAGAAGATATCAGGCAATATATACACGATGGTAATGGAAATATTATTGGTGAATCTTATGGAAGAAATAAAGATGATTTTACACAAACTGATACTTTTAATGTTCAAAAATGTGATAATACAAAGAGAAATTTAATTCAAGAAATTCGTGAAGAAGTCTATTGGAATCATCAAGATAATCTCAAAAAGAGGCTCTTTCATAATAAATAGGGTGAATTTTAATGGCAATTTTAATAGCAAATGAATTTTTTCTAAAACAAATTTTAGAAATGGCCAAAAGAAGAAAAGGACATACCATTTCGGATATAGATAACCAATGGGAGTCTTTGGATAAATTAAAAAACCTAATAAATAATATGGTTCAAAATAGAATTCAAACACAAGATATCTGTCATTGCAATGTTAGAACATCTTCATGTGATTGTTTTAATAGAAGTTCAACAGTTTCAACATGTCTTTGTAATTTAAGAACAGTTGGATGTGAATGTCAGGGGCGAATTATGGTTTGCCCCTCTCATTCACCAACACCATATTCTAATACTTCTATTAGTTTAAAAGAATTGCAAGATAAGGTAAAATCATTAAGAGGTCAAACATTGAATAATTATCCATATCCCGGATGTTCTTGCCAAAATAGAACCAGCGACCCTATTTGCACTTGTCAAACTCGAACTGGAACATGTAATTGTGTTTCTCGAACACCGTCTGCAGATATATGCATTTGTAATATTTATGCGTGTGTTTGTGTTTCTAGAACAAGTGTGCCGGGGCAATGGGGAGAACAATGTTATGAATATGCTCCAAGATATAAAGATTGGCCAACCAATTTTCCATCTGGAGGAAATCAAGGATGGGATAGTTCTTGGACTGTTAGTGGACAATATATTTATGATGTTTGTCAATGTAAGGTTCGGACTATCCATCAACATGCATGTCATTGCAATTACAGAACTGGATTATGTCATGCTGTATCGACATGCCCATCAGACAATATTAATGTTCCAGGTAGCACTTATTGTCAGTGTAATTGTTATCAATGGCCAAGTGGGCCACATTGTGAGTGTAAGTATCGTGTAAGTGGGTGTAGAGAACAAGAAAGATGCACGTGCAATATGAGATCACCCTGTTCAAAAGATTTAAAATTTCCAGGCACTGCAAGTCAGATCTGTTTAGTTTCCCCCTCGGCAACTTGCACAAATAGGTCGTATGATGGTGCACCATCATGCCCAAGTTTTATGCCAACTGGAACAGGTATTGGCGGATCAGATGATGAAGCATCTTCTATGTGTAATACAGTTTCAAATAATAGTCCACGATGTGATTGCCAGTCAAGAACTCCAACAACACCAGTTTGTAATTGCAACTTACAAAATCCATGTGATTGTGTTTCAAGAACTTATACTGATCCACATATATGCAATACGAGATGTGGATGCAATGTTGTTTCAACATATGATACCATTATTAATGATTAAACAACTTAAATTAGGCTAGGATAATTTCTAGCCTAATTTTTTATATTTGGTCGTGATAGTAATGATTAACAATGTTATGAAAACAATAAAAGTATCATTTCAGAAATTTTTCCAATCTTCAAATAAAATAATTCACGTTTCTGGTGATGGTTTTCTAACATTTTTAGAGAAATATAAAGGTGCTAGAAGAATTATTTTAGTTGTTGTCATTTATATCAACATGCATGCTTTTTGGGTAAGTCAAAAGTTAATACTAATGGGAATTCCACTTGATCCAGAATGGAATTATTATCAACTTGGATGGCTTGGATTGTTAGCAACATTTTTAGCCTTTTATACGATGAGTCGTGTTAATGAATTTAAATCAAATACCCCTTGGTCTAGACCAAATAGTTGGGGCAAAGAAAATGCAAAAACATCAGCAGAAATGTCAAAACAATTACCACCAAGTGCTGATGAATCAGAAGGCGAAGGGAATCCGCCAGAAGGAGTTTAAATATGTCAATTCAAAAAGTAAAGTTTTTATATGATTATGTAAAAGATATCAATGGAACTGCTAAGACGGAAGGAAAACAAATCAATGTTTATGGGTTTTGTTGCCAAATTTCATTGGAAACAGCTTATCTCGAAAAATATAGACATTTCAATTTAGCTGGTATTAAATGCACGAAATCATGGGTTAATCGTGGTGGAGAATGTTTTAATGCGAAAACTCCAGAGGATTTTGGTAAAGGATTTGTTAATACTACTGGATGTTTTAGAAAATATGCTGATATTGATCATTTCTTAAACGATTATTCTAGATTAATTCATTCATATTACCCTGTTTCAAGCAATAACAATGATTGTGTTTATGGTTATTTTGCCGGTCTTCATGGTAAATGGGCTACAGATAGACAGTATTTTAAAAAGCTTTGTCAAGTAGCTAAATTCTTAGGCCCTCATATTTTAGGTTCTGAATGGCAATCGAAATTAACAACTTCTTTCAACGTTGCACTTCAAAGAAATCTTCTCGAAGACTGGATGATTGAATGTGTAAAATCAAGTCTTGGAATTAAGGAATGATAAAAATGGAAGAGGAAAAGAAACCTTGGTGGCGTGCATTTGGTGAAAAAGTAATTGGGGTTGGATTAGCAATTGGAGCCATATTTCTTTATTTCTTCATGAGTAAAAAATTTGGCAATGCTAATGATGACAAGATCAAAGAACTTGAAGATCAAATTGAAAACAGAAATAAAAAGATCAAAGAAATAGAAGAGAATGTCTGTCATTTAGAAGAAGAAGATAAACTTGATGAAAAGAAACAGTTTGAATTAGAACTCAAAAGAGAGAAATTAAATGATTTGTTATCCGATAACAAAAAAGAAATTGAGGAATTGAAAAAGAAACCACCAGTTAAAAAAGTTGGTAGTGTAAAAGAAGCCATTAATTTTGTTGAAGATAGATATAAAAATAAGAAAGTAGGTAAATAAAGGATGAAAAAGATTCTTTTGTCATTTGTAATAATTCTTTTATCGGTTAATATTTGTTTCGCTTATGATTATCAAAATGGAAATGTCATTATTCCTGAAAACGATTTTATTCAAATGGCCAATGAACTAAAAGAAAAAGATATTCTTGAACAAGAAGTCTTATTGTTGAAAGAAAGAATTGATCTTTTAGAATCAAAAGATGTATTGTCAGAAGAACAAATTACTGTTATGAAAGAAAGAATTACTGTTAAAGATAGTATGATTACACTCTATAAAGAAAAAGATGAACTTCGTAAACAAAATGAAGAGGACTATAAAGAAATAATCAAAGAAGAGGAACGTAAGATTAATCAACAAATTCGAAGAACTACAAGAGTAAAGACTATTTCAACAGTGGCTATCTTAACAGCTGGTGCATTGGCTTATAGTAATTCGGATGATTCAGGTGCACAAGCTGCAGCCGTTGTTGGAGCTGGACTATTAACATATATGATTAACAATCAGTAGGTGAAATTATGGCCAATGGAACTTTAATATTGGGGAGATTTACAGTTTTTCATGTCGGACACTATTCACTAATTAAGAATGCTAAGAAAAAATATCCAGAAAACGAATTGGTTCTAGCTGTTGTATATGGTGAAAAATCATCTAAAGATGTTTCTAAAAATCCAACTTCTTTTGAGGAACGTGAAAGAATCATTACAAAAACATTAAATAAAAATGGTATGCACCCGTATATACTAGAAGCTAAAACAGGGTATATACCAAAAATGATTACGGATATCAAAGAGAAATTTGATATTGATATTACTGTCATTTATTGTGGCACAGATAGACTTTCTACATATCAGAATCAATTAGATAAAGCTCAAATGGGAAATATTAAACTAGAAGAAGTAAAAAGAGATTTGGATACTGATTTATCAAAAGTAGAATCAAAAGAAGAATTAACAAAAAAGGCTTCTGCTACAGAAGTTAGAAAATCTGTTTCAAACAATGATTTTGAAAATTTTAGCTCCTTAATGCCAGAAGGATTAGATACTGATGACATGAAGGATATCTGGAATATTATGAGAACAGCCTTTAAAGAAAAGGGTTTGATTAATCATATTCTTGTTTCTGGTATTACTCATTTGGAAGACCTTGATATTGATGAATTCATTCATTTTGTAGAAAACTTCTATTCTGAAAATATTGTTAAGATTCAAAAACTTGACGGAACTTTCAATATGTCAATTGTCAAAGAAAATGGAAAGATTCAATATAAGAGACTAGCTAAGAAACAAGATGAACCATTTACGGCAGATTCATTACCTGAAAATCCTATTTATAATGCTCTTCGTTCTGCCTGTCTTGCTTGTGATTTTATTCAGAATACTCTTGACTTTCTTTTGAGTGATGGGGATGCTGTTGATTGTGAGGTTCTTTATTCTTCACAGCCAAATACTGTGGCATACAATTTAGATAAAAACTATCTGGCTTTCCTCCGAATGCTCCAAGGAGACCAGTCAAAAATTGAAAAACTCCGTGAAAACCTTCAAGGAAATACCGTCTCGGTCAGGACACCGACCTATTTCTATAATTGGGATACAAATACTATTGAAATGAAAAATCAAGAAGATATTTGGGCCTTTACAACTCCACAAGTCATCACACAAGTTGAAGGGGAACAAACGGATCAATTAGAAATTTTGAAACAGTGGTTAGAAAATCAAAATGATATTCTTCCTGATAAGACAAATTTTGATGTTATGAAATTGTCTTTGGTTGGTCTGAATAAAGATACTAAACAACAATATAAATCAGCTAGGGAATCTGCTTTAGAAGAAGCTCGAAAGATGAAGATCAATATTAAACAACATCTTGTGGAAAATGTTCTAAAGAAAATGAATTTTGATTTAGGTGGAACAAATCAAGAAGGTATTGTTTTACGTGATGATGAATTGAAACTCATCACAAAATTAATTGATAGAGAAGGATTTACCAAGACAAATAAACTAAATTGGAAATATATTGAAATGTCTACAAAGGGAATTAAATTGGATGATGGAACATGGTTGACAGGAGTAATGGCACAATTAAATGAAAATATTTCAAATACCTTTAATGTTCCTATGTTGAAAAATCCAAGTCAATTTGTTCGATATTGCAAAAATCAAACTGATTTAAATTCTAATATTCTTGCTGTTTCAAGATTTGTTGAATCAAGTATTGATACTAACAATAGTAATTCAAAACTATTATTAATCAATAATTCTATTCGTAATGCTAAATTACAGATTAAAGAATTATTGGATGAATCAAAAATTGATGATAATCTTTCTCCAAGAATGAAAGAAAGAACTAGTGATAGTTTGGGGATGGTATTTAATAAATTGAATGACCTATCCTCTTTTATAGGAGACTTGGTATCAAAACAAGATATGACTGATAATGCTAGAATAACAGCTTTCTTAATTGCCTTCATTAATGTTGAGGATGAATAAAAATGAAAGATATTTATGATGAAATCATTTTATCTTTTGCAATGCCTCAAAAATCAACATTGACATTTGTTGATATTGATGATACACTATTCAACACGGCAGCACGAATAAGGGTAATTGATAAAGAAGGAAATATAATCAAAACATTATCCAATTCAGAATTCAATCATTATAAATTGAATCCCGGAGAATCATACGATTTTGCAGAATTCAAAAGTTCAAAAATATTTCATGATCAAAGTAAACCAATTCAGAAAAATATTGAAAGAGTTAAAAAGATTATAAATAAAATTCAATCTGGTTCACAAATGGGCAAAGTTATTATTTTAACTGCAAGAAGTTCTTTTGATGATAAAAATCTATTCCTTCAAACATTTAGAAATTGTGGAATTGATATTGACAATAAAGATATCATTTATGTTGAAAGAACTGGTGATATTGAAACGGATGAACCAATTCCAGAAAAGAAAAATAAAACAATTTTAAAATATCTTTCTACTGGTCAATATAATGTTGTTAAATTAATTGATGATCATATTGGAAATATAAATGGATTCAGGAATTTTGCTAATTCTTTTGCTGAGAAATATCCAGACATAATTGAAACGATTCGAAAAAACTTTCCACAAAATAAGGAGGTTCCATTCAACAATACAATCATCTGGTGGCCACTACTCACAGACCCAAATACCGGAACTGTGAAATTGATCCACGTCTAGAAAAAGAGGGGGCTTGACAGCTTCCTCTTTTTTTGGTATTATAGTCTTGTCAACGGTTGAGGACAGATCACAAAAAATTCGGAGGTGTGTGTGAGACATGAATTTTAAATGGTTTGATTTGAATCAAATTGATGACATTAATGAATTGAAAAAGTGTTTTCGGAATTTGATTCTTCATCATCATCCAGATCGTGGTGGCAAAGAATTTGATATGAAAGAAATCAATGATGAATACGAAAAAGTTTTTAACTATTTCACTACAATGCCCGGATTCAATGCAAAAAAAGATGGCCAGGTTGATGACATGTTCCGGGAAATCATTGAAGAACTTTCGAAGTATGACAATATTGATATTGATATTACGGGGAGTTGGGTTTGGGTTTCTGGAAAGGGAACTTTTTCAATCAAGTCCGTTTTGATGGAATTGGGATTTAAATATTCCGGGGTAAAAAAGATGTGGTATTATGTTCCAGAAGGTCAAAAGAAAAAGATTCACAAGGGTTATAAAGGATTTAAGGAATATTCCACGGTAAAAGCAATGTGGGGCGGTCAAACGGTTGTTCATAATGAGAAGAAAAATGAAGAACTTGTTGGAAAGAAAGGATAAAAATGAAGAAGTTTGAATCTTTTGAAGATAAGGTTGAGGAAGTTTCCCTTTGGTTTTTGAATGATGAAGGTCTTTATCGGGTAATGTTTCGAGTTGATAATGCGTATGATTTCTTTCCTACTCTAAAGAGTCTTGGCATTTTGTCGATCAATGATATCACCCTTAATCACGAACTTTGCCGAGAAGTTTATTATCGTTGTATGGAAGGGGAAAGTGAATAATGAATATTCATGTTAATAGGTTGATTGGTGGAAGCGTTCTAATAAGTAGTTATATAAGAAGAAGAGTATGGGAAGGGGGGGATCTTATAGATCCCCACTCCCTTAATAATATTATTAAAAGGAAGGAAGTGTATAAAATATGAATAATGATATCCTTTCTAAGCAAATTAGTATAATTTGTGAAGCAATTAATCGCGGTAATAATGATATTCAAAACATTCTAAATTATTATAATAATAAGATTAATGAACCCCAAAAGAAATTAACACTACCTATTATGAATGAGTTGGAAGCAATTAATGTGTTAATGATGATGTATCATCTATACAAGATGATACACATTAAGTATGATTATAACAATTATATGAATAATATGTATTATATAATTTAGTGTTTTGATGGGGAATCTTAAAAAGATTCCCCATTTGCGCGTAAGCGCAATATTCATTATATGATGGTGTTAATAAGGTTAGGAATGGTTAGAATGGAATGTATTCATCGCCATCCAATAATTCAAAAACTTTTTAAGAAAGCTGAAACTCAAAGTCATTTCTATTTTCTTTTAAAGAAAGAAAACATCTTTCATGTTCCCGGTCATACCGATTCTGTAATCACTCCGTCTATTGCCTATGAAGCTTTTGATATAATTCATTCGAAAGATTAAAGAAGACGGGAGAGGATAATTCCTCTCCCTTTTTTATTTATAGATTTTTCAATCCAAAAGGACAATAATTTATATACTCAACCATGACACCTTTATATCTTGGATCATCAATTTGTCTTCTTTGATTCTCCAAATTCTTTGCCATATAAGCAGCATATAGAATAGAATATGTAATACTCAATTCGATTTCGGATTTGCTCTTATCAACATGAAGATTTTCAAACTCTGGAAACTCTTCATACAACCATTCAACATACTGATTATAATGTTCAGGGATTAACCTCAAAGCAATATGGAAAATTCGAATCAAATGTTCAAAAAGTTTTCTTGTTGAATATTCCATTCCCGAAAGAATAAGAATACTATAATGATCATCTGGATAATTCTTCCAAGGTTTCCAATTGATATACCTCATGAATGTTCTATTTTCCAGATGCATATATTGAAGGGTTTTCCAAATTTCGGAAATACAAAGCCAATTATTATCTTCTATTACGGGCAATGAATGAACTTCCTGAATAATGTGAGAAGATTTTCGTTCGAGTGTTTCATGAACACAATTATAAATATCTGGAGTATTTACAATTAGATTTTTTAAACAAATATTATTAATCATATCTCTCTTTTCATGAGAAAGAATACATCTTTGTTCTTCAATATAATCAATATACTGAAAAATAAAATGAGCAACATCAACAATTTCTTCAATTGTTAAAAAATATTTCTTTTCTTTATCATACTGTTGATTACTCAAAGCATTGTCAACTTCATATAATTCATCATGAAGAGCCTGAAAATTTGTAGAATAAAAATTACGATAGTAATGATTCAAAAAAGGCAATCCCTTAAATTCTGAATCAACATGAAGCCAGTCAATATATCTTTTAGTAAGATAATTCCTTACCAATGAATATTGCATCTTCAACATATCATGAAGTAGCAAATTCCGATAAGCATCATTATGAACAAATTCAGTATACAAATTCGGAATCTTGCCCAGAACCTTAAATCCTCTATGGATGTTTTTATTAATTGTAATGTCCGACATTAATTAGTCCTCCGAATCTTCATCTTCATCATTTTTAGAACTACTTTCTTCAATTTCATTTAGATGTTCAGGGTCTTCAATTTCTTCCTGACCAATCAATCTATTAATTTCTAAGAAATTAGCATCAATATAGTTTTCAACATCTTCTGTTAATTGATTTAATTCATCTATTCCTTGAAGTCTCTCATACAATTCTTTTGCATAAAACTTATCATCCGGTTCATTGGCAAAATAACAATAGGCACCAGCCTTTTTCATATAACCAATATCAACCATTATTTTAGCAAAATTAGCAAGAGACTGTTTGAGAGTAAATCCATTCATATAATCAAAATATGCTTCAATAGATTGACGTGGTTTGAACAGTCGATTTTTCACTGGTGTTGAAATTTTAACAATTTGACCTTCAATATCTTGTTTTCCTTTTGCAATTCGAACAAGAACATCTGAATTATGTTTCAATCCCTGTCCACCAGGCAAACTATATTTATCAGCGTGTCCAATAACTTGCATATTGATTCTTGATTGTTGAATTAAAACAAGACCAACATTAGCTTTTTCAATTATACGTTTTACTTTTTTCATATTACGATTGATGACTTTTGCAGCTGAAGCTATTTCAACTTGATCCATTTTTCTTTCATTTTCATCACTTGTCAAAGTTCCTGCAAGTGAATCATATACAATTAAAACACCTTTATCATTGACATTATGAGCAATTGCCAATTCAGAAATTTTCTCAACAATATCAAATGCTTCTTCAATACACGTAGGCCACAAATGTTTAATTTTTGACCAGTCAATACCAAGTTGGGCAAAACGTCTTTTTTCAAGGGCCCTTTCAGTATCCAGAAAGACAGGTAATACCCCTTGTTCAATGGCTACTTTCAGAAGCCTTGCAATCATACTTGTTTTGCCGCTTCCTTCCGGCCCATAGAACGTTGTAATTTTACCATTTAGGGGTATGCCCCCTGTTCTTGGTCTTCCAGAAATGAAAAAATTAAAATCAGGTAAACCAGTATCCATAAAGGTCGTATCTTTCAATTGTGTAATAAGAGAATTTGGATAGGCTTTTCCAAGAAATTTGTCCAATGCCGAACCAAAATCGCCAGAAGGTTTGGATGTTGTTTTAGCAGTTTTCCTTCCTCGTTTTGGTTTCTCTCCTACAGCATGAACAATTTCTTCAGCGGTTTCAACAATAGATTCATCAGTGGCGGAAGAATCAACTTCCGCCACTGCAACTTTCTTTTTAAGTCTTGGCATTAGATATTACTCCTTCATTTCTTTCTTCAAATCTTCCAACCAAGAATCATCAGACTGAACATCTTCATCCTTCGGCTTTGGTTCTGCCTTCTTGGATGGTCTGCCAGGTTTCTTCTTTTCCTTTGGTTCTTCTTGTTCTTCTATTTTAGCTCTAGATGGTTTCTTTCCACGATATGCCATCATTTCCTCTGTAGCTGAAATTTCCTCATCCATATCCATTGGCAATTCTTCAAAAGATTCATCTTCATCACTTTCACGAGAAGGTTTACTCTTAGAAATTTTCGAAGCTCTTGACATCAGACTTCCTACATTGCCACTACCCAATTTCTTACCAGTTTTAGAACCCGTTTTCCCTTTACTATCACCATCACCCAAATCAGGGCAGAAGCTTTTCTTAAAAATACTCAACATAGTTTCCATGTATTCAATCAATTTAGGACTTACTTTATTGGGGAAACAAACTGTCTCAAGGTCTTCAATTTCATCCATTGTAAAGCCCAACTCTTCAAAAGATTCATCGGAAAGTTTAACATCCTCAACAATTGGCCATCCTTCGTCCGAGGTGCCAACATAAAGATCAAAGCCTTCCGTTTCAATTCTTTCTACATCTTCATCATTCATATTTTCATTAATGAAAGAAAGAATATCCCTCAAGAACATATCAGAATAAGTAAACTGATATCTCTTACCAGTTTTATATGAGAATACCATTGAAGCAATATTATCTTTAGCAACAATTTTCTTCCAGATATCTTTACCTAGTCTATTCTTTTCAATAAATGAACACAGTGGGCAATCCCCTAATACATGACCTTCCCTATTGGTAGAAGAAAGACATGTTGCAACTTTCCATCCAGAAGACACTTGAAACATGTGCAACTTATATTCAAGAAACCAAAGATCATCCTTCTGTGGAAGGATTCGAATAACACCTTTATGTTCTGCAATATTCTTTGGGTATAGTCTTTCAAGACGATCTTCTTTATTTGAAGAAGATTTATTTTCAGAAGAAGTCTTTGCCTGGTTCAACCTATTTAACACCGAATTATAACGATCTTTAATGCCTGCCATTATATTTCCTCCCTATCATTTACCATCGTAATTGTTCCAACCATTTTCAATTTTAACAACGTTTCATTTAAATAATCTACAACTTTTTCATCCCCAACATAAACCAATTCATCATGGACTAGATAAGATGGCATCAACCCACACAAATTTTTCATATTAAAAGCAACCTTAATAATCTGATCATGAACATGTCCTTGAAGGTATTTTAAATGTTCTTTCCAAATATCCTTTTCATAGTCCTGATAATTCAATAGACAAATATAAGGATTGACAATTCTTCTCAATCCTTCATGAATGTGCAACTTGGTCGAATACTCCCTGCCTACTTTTCTATTATACCACAAAATTTCAGTTTGTAAAGAGGTGAGATTTTCCTGTAAATCGTTGAAGTTCTTGGAAGTGTATTTTACACCAAATTTATGTTGAACCATTTCAAAGATAATTTCGGGGTCATTGCCAGAATGTATGAAACTATTCAACACAAATTTAATCATGTCCGAAAGTTCTGGATTCTCATATCTTTTTTGAATAAGAAAAGGCAATACTTTTGAACCAGTAAACTTAGCCAAACATGTTGGTTCAGCACTTTTTAAATCCATTTTAATAATTGATTTTCCAGTAGAAAGAATTTTGTCATTGATATATTTTCTAGCTCTCTTACTATTCTGAATATTATCACTACCACTAAAATACCATCTTCCATAATTTGAAACAGTGATTTTAGGTCTTAAAATTGTTGATTCCAATTCAACACCAGATTCCAAATAATTCAACATCATTGATGTGAAATTCAATAAAGAACCTATTTTCAATCGTCTATTAAATATTTCATTGACTAGTGTTGATTCTAGAAGACAATGATAATTGTCAATTGGACATAAATTATATGAAGAGAAACAATGTGAAGTTGATCCAGTATAATAATTCCTAATCAATTCATATCGAAGATATTTCTTATTTTTAGGCCATTGAGTTAAATCAATTGGAAAATTTGTAATGATATTGGTAAATTGAAAAATCACATTCATCCATTTCTTTTTCGAATAAATGGAAATTTCTTCGTAATAAAATTCCTCCTTTTTAAAATAATACAGTTGCATATTCTTACCATTTTCAATAATGATAATGGTATTTTCATCAAAAGAAACCGATTTCTTCCACTTGATCTTTCTTAAATATTCCATAAAAAACTCTTCTGAATTAACTGCATAATTAAAGGATGAATCACATACGATTCGTTTTTTCAATTTTTTATTCCATATTTTAATAAACCTTTCTTCATTTCCAGTCAGTAATAAATTTTCGAAGATTGACATTGGACGCAGTTCCTTTCGGAATCCTAATTTGATTCTGTATTGCAAAATCATGAATTCTTGTGGATTGATTTTTCATAATTATCCTCAAATGATCAGGGCCCATTGATGTAAAAATGTCATTTGGGTCAGAATGTTTTAATACTACAATTTCGGTATCTGGATAATAAGACTGTAATCTTTTTGACAAATTCAAAATTGATTCAACATTTCCTTTATCTTTTTCAATTGAATCAAGAACAATTTTAATTTTTGTAAATGGTGTAAAATTATGTTTAAGTATTTCCAATCCATTCTTTGAAAGATTTTTACCAAGTAGGGAAATAGCAACATAATCATTCATGGATTTATTAACACTATAAGCATCAAAATATCCTTCTGTAATATAAAGGACATTTGTTTTTGGATTTGAAACAACTTCATCCAAAAAAGAAAAAGATTCAGAAGGTTTACTAAAATGATACTTTTCAATGTCTTTAGAAGAAAGATTATAATATCTCGGAGACTTACCAATATCATGATATTTTCTTCCTACCAAATGACTGACTTCATAATTATTAATGATAGGAATGTAAATATAATTCTCATCAACAAAATAATTGTCAATTTCTTCAACATCACCATTTGTTCTTTTAAGAGCATATTCATAAGCACTTGACACTTCTGAAATATGAAGTAGTTTGTAATCATTAATGAATTTACTAAAATTAGATTCTTTATTGGCAGTTTTTTCTTTGTATTCTTGAATTGTTAAAGAAGTAATTATTCTTGCCATGTCATAATGACTAACACCTAAGTCTTCTGCCATGATATAATAAAATTCATCCAACAAATCATAATCCTTGAAGTATTTAAAAATGGTTTTGGATTCCTTACATTTAAAACAATAAAAATTGTTCCATGTAAGATTAATTATACCATGAAACTTTGTATCTTGGCAATAGGGGCAATTGACAATCAGTTTATCATGTTCCGAACTGTTCTTTGTTTGAATATTGTTCAAAATAAATCTTTTAATTACTGGCAAGTGTTCTTTTGTGAGATGAATAAATTGTTTATTCATTGCTTTCCTCATCTCCAGAAGGGCCATCTTCTTTTGACCAATCTCTTGTTAAACATCTTGAATAATCAATATAGGCATTAAATGCTCCACCATCTTCCCCATAACGAGAAGCAGCTACAAACAATTTAGCCTTATGATTTCGTTTATCAGCAGGAGTGCAATTAATACTGACAGCAACAGTTGCAATTCTTACAATACCAAAAGATTCAGCAACATCTGCCATATCAATTAATTCTCCCTCTTCAAGTCTTCGAACAGAATCCCTATTTGTTTGAGAAGCCGTCACGAGTCTGATTTTCAATTCTTCAGCTACTCGTTTCAATCCATAATAGATATTGTCTATTTCAAATCTTTTCTGTGTATATCTCCTAGTTGGTGCCATAATATCAGCATAGTCAACACAAACCGTATCAGGAAAGAAACCAGTAACGCAATGGTGTTTCTTAATGAACATCAACAGTTGATCAGGTGTAAAAGCATCAGGAGGACATTCTTTCACAACTAATTTTCCAAGATAATCTTTTTGTAATTCTTTTAATCTACGAACAGTCGTATTCATTAGGAGTTCATTCTTTGTTAATCCAAGAAGTCTCATATCATATCTATCAATAATTCTTTTTTCTGACATTTCCAAAGTAATATGTAAAACATTTCTTTGTTCAAGTAATGCTTTGGCCCCAACATTTACAAGAAACATTGATTTGCCAGCTTTGGCAGGAGCTAGAAAAGTAAACAAATCTCCTTCTGTTAAACCACCATCCAATGCTTCATCAAGTCTTGAAAATCCTGTAGGAATTCTTAAATAGTCGGTATGTTCCAATCTAGCTTTATGACGAGTTAATATTTCCTGTTCATCATAAGCTACTGTTCCCATTTCATAAATATCAGTTCCAACAGATAATGCTTCTTCAATACGTTCCTTAATCTTTGGATATTTTTCAATTTCCGAAAGATCATTAATAGATTCAACAATACTCTTTTTCATTGCCTGGTGTTGAACAAATGTCAAAACATTATCTTGAATAAAATCAAGTTCACCTTGTTTAAGATCACGATAATTATAAACCGTTTCAATAAGTTCATCAACTTCTTCTGTTTTTACTTTGGCAGGAATGAAATTATCCAAAGCAATCTTAGAAGGAAGTTCTTGATACTTCTCAAAGAATTTTCTAATTGCAGCAAACAATAAAGAATACGTGTCCACCTCAAAATGAAGTGGACTAATTTCACTTCCCAATCTCAACATAAATGTGGGATGTTGTAAACAAGCAATAATTACTTCCCTTTGAAAATCTAATGTAAAAGCAAATTTGTCTGGTTCATAAACTGTATTGTTATGAGTCATTCAATATCCTCCAATTTTTGTAAACCTTCCTCAATGATATCATGAATCGTCAAAATTGGCAAGACTGATTTTTTGTTTGGTCAAACTTGATCGAATTTTTGAATCTTCTGTAGTATTATTAGATGTTCCATTCAAAACATAATCTCGAAAACATTTACTAAATTCACCTTGAAAAATCATTACAATTTCTTTATATTTCAATTCTGAATGTTGATGTTGAATCTTTTTCAAATTGGAAATATCTACTTCATATATAGAAGAGGCCCATGACAACATTTCATCGGCCTCTTTAATTCCCTTCTTTTTTAAATATCTCAACTTTTTGATTTCAGCATTTTTCATTTGTTGATAAAATCCAAAAAATTTAACACTCAAAACCATATTTGCCAAAGGAGTGTTATGTTCGATATTCATCAATGTTTTTATATTTTGCCAATTAGAAATAATTACTCTTAAATATTCATACAATGAAACATTTTTTTCATCAATAAATACTTGAAGTTGAATTATTTGTTTCCATTCACTTACAGATATTAAATATTTTCCAAGAGTTAATCCATTAGGAATTTTATCAATGTTTGGCACTTTAATACTTCTACCTTCTTGCCAAAAATACTTTTGAATTAATCTATTGTAAAGAGCACATGATTCTCTAAGTGCTCTATAAGCACTATAATCTTGTTTGTCTCTTTGATTTAGAAAAATCATGATATTTAATAGTTTTTATCAATATACATCATTACACTTACTAAATTTTCTGATTTAACATAATCAGGTAAATTTGTTTTAAAGATATTGTTCTTTATAAATGTAATCTTTTTCATTAATGCTTTTGGCAATGTTAAATAAGCATTTGATCTATAGACAGATTTAGTATTATCAATTTTATAATTATCAGTAATCCAATCTAATAGCTTTTGAATACTCATTTGAATTGCTTTAAAAATAGCTTTATATTTAGCTTCCAGAGAAACTTCTTTTTGAAAGAGATTTGTAATAGATTTCTTTTTATTTGTTTCTGATGGTATGATTTCTTCTTCTAGATTTTCTTGAATGGCAAGAATCAAAGAATTCAATTCTTTTTTATCATTGAGTAATATATTTAACTTATCTGAAATTGACTTAAAATAAAAATAGACAAATTGCATATCTTCTATATTTATTTCATCACTTTCTGGCCCTATATGATCAAAGATTTTAATAGGATTGCCAGAGTATCCAGACTTACAAACAACAGGGTCTTTTTCAAAATCATTTACATATCCAAAAATATCATCATCAGAATTTTCATCATTATTAGAATTTTGCAATTCATGAATAGACATTTCACAACTGTGTTTCAATAACTTCTGATAATACATGAGAAAAGTATTTTTAATAATTCTATTTGAATATGGGAATACTTTGCCTTTTTCTAAAGTAAATCTTTGAAGAGATTTATATATTTCATAGATAGCATAAGCAATGGCATCATCCCGATTATCCTTAATCAAATCATTAGCATAAAATTGTTTGTTCAACATCCCATTTGCCTGGGCCACAAATTGATGGTATAATGGGGCAAGATCATTCATGTCCTTACTCTCTTGATATCGAAGAATACATTCTTGAGCCATTTTTTCATCAAAATACATTTTTTTCGGTTTCTTTTCTACATCTTCCATTAAATTCACCTCGGGGTCTCAAACTGTTTCTACCAGTATACCACACAAATCCAGTTTTGGCAACCCCGAAGAAGTTAAGGAAAGTTGACGCTTGCCAAATTTTGGTGGGTGTGATATAATGAAAAAGAGTTGGAACAAAAACCCTGACTGGAGGAAATTGAATGAATGCTTTGGAATTAGACAAAAAGATTAATGATGTTTGGTTTGAAAAATATCGTCCACAGACAATGGACGATCTTATTTTGGAACCTGATTTGAGAACATATTTTGAAAAGATTATTGAGGAACAGAAGTTGCCCCAACATTTGATGCTTTATGGAAGTGCGGGAGTTGGAAAGGGAAGTATCATTAATGTATTGGTAAATGCAATTCCTTGCACTGTCTGTTATATTGATGGCAGTGCAGATAACAAGGTTGAAAACATTCGTGAAAAAATTATTCCATTTGCTAAATCAGGAAGAATATTTAAGAATCAAATCAAACTTGTTATTATCAATGAGTCTGATAGACTTACCCCTGAAGCAATGGATGCTCTAAAGGATATTTTAGAGACGGGTTCATTAACTTGTAGATTTATTTTTGCATGTAATCGAATTGAGAGAATGATTGAACCTATTAAAAGTAGATGTTTGAATTTCCGAATTAAACCACCTATTAAAGAAGTTTGCACAAAGATTTGTCAGAAGCTTAAAGAAGAAAAAATTCCTTTTGAAGTTGATGCTGTAGCAGCTATTGTAAAGAAAAAGTATCCTGATTTTAGGGGCACTTGGAATGAACTTCAATCAATGGCTATTTCAATGGGAGAAATTAGCACTTCCTTTATTAAAGGCACTTCTGATGAATACAAATCACTTTTTACTAAACTGTTTAATATGACAAATATTAAAGAAATTTCAGAACTTCTGAAAAAGTCTTTGTATGACGAATCCATCTATACCGAATTGGCAAAGTATCTCATTGAAAAATATGAAAGTGCAGATGCAGTAATTGTTTGTAGTGAAGGGATGTCAAAAGCAACAACTGTTTATGATACAGATTTGAATCTTCTGTCAACAATTTTAACCATTAAAGAGATCATTAAATAATGACACTTGCCAAACCCTCCCATCTGTGGTATACTGGAATCAAACATCTTAGATTGGAGGGCATCATGAAAATCAAAACTTTCAGCGAACTTATTGATTATTATAACAAAATATCTTTAGACAAATTCAAGGTTCCAATCCTTGAAAATAAAGTTCTTGTTTTGATTTATCACGGAAAATATTATGCATTTTATGGTCATGCCATGGAAAGATTAATCAAAAGATTTTCTTTCCATTTTCTTGATTGGACACTAAAATTGATATCGGAAGGAGACAATAACATTGAACGATACTTAGAAACTGGTGAATCAAAAATATTCCTCATGGAATCAAATATCCGAAAAGATGAATATATTGCACGTTCACAATCTATAAGAATGATTTATGAACGTAAAGTATTTGTCAGAGAAATAATGACAATTGATTTTGACAATGAGGAACTTTACAGAAAAAAGTATTCAAACAAGTTTAATGTTTTGAAAACAATATATTTTGATGAAAGTATTAAAACATCTAAGACAAAACGCAGGAGGTAATATTAAATGAATAGAAATGATTTAGAAAGAGAATTCAATGAAGTATTTCAGGAGTTTCATCCTTTTCACTGGACGACAAAAAAAATTCCGAATATTAATAAGGATTCTAAAATTTTGATTGATGGCAAAGTGTATTGTTTGATCGAAGATCAGTCAAACATGCCTAAGTATCAAGTTGGTGATAAGGTCTATGCTCCATTCTTTGTTCAGGGTGTTAAACTTGATGAAAATGGTCGAATTATTTATCTTTTGTCTTTGAATCCCAATGAAAAACCTTTGATTCAAACAGATGAAATTAATCTTTTAAAGCCTTCGGAGGAATAAATAAATGAGTGAAGCTAAACTGACCCTTTCTGGCGATATTCTTAAATCCATTGGTAATTTTATTTCAATGGTTCCAAGTAAGATTTTTGGCTCAATTCCTCTTCGATTTGAGAATGGTTGTATTAAGATTGAAGCAACATCTTCGTCTTTTGGATATATAATTTCCTTCAAGAAAGAAATTGAAGACCTTGAAGTTGATGAACCATTTGTAATCAATTTCTTGGCTGATAAGTCTATTGATAAGATTTTTACTTCTTTCAATACCATTGAATTTTATGATGAGTATATTCATGCCATGAAGCTGAACAAAAGTGGCGATGTTCAAATTGATACTGTTCTGACACTTTTGGAAACTGATGAAATTACAGAAGTGCCACATTCTGTTGAAGAGATTTATGATTTTATTAAACAGGCTAATGAAGATGTTGATGATGATGAAAAGTTTACCACAACTCTTGACATGGAAACAATTTCTGATTTCCTTGGTTCTCTCAAGGTCTTGGCAGAACAGGATAAATTTATTGTTGATGTGAAAAAGACTGGTCAATTTGAAATTATCGGTGAAGATTATACAAAGACAAAGGTTGCCTATACTTTTGGTAAAGTAAAGTGTGATAAACCTTTCAAAGCTGTTTACAAAGAACATTTGCCTAACATAATGTCGGAAGTAAAGTCTTCAAAGATTTGTGATGATGCCACTTTCTTTGTTTCTCCAAGTGTAATTATCATTGAACCAAATTCTAAAGAAGATGGGGAACAATATATCTACGTTGTTGCTAGCGTGTAATTGATTCGGGGTATAGGGGTTAAAATACTCCTATACCCTTTTTAAATATAAGGGGGTTCTATAATGGAAAATTTTATGGTAGAAGAACTTGAAAGAATTCGTCCCATTCTTGATCTTATAAATACTAAATTTTGTGAACAATTTTTTGATCATCCCAAAAGAAATAAAGACGGTTCTGTTGATATCAATATTAAATTTGATGAATTTGATTCTAAAGATATTGATTATGCGTGGGAACTTTACCTTCATTCTTTTACCAATTGTCTAAATGAATTATTTGAAAAGAACAATATTACTTCTAGAATTTCTTTGATAAAAGGTATTGATGGAATTCTTGAATTGAAAACTATTGAGGTAAATAATGAATAATATTTTAATCATTGACTATTTTTCTCTTGTTAAAAGATATTATAGATTAGATGAAGATCAAGATAAAAATGATTTCATTATGACCTATATTGATAAAATTCTTCCTAGAATTGTTGAAGCCATGATTAAATATAAGCCAGTTATCACTTTTGTTGCCTGTGATTCTGGTAAAAACGTTCGTGCATTAGCTATTAATTCTGAATATAAAGGCAATAGAAAAAAGGCTAAAAGTATTTCAGAAGAGGAATTAATGCAATCAAAAATTGAATTGTTGAAAATTTTTGTGAAAGCTCTTCCAGTTGTATTTCTTGAAAATAAAAATACGGAAGCTGATTTCATTGTATATAGTGTTATTAATTATCTCAAAGAAACAATTGGACTGGAAAATGTTCAATATATCATTGGAAGTAGTGATAGTGATTTTATTCAACTTTTTGATGATGATGTTGTTATGAATAATTGGAATCATCCAAATGTTCTCATTACTCAAAAGAATTTTTCTGACTTTTTTAAAGGGTTAGATGGTTTTTGTTGGCCAGAGGCTTATGCTTTTGCCAAATCATTTACCGGAGATACGGCAGACAATATTAAAGGCGTCGGTGGTTTTGGATGGAAAACAGTTATTAAACTGTTTAAAATCATTGGGCCGGTATCTTCTATTAAAGAACTTCAAACTAAAGTAGATGAACATCTTAGTAATAAAAAAGGTGATAAATCAGATTTAGCTTTGTTAAATAGAGTAAAGAAAACAATTCTTGGGAACAAATCAAAATTTGAAAAGCTCTTAAATAATCAAAAAATTATTGACTTTTCTATGTTGGAAACTCCTTATTTCATGGAAGTTAATAATACGATTGAAGAAGGATTATCAACGTTAATTGAATTTGATGAAAAGAATTTTAAGAAAATCATTTCTGTTGATTGTTATTTGGATGGAACAGAAGATGATAGGAGAGTTAAAAGATCATTCCTTAAAGAAATTATGTTATTGAAACAAATTGTTTCAAGAAGTAATAAATTTATTGATCAAAATATTCCGTATGAAGAATAGATTTGAGGTGTCTTAAAGATTGAAAATATTGTTTTTTACAGATTTACATATTCCAAACCAAACGAATTCAGTATCTAATTCTGATTTTAGGGAGTGTTTGGAATTTCTACAATTTATTAAAGAACAGATTGTAGAAAATAGAGTTGATCTAGTAATATTTGGTGGTGATTTATTTGAAGACCCTAAATCAATTACATCGTCAGCCTTGACATTCTTTTCAGATGAAATTGCCACTATTGCCCAATTGAGTCAATTAATTCTTTTAGTAGGAAATCATGATTCAATTGAACATAACAAAATTGAAGATACTCAAAGAATTAGTCTTTTGAATCATTTGAAACATTATGATAGGGTTAATGTAATAGATGCTCCTCATTGGATTACTATACATGAAGAAATGACACAATTGGTTTTTGTGCCATATTGTAAAAACATTTCTGATATTCTTGAATCAATGGCATTTAATCTTCACGAATCTCATAGAAAGATTCTCTTTGGACATTTTGAAATCAGTGATTTTAATTATGTTAATATGAATAAAGAAATGATATTATCAACAGTTGGTAAATTACCATCTGTCAAAGATATAATTGAAACATATAAATATGATTTATCATTTATTGGGCATATTCATGAACCAAAAACATTTGGCCCTAATCAGGAAGTCATTTACACTGGCTCTTGTAGGAATATTGACTTTGGAAATTCAACAGAAGACAAATTTATTTATTTGATTGATACACAAACACTGTCTTATGAAAAGATTAAGAATCCAAATACCTATACTTTCAAGAAATTCTATTCATTGGAAGATGTTAAGAAATATATGGTAGAAAAAACAAAATCTGAATTATCAAGAACAAGAATTATTTTTCACTATAAAACAATGGACGAAGTTCAAAAGATTAATAAGATAAAATCGTATTTTGATTCTGTTAGGTTAGATAAAATCATTGAAGAAGAAAAATCAACTTCAAATAATGATTCAAATCAAAGTCCTGAATTTTTTAATAGAAAATATGAAATTGTCAATGAAAACAATATCTTGTCTTTTATTTTTGAATTTGATAATATTGATGAAAAGAAAAAAGATTCCTATATTCAAATGTTTGATTATATTAGGAGACAGAAAGTATGAAAATAAAATCAATGAAACTTCGAGACTTTTTATCTTTTGAAAAGGTGGATTTGAAATTACATAATACTCATGACGAACCACCTTCCATTTTTCTTGTTGTTGGTAAGAATTATGATCAATCGGAAGATTCTGATGAATCAAGGAATGGAGCTGGAAAAAGTTCATTTCTATGTGAAAATTTAAGCTATAATCTTTTCGGAAAACCCTTGAGAGGTGGAAAAGGAAAGGTTAAAATTGATGACCTCATTCGTAAAGGTCAAGATGACATGGTTAATGAAATTTCCTATTTTCTTGAAGATGGTTCCGAATTGTTAATATCTAGATCAAGAAATGAAAAAGGAATTAACAGTGTTAAAGTGAATCATGATAAAAAAGATATTACTAAACGAACTAAAAGATTATCAGATAAAGATATTCGTGAATTTATGAATATCTCTTTTGATGTATTTGCACAGTGTATTGTCAATTATGCTGATACGACAGGGTTCATGTATTTGAATTATGGCAATAGATTAGATTTAATCAAACAGATAATTGAAATGGAATTCTTAGATGAACTTTCCATTAAAGCTAAAACATTTGCTCAAGTAAATGAAAGAATTCTAAAATCTTTGGAATTAAAAAGAAATTATGTTATTGAACATTTGGAATTGATCAAGAAGAATAAAGATATTCAAATCGAATTTCTACAAAATAAAATTAATGAGTTGACAGGAGAATTGAACAGTGTCAAGGAAGAAGGATTTAAACTTCCAGAATTAAAAAAGTTTGACAATGATATAAATGAACTAGAAAGTGAACTCAAAAAAATTAGAAAAGAAAAATCTGATTTTGAATCACAAGAATTTCATTTTCAATCACTCATTAAGAAACATAAAAAAGAAAAAGAGGAATTGCAAAAACTTTCATCATCAAAATGTCCAAAATGTTTTCAATTGGTAGATGAAAAATATGTTGATCAGTTTTCAAAATCAATGGATGAATTAATTCAAGAATTTTCTAATAGTATTGAAACATTACAAAAATCAATTCAACTTGTAATCAAACAAGAGAAGGAAACCGAAACCAAACTCTCAAAAATTAAAAAAGAAAAGGAATCTGTTTCTAGAAGTCATCAAATTCTAAAAACAAAATATGAATCTCTTAAAAAAGAAATAACCAAATGGGAAAAGGAATTGAAAAATACTAATTCTGTTGGGCAAACTGATAATCAGTCGGAATATGAAAAAAAGTTAGATGGAATAAATAAGGCCATTAGCATTCGAACGAATTGGAGGTTGCCAAGTAATTACTTTAGTGATATACTTAACCCAAAGAGCACGTTGAGGAGCGCTCTTTATAAAAAGTATATTGTCATTCTTTCAGACATGTTCGAGTATTACATGAATAAAGTTTTTAATGGTCAAATGATTGGCACAATTGATATTGATAAAGATTCAAATATTGATCCGGTATTTTTAAAAGATAAACAGTTAATTCCTTATTGGTTATTAAGTAGTGGTGAACGAAGACGAGTTGATATGAGTTTATGTTTGGCTTTCTTTGAATTTGTTTCACATTCTTCACATAATATGCCAAAATATCTTGTGTTAGATGAACCATTTTCTAATTTAGACATGATGGGTATTAAACAATGTGTAGCCGTTCTTGTTGATATACACAAGAGGCATAATCTTGATATTTTTATCGTCACGCATACAACATTTCCACAAGAAATTTTAGATCAATCTGTCAATTTAAAAACCATTGAAATTATTAAAAAGAATGGAATATCAACAGTTAAATTGATTTAAAAACCACAATGGATATTAGATTGGAGGGATTAGAATGAGAAAGAATAAATTCTATCAGGACAATTATGATGAATGTATGAATTATATTAAGGAAAATAATTGTTATGAATTTGAATTTAATATCACGAACGTTATTGTTTCAAGAAATGCAGAAGTTTGGCAAGTTTGGGGCCATTGTAGTAAAAAAGGTTTTGCTCGAATCGTTGGGGAATTTACCTCATTGGTTGCTGCTGTCAATAGTATTCCTTTTGATGAATTAGAATTCCCATATACTATTACTTCTGTTCCTTGGGATTATAATGAAGCTGTCTTTTTTGAAAAAAATGCCGATGCAGAATTTAAAAACAAATATCCAAGATATGTGAGTGTGAATAAATAAAATGAATAAAATGGTCAAAGAAATATCAGAAGGATTTCCTTTTTTAGCATCTTCCATTGAATCCAATGTTGTCTTTGATTTAAAAGATAATGAAGATTATATGAAATTTGATGCACTTAGGGGATTGTTTCAAAGTTATAATATGTATTATGCAACATTAAAAGAAAAAGAAAATCAAGAAAAATTTGATTGGACTGCTAATAAAGCAGTTCCATTTCATCAAACTTATCCAATTGATTATTTCTGTATTGACAGTTATTTGTTAGATAATGTGTTTGGGATTCTATTTTTTGATCCGAGACTTTTAAAAAGAGAATTGCAAGTTCTATATCATAAGTATATGACAAAAGGAAAGTCGTATCCTTGTTCAATAATTAAAAAGTCAATTTTGAAAAATTATGAAATCATGCAAAAGATTGAAAAAATTGATTCAAAGTATATTCATAATAGTAATCTTCATTTTCCAAAATATTTTGCCATAAAGAATTCTAACAATCCAAATAAAGAAGCTAGTTTAATGACAGAAGTATTTGACACTTTTCTTAAACATAAAACATTAATGGGAATGGATAATCTAAAAGAAATGATGGAAGAGATTTCATCATGGTAGATGATTGGTGGCAGGCATTCAACGCTTGCCACCTTTCTTGTTTTGTGGTATAATAGTCATACTTGGATTTAGGGGAGGATATACGGGATGGAAGATGTGAGTGCAGTTAGACTAAACTTTTTTTCTGATAATTTTCAATATAAGGAATTAAGGAATATTGGTGGGTGTCTTGTTAATCTAAAGAAACCCAATAAGGAATCAAATATTAATCCTTGTTATTTTTGGGAAATTTCTTCTTTTAGTAAACCTGATCATTTATCTGATCAATTTAAAAATGAAAATATTTTGAAAGTTGTTGTTGATAATAGTTTTTCATTGGATGAAATTGATAAAGAAATAATCTTCTTGGATCATCACATGACAGAAGAATTTTATGATACTCCTTACTCAAGTAATACGAGAATGTTAATTGAATCATATGATCAAATTGTTTCATTGTTTAAACAGGTTCTTAAAGAAAAAGGATATGAAAAGATTCTCACACTATATCATAATGATGGTGATGGTATTATGTCTGCCATTGTTATGAAAATGATTTATCAGGAAGTCTTTGAGGATATAATTGTTCCAAATAAAAACGAACTACTTTATACAATCAAATTAATTGGAGACACTTTTGACGTTTCTAAGAATGTTGATGATATTTTGGATGATTTAGATGGTATTTCTCTTTTGAATGATGGAGATATCTTTAAGAAAAAGATTACAACTATCACAAAAGGAGCTGCATCTTTCTTCAAAACTATCAAGACATGTTGTTTTGAAAATGGTGAAAGTATTTTAATCAAAGAACAAATTGATGAACTTACAAAATCATACGGTAAGGAAAATGCTTTACAAAAAGCTAAGAGTCGATTCGAAAATTATTTTTCCAGTTTGCTAGACAGGCCAATTATTAATGTTGTCCAAATAACTACATTCCTAAATTTGATCAATTCTGATAAACATATTAATGATTTGATTTCAGTTTATAACATGGAAAAAGAAAGAATTGTAAAACAATTTGTTTATCCAGAAGATTCTGATTGTGCCGTATTTGATGTTATTATTCGATTCAATAAATTTCCAAAAGACTTGTTTCGACTTTTTGTTATTTCGTCTCCATTTGATTTGGCACGTTCTGTTTCGTGGTCTGTTGCTGGTAAAATGAATTACTATAAAAAGTCTCCTTATAAATCAAATTGGGCATTTTATCTTGATGATTATGATTTGAAAAGCATGAAGAAATATAATGATCGTCGTTGTGTGTTGAATGTGAATCCTTTTGGAAAATCAAAGTTGTCTTTGGATGATACAAAGGGAGATACTGGTTATAGGGTGGCCAAGGAACTTTTCAATGGTGGTGGCCACAAAAATGAGAAGGATTCTATTGGTTCCGCTGAATTGGATGCATCTGATTTTTATAGGGAAATCGAAATTATTGAATTGCTATAGGAGGGCATAATGGAAAAGAATAAGCTTTCCAAATTATCACAGACGGTATTTTTGAAAACAAAAGAAAACAATGAATATATTTTAAATACTGTTTCAAATCACATATACCTTTCAAAAGGAAGCTCTTTGCTTTAGCGGGAGAGTATGTCAAATTCTAGAATGTATTGATCAAAATGATTTGTTTCGAAGAAAATTCAAAAGTAAAAATCTAAGAAAGGATGATTAATAATGGGTGTTTTGAGTCCTTTCGTGAAGAAAAAAGAGGGAGTTATCAAGAAAGAAACTCCCTCACCTCCTGAAAAAAAGAAAAGTAAAGTTAAGAATGTAGAGGAAAATACAAATGTAAAAATTACAAAAGGAAAATCAGAATCAAGTGAAAAGAAACCTAGAAAGGTAAAAGAGATTCATAAAGATGAAAAGATTAATCCTTGGGAAATTATTACAAAATATATGGAATTGGTTCGAGATAAAAATACAAAAGTTGAACAAATTCGAGAATTATTTCAACCTATTTTAAATACAACTCCAAGTCAATTAGGATTTATTGTTTATTGTGTCAATAAATATTTGTTATACAATGAACCAACAAGAATTATGCTTGAACAATTAATTCGAATGTCTAGACAATTTGAACCAATGGATTATTTAATTACATATTTCCTCTTTTGTAAATCTCATAAATGTTATTTTCCAAAATGGATGCCATTTTATTACACAAACATGAATCCATTCAAAAGTTTTGTTATGGAGAATGCTAAATTAACAGAAGAGGAATTTAAAATCTTCTGCAAACGCCATGAAGATAAAACTATGAGAGATTTAGCATATCTCATAAAAGAAATTTACTAACGGAGGACTTAACTATGCCAAATGAAAATACCGGAGTAGAAAATTTTGATAGTTTGATGAATGAAATGGAATCAATCATTAATGAGAAACCCCCGGAATCGCCAGAGTCAAAACAGCCAGAACCCTCATCGACGGTCAATGAGGGAGAACAAAAACAGGATAATCCCGCAGAAACCACCCAAACAAATCAACAAGAGAGTGGCAGTGCTGGAATTCCAGAGCTTGAAATTGAAGCGGATGATGAACGGGAATATTATGAACGTCGTCAGAAATATAATCAAATGAAACCGGAAGATCAAAAGAAAAGCTTTTTTGAAATGGCTGATTCTATTGTGGAAGAGTCAGAAGAGAAGAATTTGATGAAAGACGAAGAAGACCTCTCTATAGAACAGAAATTTGATGGTTCAATTGAAAAAGAATTTAATCAAGTTCAGGAACCAACTAATCTTGGTCAATTTGATTCTCCTTCTGATGCTTTGAATCAATTGTCTACGAGCATGAATATTTCTATGAATTCAATTCAGGACATGAAAAAGATGTTTGATGATATTGAAAGTGGTCTAGAAAAACCTGAAACTTTATCAACAAAAATTAATGATGAATTGATAAATATTGAATCGACGATTGGGAATTTATCAAGAAGTTATAAATTTCTTAAAAATCATCTTTCGAAAAATACTGGAAACTAAAATTAAAAGTGAGTATGATTAATTTCATACTCACTTTTTGTATATGGAGGATTATTATGCCTGGGACAAATCCAAACTTAAAAAATTTAGATAAAAAACAACAACATCAATGGCAAACTGTTTATGATAAATGTTTAAAAAATGGTGATGATGAAGAAACTTCTGCCAAGAAAGCTTGGGGTGCAGTTAAATCAAACAAAGTAAGACCTGTTGATTTAGATTCAATATTGTCAGATTTTGTTAAAGAAGTTGATATTCAAACAAACGATTATGATAAAATTAGATCATATATTCAACAAAATTGCCAAAGATTTGTTCAAGCTGTTAATCATGGAACCTGTCCACTTATCTATCGTGGAATGAAAAAAAGAATAGATCGCCCTTACATTTTGAAACCAATAGAACGAATTTCTAAAAATGAAGAAAAGGATTTGGGTGGATTTGGATTTTATAACTATTTCATGATTAATAATCCAGAATTTAAAGATTTTCCAAATAGACTTAAATCATTTATTTGCACTACAAGTAGTCAGCTAGCTAATGAATATGGAGCTGTTTATGCTGTAATTCCATCGGATAATTCAAAAATTGCTGTTTATAATGCAGAAGATATTTGGACTGTTCAGGTTGGTGAAATATCTCTAATAAGTTTCACGAAAGGATTTAATGTATTTGCTTTTTATTTCTGTGGGAAAAATCCAGAAGAAATGCGATCATACCCTCAAATTATGAAATTTCTTGAAGAACATCAGAATGAATTTGAGGTTCTTAAAAAAGTAAGTGATGAACTTCGTGCAGGATTTTCTGACAGACCATTATCACCACGAAAGTTATTAATTCAAAATAATTTTAAATATATGAATCAATTAAAAAATAAAATTTTAACGGATGAAATGATAAAAATTCAATTATATAAAATGTTTCAATATTGTAGTTGGGATAAAATTGATGGATCACTGGTTGAATATGTAAAAGAAAATATGTCATCCGATAAATTTGGAATGGTATTAAATGAATCCTTAACTAATTATCAAACAAATGAGGATAATTATGATTCTAGTAATGAAATTGCAATTGAAGGTGAATGTGTTTTTCTATATTTCAATGATGAAAATATGAAATTTTTATTAGAAATTTTTCCTTTTAAATCGAAAGAAGAAAGTCAAGATAATGAAGTTGATAGGATTTTGTCTTCAATTGAAAACAATCTTGAAATAATTGCAGGTGATGGATATTCATATATGATTTATGAAAACAATCAATTAAAAGAAATTTCTTTTAATGATATTCATGATGGTATATTATCTGGCAAATATCGAATGCCCGATATTATGAAATTTGAAACTCAACTTAACTTTATTGAATCATATTTAAAATACATTACAAAAGTTAAACCTCAAAAAGAGATTAAGAGCATTCTAACTAATATTGACGATTTCCCAATTGGGAACACTGATAAAATCTATCTTTATCCTATCAAGGAAATAAACTATGGTAAATTAAGTGAACCAGTTCGTTCAAAAATAAAATCATTTAAGAAAGATATTTTAGAGGTTTAATTATGAATAAATTTGTCAGACAATTAGGAATCATTTCAAGACTCAATGATGATCCAGATATGGAAGAATTGAATTTAGAAAAGGAATCTCTTTTAAAATTATTGGAATCAAAATATTCAGAAGCTTTTGATTTGTTAAAACAAGGTGTATCTATTCGAAGATCATTTTCAACAAAATATGAAAAACCATTTATTCAAAAACCAGTTGAGCGAGTATCACAATCGTGTGAAGAAGTTGGTAATTTTTATACTTTAATGATTGACAATGACCCAAGTTTTGAAGGATTTCCAAAGAGAAGCAGGAGTTTCATTTGTCATGCTGGACTATTAAAAGGTCAAAGAGGTTTCATGGCAAAAACATCTTATTATGTCTTTCCTGAAAATGGAACAAGAGTTGGTATCTGTGATAGTGATGATATTTGGCACCTTAAAATAAAAGTTGATTCTGGTTCCTCGCCAGATTTAGAAGTGGTAATGAATCAATTTGTTAAGTTTATTAGACTTAATGACCCAAATATCTTTTTTAAATATATGACTTATGATGACCTTGTCAATCTAACAATTGATCCAGAAAAAATAGAAAAAGAAAGATTGTCTACTTTTCAAAAGACATTATTAAATCTTTTAATTCACTATGATGGGAAAATGATTAATGTATTTAAAAGATATTTGTCTCCAGAAATATTGAAACTTAAAGTTGCAACTCTTTCTGATTTAAAATCAAATTTGCATGGGGTTCATGAACAAGAAGTATGGTTTGAAAGTCCTTCTTTGTTTGTTGAAAAAGAATTATTTAATGAAATATTTCCAGATTTTGAGGTGTAAATAAATGATAAAACCAAGTGATCTTGATGTAATCCAATCAGAAATAACAAATCAACCACAAATGGATTCAGTGGTTTTGAATTATCAAGAAATTAAAAATCTTTTAACATCCAAGTATTCTGAAATGTTAAAAGCGTTTGGAAAATATCATGCTCTATATCGTGGTATTAAACCTAAACATTCATCTTCTCCTGTTTTCATTTCATCTGGTATTCAACGAAAAAGTGAAGATCATATCAATATTGGAAATTTTTATACTGTCATTTTAGATAATGATCCTAGATGGGCAGAATTTCCAAAAAGGTCTGAATCATTCATTTGTGCAAGTGAAAAATCCATAACAACATCTTATGGGATAGCTCATTATGTTTTTCCGATTAATGGAGCTAAAATTGGGGCATGCCCCAAAGATGATATATGGAGTGTTAAAATAGTCGATCAGCCAACTAGATTATCTTTTGCTAAATTTAATCAATATTTGTCGGCTTGTTGTAAATTAATGAATCTAGATTTAGATATGTCATACGATCAAATTAAAAATTTGAAATTTGATTCAAAAAGAATATCCGAACTGGCCAATTCAAAAATGGATACGGGATTTGGAACACCAGACAAGCCAAATTGGAATTTGGACGATAAACTTGAAAGCTTGAGAGATTGTTTTTCTGGAGAAGATAAAAGACTTCAAGGTCTGAAATTCATGATTGAAAATGTTGGGGAATTCATTGATAAGTATTTTGATCCTACTGAATTGGGATTTCAACTTTTGACAACAGATCAATTTCAAACGTCAGGTCGAAATGAATGTTGGACGAATGCAAAATCATTAATGATGAAAGATGAAAAATATCAATGGGAATTTCCAAATGAACAAGAAATAGATTTTAACGGTGAAAAAATCAGAATCAAAATAGAAAGTGATCTTGTTTATAAAAATCCCGGAGAAATACTTGCTCAAATGTGTCAAGAAGAATTTGGTTCATATTAAAAAAGAGGGATACCATTTTTGGCATCCCTCTTTCCTATTTCGTATGTTTGTCTGCAATAGTTGAGGCAACAAAGCTGTCAGGTTTGCTTCTACACTGAAAACCAGACCCAGCAACCATACCGGTAATAGCACTTAGAATTTCTCTTGTCTTACCTTTCTTGCCAGCATCAACGTGAATTGAAAGATCAATACGAGGATTTTCTACAAATAGATCATAAACATTTTGAGTTAAATATTCGGTAATCTGATTTGCTAACTGTAGAGACAATCCAGTTTCTGTAAAAATTCTATTCTTGAATTCAATTTTACCATCAACTTTTGTCTTGCGGTAAAAATAACGACCACCCTTGCCTTCTCTATGAACGGCAATGGTTTCGACATACAGGGTATAGTGTTTGTGTGGCTGGCTATCCGTGCCGATCATAATTTCATAACCCTTATCTCGGTCGTCATTCATGAATTCCAGAATCATTTCCATAACGTTTTCAAAACCAACGATGCCATGAATAGATGGATTGTGGAACATGTTCTAGAACCTCCAATTTCTCAAGATACATACATTGTATCACACTTCTTAATTTTTGGCAACCACGAGATTTCAACGCTTGCCAAAACTTGTCAGATATGGTATACTGGAGAGGATTATGAAAGGGAGGATTGGTTAAATGTCCAATTTGAACACTTTACCTGTAAAGTTTCTTTATAATGATAAACAGAAACAAATGACAACCTTTTATCGTAGAAAAGGTGAACTTGATCTTTTTAAAATGGTTGAATCCTATTCACATTATGTATTTCTGGAAAATCCAAGAGGGGAATATGTTTCACTTGTAGACCCAACAAAAAGATATCAAAAGAAAATGGTTTCAATGGAAGAATTGTCTATGTATAAAAAAGAACATAATGTTAAATTAGCTGAAGGTGATTTGAAACCAGAACAAAGATATGTCTATGATACATATTCAAATGAAGTTTGGCCAGATGATATTATGCCAAGAATATTTATTATTGACATTGAGGTTAATGCTAATGAAGGCATTCTTCCTAGTTGGGAACATCATAAATATCCTATTAATGCCATAACCGTCTATGATAGTTATACCAAAATGTATGAATGTTTCTTTTTAATTCCAAATTCGGAATGGGAATTGAAACTCAAAAAGAATCCTCTTGAAGATATGATGAATCAGATGGCTCAGGAAGAAAATATTCCATTCAGTAAAGACAATGTTAATACTCGTTTGTATTATGATGATGAAGAATTATTGTCAGATTTTCTTGATTATTGGGTTCAAAATATGCCTGACATTGCAACTGGTTGGAATACTTCATTTGACATTCCATATATTGTTCGTAAAGTTTTTGATCATTTTGATTTGGAAGGTGTTAAGAGATTTTCCCCATTTAATAAACTTTCATTTCGTGTCATGAAAGCTGTTCAAGATGGTGGAACTGTGGAAGATGATGATATTATTCCCGGAGTGGATATTATTGACTACAAACTTTTAACGGAAAAATTCAATGATACGGAACTTTCAAGCTATTCACTTGACAACGTTTCTTTTGAAATTTTGAAACGTGGAAAACTGAAATATGAAGGGGATTTGGTTCAACTTTATCGAAAAGATTTTGATAGATTTTGTTTGTATAATTATTCAGATGTTGAATTGGTTTATTCTCTTGATCAAATTAAAAAGTTTATGATCCTTGCTGCAGCCGTCAGGAATATTTCTTTGGCCAATTTCTCGGATATTTTCGAAATGTCTCATGTGGTTGATGGGTGTTTTCTTAGGAAGGTGGCCGTCAAAAGAGAAAACGGGTCAAAAATGGTCTTGCCATCTAAGAAACCTCGTATGGAGAAAAAGAAATTTTGTGGAGCTTTTGTCAAAGAACCACTAAAGGGAAGATGGAAAATAATTACGGACTTGGATTATGCATCCCTGTATCCAAGTCTTATCAGAACATTTAATCTTTCACCTGAAACAATTATTGGTATGGTTGATAATTATACTCATTTAAATAAAATGACAGTCAATTCTAATTTTGGATTTTACTATGATAAGTCATATTTGTTTCCAGAATCAGAATTTCTAACCCCTCCAAAATCAGATATGGGTGATGGTATTTATATTCGATTGATAAAAGACGATGAACGTATCAAAATGTCTCATAAAGAATTTACAAAATGGTGTCATGAAAATAATTATTCTGTTTGTCCAAATGGATTAATAACAACTCATGATGTGAATATGCCATTGATGGTTGAAATCGTGACGGAAGTTGGAGAAGGCAGAGCTAAGTATAAAAAACTAAAACAGGAAATGTTAAAAGATGGCAATGAAGAAAAGGCTGCCGGGTTTGACACACTTCAAAATGCTATGAAGGTAATTGGCAATTCAACTTATGGCGTTATTTCAATGAACGAATTTAGATTGTTTGATGTTCGTATTGCTGAAGCTATTACTACTGGTGGACAATTTGTTATTAAAAGTGCTTCTGTTCTATTGAATAACTATATCAATAAGAAATTCAATTTTGATGAAACAACAGACCATATTATTACAATTGATACGGACTCAATGATTTTCACAGTTGAAAAGATTTTTCCCGATTTTAAAATTGACAATTACACCGATGAAGATATTGACAAGATAGATGTTTTTGCAAAAGAATGTGAATCATTTATAAACAATGCTTCAAAGAAATTGCCATCCATCATGTTCTATAAGAAATCTGAAAAGAATAATTTTCTTTCGGTCAAACAGGAATGGATTGGTATTTCTGGATTGTTTACTAGCAAAAAACATTATGTGCTTCATATTGTCAAAGAAGAAGGAAGAAAAGTTGATAAGATTCATGCTAAGGGTATTGCTATTCGCAGGTCTGATGTTCCGAAACCAACAAAAGAATTTCTTTCATCTGTAATTGACATGTTATTGAATTTTGAAAGTCGTGTCAATATTAAGAAAAGAATTCTTGAAGAAGTTAAGAATATTGATGAAGTCTATACTCTCGGTGATATGGGATTGCCAGTTGGTATGAAAAGACCCGACCAATATGAAAAAACAATTCCTGCTCAGATTCGTGGAGCTATTATTTTTAATGATCATATTGCCAAGAATGAAGCTGACAAACTCTTGTTTGGTAAAATTAAATATGTGTATGTTAAAAATTGGAAAAAGTTAAACCAACTTAATATGAAGATTGATGACTATAATGTTATTAGTTGGAATCCCGGTTCTGAATATGAACAAGAATTAGAAGATCAAATTGAAGTTGATAAGATGAGAATGAAGGAAAGAATGATTGTCAATATCATTAAACCTTTCTATAAGGCTATGGATTGGCAAATTCCCGGTGAAATAATGGCAACAACAAGCACCAGACTAAATATTTTTCAAAAGAAGAAAGCAGGTTAATAATGGAAAACAAACCTTATTTTATTTTTGGCCCACTGAATGAAATCTCTACAACTCATGGTATGGTGTCAATGGCAGCTTTACATAATGTCATGCATAATAATCAAATGACTGATGATTTAAAGATATTTGGCTTTTTTGTTCAGGATACTTTGGATTCAATTTATGAAACTGTCAATGTTGTTTCAGATTGTTATAAAATTCGATTTATAAGTAATGGAATGGGCCCGGTAGATATTTGGGTTCATCCTAATCAAGTCTTTCAGATTTTTGATCCTACCTATCAGAATGCACAATATATTAAGGCAAGTCATCTGGAACCCGGAATTGTTGTTGCTTCGGTAGCAGGTGGTATGTTGGTCGAATCAGTTGAACTATTGGAAGATTATTCAATGATTAAAATGACAATGATGAATAAATATCCTTCCATGATTGTTGGTGGAATTTTGGTTTTTCAGACAAGCGATAAAGAGGATAAGGATATTTTTTTCGTCGTTTAATCAATAAATGGGTGGTGAAAAAACCAATGTATGTAATTATTAATGGTGGAATTGAATTAAAAAGACAACTTTCTGAAAATTTTCAAGCTTTGGAATTTGCTTGTTCTCATTGTGGACAATTGAAGATTTCTATGGAATTGATAAATAAACTTCAAGAATTTAGAAATTGGGTTGGAAAGCCAATTCATATTAATTCTGGCTATAGGTGTTCACTACATAGTGTTGAAATTGGAAGCAAAAGAACAAGTGAACATTGTTTAGGAAATGCGGCTGACATTCGAATTGATTCTACAATGAATATGTATCAAATGTTTACTAAATTGATTACCATTTTCCCAAGAGTTGGCATGTATCATACACATGATGGAAGAGGATTTATTCATGTTGATACAAAAAAGGATCAATTGTTTTGGATTAATGATAGGGTTAATGGAACAGGAAAGTATATCTATTTTAGAACTATACCGAAATTGGAAGAATATATTGCCAATACCAAAACTAATTGGAAAGCTCTCGTGATATAAAATGATACCAGCTGCAAAACCAATCAACTTTGTTGAAAATGTCTATGATGAAAATGATTTAAAGCTTTTAAGAAATATGTCGGCAGAACAAATAAGAATGTATGGTTATCCATGTGTTTATTTGAAATATAATCCTGAAAATCATATTGACCTTGATCCTCAATATCATGATTCTGGTTCAAATAGATTAAGTGAATTGTATATTCCATCTAGTTCATATATTATTGTTGAACATGAAAATTTTAATGATATTTTGTATTCTTATGGTTATGGATTAGAAAAAGATCAAAAATTGGAAGCAATGATGTGTTTTGATGATCACCCTACAGAAGAAGATATTGTTATTTTTAAGAGGATTTATGAAGGAAGGAAATATATTTTTAGACTAACAAATGCTAACAATTTCAAAGATATCTGTCATAAAGTTTCATTGATGGTTGATGTTTTTGATACATATAGCCAAGGTGGATTAGTTATCCCATGATAGATAAACTTAAAACATTATTGACTTTTAAATTGTTAAAAGGGACAGTTTATTTCGTAGTTAATCAAGATTTTGAATTAACATCTGAAAAGTCAATTGTAAAAGAAGGCACAAAGATTTTATATTCTGCTGCTCAATTGACACATGATTTGGAAGTTATCACAATTGTTATTATTCCAAAAGATGAAGATTTGGAATCATTTTCTGGATTAACACATATGACAATGAATTTCTTAAGCAATTTAGTTCAAAAAGAAATTCTTTCTGTCTACTATACTCGTAAAAATGGACTTGATAGAGAAATAGAAAAGCTATTAGATGAAACAACAAGAAGGGAGCCAGATTAATTCTGGCCCCCTTCTTTTTTATTTTACCAAAACAAAATTCGAATTGTGTAAATGTCTACTAACAAAAATTGGAATTTCAACTCCCGGAATGGTAATTGGATTCCCTTGATCATCTACACCTTGAGTATCAGGACTGACAATTGAATAAACATCATCCCTAACAAGAATTTTCTTTTCAAGGAATTTCGTGACGATATCACTAAATGTCAAATTCGGTGTTAATGTTCCAAAATTATTTAATTCTCTCACTTGTCGCCAAGCCGTTATAATGGTCGATTTGTTATTCAAAAGATATCCATAAACATTCATAGAACGTTGCACTAATGGTTCAATGTTTGTTGGTTTAACATCATACTGAAAGATTGATGTTTCCGCAGACAAATAAACCGTGGTCATTTTAGAACTTGGACTGTCCATAAAAAATGATTCATAAACATCAACATTTGGATATGTTTTGATAGAACCAATTTCAGTATAATAGAGATTTCCCTCGGTCTTACTTAAATCAAATGTCAATACTTTAGGAAGTGGTTTCAATTCAGTTTGCATCTGAAGCAATTGAAAAACAGTTCTGAAACCAGTATCCGTCATTACAAAATTATCAGATGCGATCTTCATTGCTTATTCACCCGTAATCTTTTTCATATCTGCATCAGATACAAGTTGATTCTTTTTAACATCCTCAAAATACTTTTTAGCAGTAGCACTAATCAATTCAGACAAATGTTTATCATTTTGTTTTAAGAGTTCAATAAATTTTCCCTTTTGTTCCTCTGGTTTCATTTCAATTCCCCACTTTTAAAGAGTTTCCTCATTTTCAGGCATTTCATTTTCAGATGATGTTGACCTAATATTGGCACCAATTTCAACTAATATTTTAGCCATATCTTGAATAGAAAATTCAGAATCATAAATAGTGCCTACAATTAAGTCTTCAAATGCCTTTTTAGCATTCTTTCCAATATTATCACCATAAGTAGAAAGTTTAGATTGAATTCTATTTCTCATATCAATTTCTTTTGGAGGCATTCCACCTTCAACGACTTCTGATTCTAAACCAAGTTCCTCTTGATCTTTCTCATCCTGATCTTTTTCAACATTATCAAGCAAATTTTCTAAATCATTTGCTAAAATAACTATCATAATTAAGCTCTTACAATCTTGTCAGCCCTAAATTGACAGTCAATAATCATAGGCCCGTCTTGAGAAACATCAAGAGAAAGATCACTAATACTCAAAGGAAATACACCAGTTAAATCCCACTTGAAACGCTCTGTCTGCATCGAAGGATCATAACAGGTAATGTTCATCATTTTCTTATAGTCGGCAGCAAGACCAATCTGCCCATTTTCATGTTTAAAAACAAGATTACGCCAATTGTAAAGAGCAGTCAAAGTATCGCCTTCTTGAACACCAACAATAAATGAAAGTTGGAATTCAATAGCTCCTTGTTGTCTACCACCAAAGTTCGTTTGACCACCAATCCATTGCAATTCAACAGGAGTTGATTTTGGAAGAGTTAGTGTGCATTTATTACACAACATGTTAATATCTTGTGAACCATCAACGCCAGAAACAACAACTCGATACGTGTTTAAACGCATTACGTCTGATGTGGTTGCTAATGGGTTCAAATAATTTTCAGCCATTGTTATAACACCTCAATATTCAAAATAAAAGAAATGGAGAGGAAGATATTTCTACCTCCCCATTATTAAGTTTTACCGATTATTAATTGTCGATAATAATTTCGCCAAGGGAAACTCCAGTAGGTGTAAGAATGAATCGAGTAATAACCTTTTCAGCTGCCTTAACAGGTTGTAGCCAAATTTCAGCAACCATTTCATTATTGTCAATATGATAAGGTGTATTTGTAGAACTATCACAACGAATACCAAAATCATAAAGACCTCTACGAGATTTAACATCATCAAGGAAAGGTTGAACCAACAATCTATAAGAAGTCCAAGTAATAGGATCATTAGGTTCAAATACAATATATTTAACAGCAGTGGCAAGAACCTTTGAAATATGAATCATCAAACGTCTTACATTGACTCTATCAAGAGCAGAAGGTTTACGTTGAAGAGTTCTTTGGCCCCAAGCCACAATTCCATCACCCTTGAAATCAACAATTGGATTAACAGAATTTGGAGTACCATACATTGCATCACGTTCACCAATTGTCAATGGTCTTTCAGTTGCAAGGGTATTAAACAGTCTACCACGATTAAGACCAGCAGGAGCCATCCAAGGTTCAGCCACCATATCAGAATAAGCATAAACACCAATCATCTTAACAGACGGTGGCACCCAAACTGGTCGTTTATTAAAAACATCATAGATTTTAATCCATGGATAATAAAGAGAAGCAAATGAAGAATTGTAAGCATTCAAGCTTGACCATTGACCATCACCATTTGACCAGTCAATAACCTGTTGAGGTGTCAAACCCTTAGGTGGATCGATCAAGCCAAAACAGTCATATCTTGTTTCACACATCTGGATAATCTTTTGTGATACTTCTGGATTACCAGCATAGTCAGGGCACAGACAAAGGTTAATATCAAAACCTTCTGGGTCAGCAAACTGTTCAATGCCATTAATGGCATCTACAGAACGAATGCCTTCAAGGTCAGCTTTACCACCAGTTAATGTATAAATTATACCAAGAATCGGAGAAACATTTTCTTCATTAACAATAGGTTCAATTGTAAAGTAAGAAGAAGCAAGTTTAATTGAAACATAATTCGTATCTTCGACATTGTCAAAAACCATTTGTGGCCAATTTTCAATAGGTGTTTGTGTTGTATATTGTGTTGGATCCCATACTTTTATACCATATCCAAGATATCTATCCTTATAAACAGTAAACTTCGTATTATTTGCCCATTCACCTTCTGAAACAGCAACAGCATCGCCATACTTTCTTAAGAATTGAGCAGTAATTAATGCCTGATTGGCAGGAGCATTTGCAAAGTTGATAACAAGTTCACCAGTATTATAGTTAATTATTCCATTTCCATTATTTGTGGCACCAACCGAAACAAGAAGCCCTTCACCATTATCTTTTAATGTAAGGGTTGATTCAACATAAATATCAACAGAACCCTTTGTCAAAGGAGCACCCATAACAGTTTCATTGAATGACTTTACAATACCATCACCATATTCGACAATGTCCATAAACTTTGAAGTATAAGTTGCCGTATAAACAACATTATTACCATCAGCATCTTTGGTATCAGGAGCTTTCATTAAAGCAACCTTAAAATCACCAGTGTCATAATCAATTTCATTATCACAAATGACAATATTACCAATCAAAAGACCATCTTTGTTGCCATCATAAACCTGATTGGCAGTGTTTGTATTTGGAGTATAGTAATCATAATTAACCTTGACATTATTAACACCTGTTAAAACAGGAACCTTGAAAGTAATGGAATATTTGCCTGTCGAGTAATTAACTGTTCCTGATCCACCATTAGAACCAATCAAAATACCTGAAAATCCATCTTCTGTAAATGTTTCTACACCATCAGTAAATACAACTTTACCAACGTTGCCATGAGTAAGAACACCTTCAAAAGTCTTCTTATTACCATCGCCAGAACCAACATTTTCATCATCAACAGAAGTATTTGTTTCCCAATAGAATGAAACAGAACCCGGAAGAACTTGCTCATTTACTGAACCAATCCAAGCTTTTCTATTGTTATCAACATAACCAACAAACTTGTCAAGGAACGTCGTATAGACATATTGAGTAGCAACAACTTTAGCTGTAATTAAAGGAGCACTGACAAAAGAAACACTCCAATTACCAGTCTTATAATTAATCGTTCCATCAACACCAGAACCATTTGAGCTTTCAAGAACACCCAAACCATTGTCAACAAAAGTTTCAACACCATCAGTAATAACAAGTGTCTTAGGCTTTAGTTGAGAATGTGGAAGGGTGCCCGTAAAAGCCTTCTTTGTTCCATCACCATTTTCCAATTGCAATCCCGTAATTTCAAATTCCTTATAGTTATAACGAATTCTGACACGAGAATTATTGGCAGGGCCAGTTTCAAACATAAAATTGTAAGTGCCTGAATCATAATCAATAAATTGTGGATAGGCAATTACACCACTTCCATAAAGATTGCCATTGCCATCATCAGCAATATTATGGTCGCCCAACGCCATTGTAATAGTTCCGGGGATAGCCGTCTTATTCAATGAACCAGTAATGATATATGAAGAACCATCAGGAGACCCGATATTCTCATTTAAAACTACTGAACCCATTGAAATTTCTGTAGAAGCTTTCTTTGCCTTTGGCCCAACCAATCTTTTAATCCACAACTGTGAACCAAATTCGAGATAGCTTAAACCAGCATAAGCAGAATATGAACCAAGTTTAGGAGTTCCGAATTTATCAATTTGTTGACGTGCCGTTGTAATAAGGGTTGGTGTGGTAGGCCCTTTTTCAAAAACACCAATGATAGCAGGAACCGTTTTACTAAGCCTTGGAGCATACAAACTAAAATCTAATTCTTCAAAATATACACCAGCAGAAACGTGTGTTCTCATTTGTATAATTCACCTCTGAAAATTTCAACATGTGTTCCTCTATTAAATTCATTTTTGAACATTGTTAATCCAAAATTTTTTCCGTGATATGAGTATAGTGTCCCATGTCAAAATGAATCTGTATGAGAATTTTATGTTGTGTCTTTCTATTTATTTCATCGTTCGATGTTCCATTATTATTTCCTGGATTTCCATTATTTGTCGTATTGGTTGAACCTGATTCATCATCATCTGGAATGTTGTTCATATCATCAGGGTTCGATGTATGAATCATTACATTATCCAAAATTTCAAATACGGTTTTCTTATTTGTTTCTGTTTTTGTCAACCAAGCAAACATTTTAATCGTTAATGTTGATCGGAATATTCTCATATTGTCATCCGACATTTCATCATAAGTTGATGAATCCGAAATATCATATCCTTCAACATAACCATTCATTTTAATTTCTCTATTTGCAATTGTGCCACGAACCGGAATAGACGGTTTCTTTTCCATTAACCAAAGCAATTGAACAATAATGTCCGTATGCATTCCTTGTGTTAATGACCAAACATCAACCTTGTAATTTATAACATATGGTAAAAAATCTGACCCATAAATATTCTTTTTATCTCTTGTATGTGTATGAATAAATGGCCTTGATAAATGGGTTTTTACAATTCCTGATGTTTCATGCCTTGAAAAACCTTCTCGGGTCACGGTCAGAATTGGCAATATTGGGGTATTATTATCAGACATATCAACAACGAGAGCCTTTTTTGATGGTGAAGCAAAAATAACTTGTGGCTTTCTTCCATCATCTTCACCATCATCAATTGTGATATTCTGTTTAAGATATTCAACTAATCCATTGTCATAAAGTCTTACGCTATTCATTCATAATCTTCTCCCATTCTGGAGAATTCATATATGGTTGCCAGATTGACCATGTATTATAATTTATAAATAAACAAGATGCATCCGTCCAAATTTCAGAATGCCTTTCGCCTAATTTAAATTCACCAATGGAACAGTGTCGTATTTCATTCTTTTCTGGATTTAAAAAATTCTGGTCAATTTGTTGAAGAAAAGGGGTTTGCTTTCGAAGATATTCATCACGAATTTCTTGAAGTGGTGTATTCATTCGGAACATTTGTCTTAATCTATTTATTTTTGCCTTATCTTCGTCTGGAATATCATTGATATTTTTCTGATAATAACTCAACATTAATTCCAACGCTTGATCAACCAGATTACTAAATTTTTTCAATCCTTCTGTAGATATGCCCTGTTCTGGAAGACTATAAAAATTCATAATTCTATTATAAAATTCGTCAAAAAATTGATTAAAATAATATAAATTTGATATGGCCATATCTTCGAGTTGATTTTCAAAAGAGAACCAAATATCCCTAGCCGAACAAATTCCTAAATTGGCACCATTTTCAGGGAATACAATAAAAAAGGTTCCACTTCCATATCGTCTTGCCATATCTGGATCAGTAGTGCAAATAAAAGATGAATCTCTTTTAGGAAAGTCTTTCCAGCTTGGTAGTAGGTGTGAGATTAAAAGAGTATAATAATTTGAAGTATTTTGACTTGCTCGTTTACCCGGTTTAATAATTGATATTTCTTTATTTAATTTTTCATCACCTCTAAAGATTTGGCACTTTTCTTTTTGTGATTTCTGATAGGCTTCTGAAAATCTTGTTTTAAATAATGTAGCCATTTTTTGCATATCATATTTCAATTCATTAACCTCATACGGTTCAACTTCTCGGGATAAAATTGAATCTAATTCATTTAAAATATTCATTATTATCTTCCTTCAAACCATTTATCTAATATATTTTGATTTATTAATTTCTCCATTGTTGATGCGGAAATAAATAAACAAGTGGCATCGGTCCAGACCTCGCCTGACGGTTCATCAGAATTTAGAAAATCTTCAATGAAACACCAACTATTTCCATTAGCTTGCGCATTCAGTAGATTTTTATCTAAACTCTCCAGAAAAGATTGACCATTTTGATGATATTCATACAATTTCCAAAAAAGTAATCTATTTCTATTTTGAAGATTGATTGCAATTCGTTTTTGTTTAGCTGTTAAATTTTCCGAATTATTTAACTTGTCTATTATGTTAAAAGCTTCATTGACAATTTTATCAAATTGTATCCATTTTTTCGGAGTTGATAATATGGAATCTACGTCATCTTCTGCTACTTTACCAACATCACTCATGATACAATTATAAAAATGTTCTAATTCATCATTCAAATCGGATAGATCATATATTTCTAATGGTTTTAATTGAGTATTACAACTTTCCCAAAAATCTCTTTTAGAACAAATTCCTAATTTAGCTCCATTTTCTGGGAATATTAAATATGCATTGTTCATATCACAATAAAACTCTGCTTGATCTTTGTTTGTAGTGCATATAAAAGAAGAATCTCTTTTAGGGAAGTCTTTCCAACTTGGTAATAAATGTGATATTAAAACAGTGTAATAATTGGAAGTGTTTTGACTTTTCCTTTTTCCCGGTTTAATAATAGCCGAATCTACAGTTAAATTTCTATCACCACGATATATTATGTTCCCTTTTATAGCACACTGATAAGCCTCGGAAAATTTTGTTTTAAATAATTGATCAATCTTTTTTAAATCAATATCTGATGATTTAACTTTAGAGGGTTTTACTTCTTTAGATAAAATTGAATCTAATTCATTTATTTTAATCATAAAATCACCATTTTCATATAAAAAATAGGCAGGATTCTCTTAGAGAATTCTACCTATTAATTTTTTAATCTAGAAACTTTTTGTCTTTATCTTCTACTTGAATAGCAGCAATTTGACTAACCACAATCGTTACGCGTTCTGACCATGGTTCACCTTCAATTTTACTTGGTTTTTTTAAATCAATAACATATTCAGAAGATGCATCATTCTTACCTTTAATGTAAGAATCATAAATCTTTTCAATTTCACTGATCGGAACCGTTTGAACAATGCTCTTGCCACTATTCAGAGTAAAAATCATTTTCTTTTCTTTCTTCATTATTAATTCTCCTTCGATTTAAATATAGATTCATCATTAAAACAATTCAAAACTGACATACTCTCAACCTAAAGGTCTAAGTTTTATGGTTATCATAAGACATTGCCATATAGGGGTATCAGTGCTCCCCTTGCATATATCTCTTTCTATATGCAATTGATCTTACTGATATTATATGCAGCATTAACATCAGCATGATCAACGTGGCCACAAATGGGACACTTAAATGATTTTTTATCTCGGATTCCTTCATGTCCACATTTAGAACAATGACTACTTGTATTATGTGGATCAACATAAGAAACTTTGATACCGGCTAAAAGAGCTTTGTATTTCAAAAAATTCTGAAATTGATAAAAGCTCCAAGAGTTTACGATACCACGAGATTGTTTTTGATATGTATTTTTCTTATTTGTATTTTTACGAATATTAGTTAAATTTTCAAGTTTAATTTCACATTGATATTTCTTAGCTTCATTTACAACATGCCGTGAACATTTATGATTTATATCTTTAACAATATTCTTTTCTCTGTTTTTAATCTTTTTTAAATGATTATACTTTTGTTTCTTTTGAAGTTTTTTTCTAATATCCTTATATTTCTTACGAACATGTGATTCTTTTTTACCCAATTTAATTATCTTATTGATATTTGAAATAACTCCAACAACAGTGTGTCCAGTAGCATTTAAATCAATACCCATAACATTTTGAATTTCAATTTCTTTCTGCGGTTCAATTTCAATTGAAATATAATAATATTGTTTATTGATTTCAATTTGATTTATTTTCTGAAATTTATATCGACAATCTGAAAAATCAATATATTTCTTCAAACATGGAATATAGATTGTTTTATATTCTTTTAAATATTTAATTCCTTGATTGGGAATACATAAATTTACAGATTTAACATTTTTGCATTTTTTATTTCGACCATATTTTCTTAAAATTTGATTACTAATTATAGATTTTAATCCAAAATGGGCAACAGCTTTAGATGTTATGACGCCTTTGTTATGAATAGAAAATTGAGCAATTTGGAATGCTTTTACAATTCACTATCAAAATTTTCATTATGTTTTATTTTAATGGTTAGAATCATCTTTAAACACCTTTTTGATTTTCAATATATTTTTTAATAACTTCTAAAGATACTGTCCCAACAGAAGCAATAAATTTTCCATGTGTCCATAAACAAGGAAGCCTTTTCTTTAATTCGGGAAATTCTTCTCTTAAAATTTTTGAAAGATAATCCTTTATATTTGAAACTATAGCATGAATATGAATATTGGCACTACATTGAATCAAAAGATGAACATGATCTGGCATCGTTTCTATTTCGATAACTGAATAATGGTATTCGTTTTGTTGTTGATAAACCAATTCCTTTAATCTTAATTGAATTGGTTCAGTCAAGACTTTTCTTCTATATTTTGGACAGAAAATAATATGATAGATACATCGTGAAACTAAATGATTTTCCGAAATATACAAGGTTTCTGGAGTTAATAAATTCATTTTGTAGCCCCCTTTCGTCTACTATTAACTTCTTTTTTGTCGGAATTTTTTGGGCCAATATCGGCGGTCAGGACCGCCGATATTCATATCAGCCTATAAAGGTCTGATCTTTCTGCCAATTTTCAAAAGTATTCAAAAGTAAATTTTTATATTGTTCTAAAATCTTTTCATCTGAATTGTAAGCTCTTTCAATTCCTTCTTCAATTAAGGGATATTTATCTCTTGTGTTCACTGGATTTTCATGCAACATTCTATGAACACAATGAAGAAGGGGAACATACGAAACACATCCACTCATGTGCAAATCAAAAATTACCATTGTTAAATAGATGGTATTTAATGGCAATTTATTGTCAATAAAATAGTCCACAGTATTTTGACATATATCATACAATGTTCTGCCATAATGATGAACTTCAATATGTGCTTGATCATCGGTTGTTGATAATCCAGTTGCAGCACATACTTCTCTATTTATTGTTGACAACCAAACTTTGTATTCTTGAGATGATCGAAATAATTTTTCAACATCCTTGATTAACTTTTCATATTCTTGGTTATCATATAATTCGTAAAACAGTTCTGGTTTCATTTTAACTACCCAATTAACAATATTGATTCCGGGAACTTGTATCTAGCTTTCAATTCTTCAATTAACTCTTTTTCTTTTTCATCAGCTTCACCTAACAATGTTGATGCATCATTATCTAATGAACCAACAGCTAATTGAACTCCACTAAATTTCCCTCTAATACGTGCTAACATTTTAGCAACTTTACATTGAACAAACTGAATAAACCAATTTATTTCATAAGAATTTAATGAAGATAAATCTTCTGTATGAGGCACTGCCAACTTAGCAGCCACTAACCCTTGATACATAGGAGTTGGCATAATTCTTACAATATTTGGTTCAATCAATTCTTTTGCTAAATCTAATCCAAATGCTTTATTGACTGTATCATATTGAAGAAAGTTTGTAATATAATCTGTCATGACTGTTATATCCGATTTAGCTGCCAAAGAAAGTGGTTGTCTCATTAAAACTTCCCAAGGAATTCCCATACCAATTAAATAATTGATATCAAGGTAAATATCAACGACACTGTTAATCTTTGGATAATCAGCCAATTCATAATCAGACTTCATTGGAAAAATCTGAAACCTTGGATAAACAATTCTTGGTGCATAGATATTCAAAACATCAACAGCTTTTTTAATTGCCATTACAAGATTGTTTTCTGTAATTTCAACTGATACACTTGGATATCCAAATTCTGATAAGGCCCTCATTTTTAATTCTTCAAAATCGGAATCATCCAATTGAATATTTGGGAGTTTATTAAAAATTCCCATTTTTTATCATCCTTTATTATTCAGACTTACGAGGTTTTCTTGGCTTCCTCACAGGCTCTTTTTTTTCTGACTCTTCTTTTTCTACTTCTTGAACAGGTTCTTTTTCTTTTTCAACTTCCTTTACAACTTCTGGAGTTGGCTTTTCAACAGGTTTTTCGGAAAATGCCAATACTGTAATCTTTCGATATTCCAATAGGAATTGAATATCATAATCAGAAAGATTCTTTTCACTTTGAACAAAAATCTCCCCTGCTTTATACTCCAATCCATTATGTGAAAATCCATTCACAACTGTAAATTTTTTCATTTATTAATGGTCGAGGAAAATGCTAAGTCTTGCTTAGCATATGAATCGACCTTTTCACCTCACTTATCCATGATTTTCGACTAGAAACTCTAATTATTTTATCAACTTTCGGCATTGGCTTAAGATCAATACCTTTGTTATCAATTCCCATTAAAGCAAAATAACCAGACGATCTTCTACCTTTAATGAAATATTCTTTTCCAAGATATCTGACTTTATCAAACTTTCTAAACCCAAATAGTTTTCCAGTTGGTATTCTTTTTTCAGATCGAATTCCTTTAGTCTGCTGATAATCACCTTTAGAAACACAACGTTTATAAATTACACTATCAATTTTGTTGAAATAAGCAGGATTACCTTGACAAGCTATCACTACAGCATCAATGTAATGCTCTTTTGGAAGTTCAAAGAATTGTCTATGTTCTTTAGTTATGTATCCAAAAGTTTCTTCCGCATTAGGTAATCTTTTTAACAATTGAATTCTAATACTATTCATCTGGGTTGCATGTTTCAAATTACCCTTAACCTTACCATTATTCAGTTTGATCTTTCCATCATGAACTGCATCGTGGCATGTTTTACAAAGAGTAATTAAGTTATCGGGTTCATCGGAGCCGTTATTGCTTCTAAAGATTATATGATGAACTTCAAGTTTTTTATCTTTTGATTTGCCTTTACAATGTTGGCATTTGTAGGAATCTCTATCTAAAACAAAAGCTTTAGTATTTGCAAAACCGTAGTTAGTTCCTTTTTGATAACCCCATTTTCGTATATTCTTATTATGAAGAGCAGGGTTTTTCATTAAATGTGGATCAAAATTACCAGTTTCTATTACTAATTGAGTTATTGGAAGAATTGATTTAACAAAGTTGATTTCTTTGAAATGACTATTAAATTTGCTAATCATAGTAGGTGAAAATCTATCTTTTCTACGAGAATTCTTCCTATTAGCCCAACGAGCTTTACGGTATCGAATTTTTCGATTTCTTCTATTACGTCTGTATTTGCTACGTTGTTTCATCTTATCGGTAATATCATTTCTAATCGTAATTTCAGACATATAAACCACTTCTTCTTTATCATTAACGACCGCACTACCTATTTTATCACCACCAGTATCAACCCCATGAGTTAGAGATTGTTTAGCTTGTCCACTACCGTATAAAAGTTTAATAGTAAATGGAGTTATTCTAATTACTTTAGCTTTGCCAAATTTTAATAAAATTCTGGCTTTTCTAGGTGAACAAGGCATCAAGGGTTTTCCATGCTTATTAATAACGTAAACTACCATAAAGTGTTTATCTCCTTTATACAAAGAAGTTATGCCTATTCAGTCAGTTGGAGTGCTGAATGAAATTGGACTTCCTCTCGATCAGTTAAGTTGGCTTCGCAATGTGGTTGACTATTCCGTTCTGCCTTGGAATTGTTTACAGAGCCACGAAAGTGCATTGAACTGAGGCGACATTCAAAGGTTTCTACATCCAACTTAACGACTACCAGCTTTCTAAAACTCCTACTGGTGATCTGGTAAAGATGACCTTCTAATTGAATTCAATTAGAAGGTGCTAAGTCTTGCTTAGCACAGCTTTACTTATAAATCCCCCTAATCTTTAATACCCCATATTGCTTTCAGTGATTGTGCGGTTATTTGTTTTCTTTCACCATCTACCTGTGGACTACTATTAACTTCATTTTTTTCTCGTGATCTAGAATCAATTTGTAGAATTTCCTCAAGCTCTTCATCTGACAGATTATATTTTTTATCAATTCCACTATACTTTTTAAGAAGGTGAGTTGTCTGTTCCTGAACTTTTTGGGATTCTACATTTCCATATAGACTATTAAATGCTTCTTTAATGTCTGTTCTTAAAAGGTCTTTTAATTTCATAAAAGCCCACATTGTATGACCATAGGATAATACTAAGTCATCTTTTCTGGCTCCTGCAACTCTACCATGTTTGTCATAAATGAATGTTAAAAATTGCATTAAAAGTCTTTCGGATTTAATAATACCTAATTGTTTTTCTCCAATCAATTCCGAATTCTGAATTTGTTCAAATGAACGTTCGTCTTTAACATTTAACAAATTTGAATATTTTTCAAGTAATGTATTCTTCATGTTTGTCAATAGAAGATTTCTTGTTTCTCCTGTCAAATTTGTGCCATAGTCTAATACTTGAATAGCTTTCTTTTTCTGTTTTGAATTTCTCACTGTATGTTTTTGATCAATTAAATCATTGGGATTGCCATCTCTAAATAATTTCCCTCTAATTGTTGGATCAATTCTTAATAATTTATCAATGATAATTTTACCTAAGGCATTTCGTTCAACATTCATCCAAGCATTGTTATACATTTTTTGATATTTTAAAAGAATGTCAACATAATCATCAGGAATAATTGTATCACAAGCAAATTCAGCTACCTGTTCTAATGTATATCCATCAATGATTTGAAAAGCTGAATCATCATTTCCAGTCCCATAAGCAGTATCAACACCAATTACATAAGGTCTTTTTTCAATGGGTTCTTGCCATATCCACAAATTATTATCTTCCAGTTTCTTAATTGGTTCTTCAATATCAATTTTTTCAAGTAAGAAGCCTGGGATATAAGTATCACCAGAAGCTTCAAATGATAATTCAAGTTCTTGTCGAATAGCTCTTTGATCCCAATTTAATGCTTTACAATTTTCCAAATACCATTCTTTTGTGCAATCTGGAATACTACTCCAATGAACACGTAAAGGATGAAAATTGTTTTTACCACTAACAGAATTTTGATACATATTATAATACCATTCACCTGTTCCAGCCATACCATTCGGAGTTGATATAATAAGTATTCCATAAGGTTTTTTTGAAGTAGTATCAACTGCTTTTGATATGGTTGGATAAATAGCTTTATAAACATTTTCAACGTTTTCTGTATGAGCCGCTTCATCAAGAATCAATAAACTAATTGATTCACCTCTAGAGGCTTGTTCCGTAGCAGGGAGTGCTGTGATAGTGCTCCCATTAGTAAATGCCATTTCTGATTCATTGTCTTTAGTTCCATTTTCTGTCTTATTTCTTGTTGATGTTGGTGGCAAAAATTCATCTATATACCATTGTGGTAATGCTCGAAACATTTGTTTGATCTTTTTTAAAAACTTCTTAGCATTTCTAGCACCAGCCGAAACAATTAGAATATTGTAATTTGAAAAATGTAGAGCTGACCACAAAGCAAGTGCTTGAACAATGGTTGAAGCACCGACCTGTCTACTTTTTAAAATAATTAAATTGTGTTTATTACAATATTTTTTAATGAGATTCTTCTGAAAATCATACAATGGAAATGGAATTCTTCCATTTTTTTGAGTAATAATTTTAACATTATCTAAGGTAAATTTGATCGGATCACGTCTATATGATATGTATTGTTCAATTTGATTTTCCGTAAGCATAATTTGTCAACCTCCACATAAGTTAATTTTAGAAATTTTGAGTTTCGTAAAAATATGGAGTTGATAAAAATGAATCAAGAATTTTTTGAAGATTTGTCGCCGGAAGATGATTCTTCAGCTGAAAAATATATGAGGTGGCCTTTTAAAGAAGACGATTGGTTAATAAATCTTGTTATGACCAATCCAAATTATTTAGATCGGATTATGACTTTAAGAGATTATAGTGTTAGAAATGTTGATATCATCATGCTTGAAATAATTGATGCTGTTAGACTTTACAGAGAAGAAAAACAAGAACAAAATCCTTCTTTTGTCAAGAAAAGAAAATATCTCAAAGAAAATCTTAACAATAAGAAAATTCAAATTACATTGGAAGATGAATTAGAACTCAAGTCAAATATAGAAAAATACAAATTATATAGTTTGATCCATTGGTTGCATCTAAATAGAAATCCTCGAATAGTAGAACACTGTGCCATTCAAAAATATAATATCTTAGATGTTATATATCCAAAAGTTCAATTGTCAATTCGAAAAGTTATTGGATCAAAAGTCTACGAACCAATAATGGATGAATTTGAAGAAGCTGTCAATAATGCTTGGATAAGTATTATCAAATACCTTACAAAAATTGATACAACAAAAGTTATGTTCAGCATTTTTGTTGCCACTGCTCATAGGAGTGCTCTTTATTTAAAAGCCCTAATCAATCAACATAATTATCATCATCAGACTTTAACAGATTATAAATTTTACAATAATATTGAAGCTTTGGATGACGAATCGGTTATGGATACAAAAACATATCAAAATAATCATCTAGAAGAAGAAAGCATGGAAGATTATTTGGCCGGATTGATTGATGATGAAAATGATTTTGAAGAACGTTTAGAAGAAATTGAATCTTCAAATACTGAATCCAACATGACAACCTTAAAATCAAATATTCTATCTTATTCATTTACCGTATTATCATCATCTAGAAAACCATCAATTCAAAAAATCTTAGCTGAATTTTTCATTGATATTATTAATAAAAACATTTCTAAAGAACTTATTGAACGAAATGCTACGACCATTATTAATACAATGGACATGTATGACGGCACAATAAATCAAATTAATTGTGATACGAATAATAAGAAATTTTATAAACTCTTTCGGGATTTTCTTCAATTCAAAATACAACATAAAATTGAAAAATTTACAAACCTTCAAGGCAAACAACTAAATAAAAAAGAAGGCAAGAAAATTTCAAAATCATCTTATTATGTTGAATTGACGAAAAAAGAAAGAGATTCCATGAAACTTCTTCTTCAAAATAAGGATAAAATTGTTCAGGAATTGATGGAATTTCGAAACCAATGTTTGAATTATAATATCAAATAAGGTGATATTAAATGAGTGGAAGGTATAGTTATTTGAGAAAGAATAAAGATTTTGAAGGTGTTAAAAAGATTCTGAATGAAAAATATGATGGCAATTTATTTAGACTCAAGGATGCCGAAGAAGATTATCGGATCATTTGTGAACTAAATAAATGTCATAATAAAGTCAGACAAATTAAAAAAGAGCCAATTATTTCTTCTGAAAGATCATATACATTAATTGATTTCAATCAAGATGAAATGTCTTATGTAGTCAATCAACAACCAATTCTTTCAGCTAGCTTGGACAGTATTGCTTATAGAAGATTATTACCTGATAGACCATCAAACATCTTTCTAAAACTTCGACAAAAAGAAAATTCCAAAGGAACTAAAAATGTTGATAAGATATTTGCCTTTTTACAAAATCTTGTTATGAGATCAAATTTTCAAGTTTCTTCAATTGTCAATGATCGAGCAAATGGAATTATTAAATTCAACACAATTCAAAGTGATGCCATTCATGGAAGCACAAGACAATATGCAACAATATATTTAAATAAAAATGCTTATGTGAATATGGATGAATTGGTTCGTGGTGAACTTAAAAGACTTTTAGATAATCAAATGTTATATGCTTTCTTTACTCTCTATGGATTCAGTAAATTTTTCATCAGATGTAATTGTAGGGAGTATTTGAATAATTTCAGTAGAAAAGATTCTGGTGCAAATTATTTTTGTAATCATGCTATGTGGTCAATGTCTGTTCTTCCATATTATCTTTATTATTCACTATCCTAAAGGATTTGACGTTAATGAAAAAGATTGTATTATCTGCTAAATTTGAAACATTTATTGATGAATCAAATTTACAATTTTCAGAATCAAAAGGATTGCACCTAAATTCTTCTGATTGGAAACCTTACATTAAAATGAAACATCCAGATATTTTCAAGTTCATTTCTTCTGGCCTTTTGGTGTCATATACTCATAGTGATATATCAAGAAAGACTTATCAACAAGGATATAGAAATACGGAATACAGAACAATACTCTTGGCTGGATTTTACCTATCCTTGGTTGGAGTTTCTAACGATAAAATCTCTGATTTTCTAACCAAATTAATGAAGAAGACCAATTGGAGAATTAGGTGCAACTGTCCGGCAATGGTATTTTGGGGATTTAATTATATTCTAACAAAAGAAAATTCAATTCTTGGGCCGGGTGAATCAAGAAAACCAGTCAAAAGAAATCCTCATTTAGATGGAATTTGTTGTAAACATCTTTGGGTTTCTTTAAATTACCTTCATCAGAAAATGGAAGAAATTGTTAAAAATATTCTTCTGACTATTCGGAATTTTTATGGTGTTCAATCAGAACACGGAAGACAACAAGTATTAAAAAAAGTTAAAATAACTGGATTAAAAAAGTTATTGAATGATGTAAAAACAGCAATAATAAAAATTGATAAGTCTCTTTCACCAGAATTTGACAATCTTACTAAAGGAATTAAGATGGACTATTTTGGAAAACAGGAAGAGCACAAAAAGGATGTTGAACAAAATGGCAAGGAAACCGAAACCATCAACACGGAAGATGGAAATAGACGAGCGACTAGAGGAACATTTAGAAAGAATTGAAGAGGATATCAATCTAGTAGAAGAAAGAGATGAAAGGGTTGAAGAAGTATTGTTAAATCTTCTTTCAAAGTTCCAATCATTTCAAGACCCTCGTTCTCTTAAATCAACAAATATTGATGCAATGACAAAATTGATGGATTTATATACTTCATTGCCAGCCAAAAGAGCACAATTAAGGAAAACCATTATTGATACATTAATGAAGAAACAAGACCTCAAACAAAGAAAAGAAGAATCGGAAAACTTAAAAGATACAGTTGGTATTACGATGTCAAGCATTCTTGGGATGATTGAAAAATCTACAAATTGTTTTCCTTCATACGAAGATGATGGCCAATAAAATCTGGTGGTGAACATTAATGGATGAAAGTGAAGCTGTGCTAAGCGAGACTTAGCACCTTCTAATTGAATTTGATTAGAGGGTCATCTTCACCAGATCACCAGTAGGAGTTTAAAAAACCGGTAGCCGTTAAGTTGGATGTAGAAACCTTTGAATGTCGCCTCAGTTCAATGCTCTTTCGTGGCTCTGTAAACAGTCTTAAGGCAGAATGAGACAGTCAACCACAATGCGAAGCCTTCTTAACTGATCGAGAGGAAGTCCAATTTTAACTAGCACTCCAACTAGTTAAATAGGCATAACTTCTTTGTATAAAGGAGATAAACTTTATGGTAGTTTATGTTATTAACAAACATGGAAAACCATTAATGCCATGTTCACCTAGAAAAGCAAGAATTTTATTAAAACTTGGTAAAGCAAAAGTAATTAGAAGAACTCCATTCACTATCAAACTTTTATATGGCTCTAGTGGCTATAAGCAGTCATTAACTCATGGTATTGATACTGGTAGTAGTGAAATTGGTAGTGCGGTTGTTAATGATAAAGAAGAAGTTATCTATATGTCTGAAATTACTATTAGAAATGACATCACCAAAACTATGAAAAGCAGGGCTACTGCTCGTAGAAATAGAAGAAATAGAAAAACTAGATATCGTAAAGCTCGTTGGGCTAATAGGAAGAATTCTATTAAAAAAGATAGGTTTTCTCCTACAATGGTTAGTAAATTCAATAGTCATTTGAAAGAAATCAATTTTGTTAAATCAATTCTTCCAATAACTAAATTGATTATTGAAACTGCTAACTTCGATCCACATTTAATGAAAAATCCTGCTTTATATAATGAAAAAATAAAGAAATGGGCTTATCAAAGAGGAACTAACTACGGTTTTGCAAATACTAAAGCATTTATTTTAGATAGAGATTCTTACAAATGTCAACATTGTAAAGGTAAATCCAAAGATAAAAGATTAGAAGTACATCATATTATTTTTAGAAGTAATAATGGTTCCGATGAGCCTGATAATTTAATCACTCTCTGTAAAACATGTCATGATGCAGTTCATGATGGAAAGATTGTTATTAATGGTGGAAAAGTTAAAGGCAATCTAAAACATGCTACGCAGATGAATAGCATTAGGTTTCAATTAATGAAAAGATTGCCTGAAGCCATTGAAACTCATGGATATGTAACTAAAGAAAATCGATTTAATTTAGGTTACCCAAAGGAACATTATATTGATGCAGTAGTGATAGCTTGTCAAGGTAACCCTGTAACTTTTAAGACTGATAATGTGATTTATAAGAGATGCGTTTCTAAAGGTGATTATCAGCAGACTAAAGGAATTCGATCTGAAAAAGGAATACCAACTGGAAAGTTGTTTGGATTTAGAAAATTTGATAAAGTCAGATATCTTGGAAAAGAGTATTTTATTAAAGGAAGAATGTCAACAGGTTTTGCAATTTTAATGGGTATTGATAATATTAAATTATCATTAAAACCAATACCTAAATTTAGTAAGATGGAAAGGATAGCTAGTAGAAAATCATGGATAATCGATCAATCAAGAATGATTCATATGCTAAGCAAGACTTAGCATTTTTCTCATCTGGTTTGTATAAAAAGCCTCTTTTGTCTGGATTAAGAGAGAAACTTCAAAAGCTAATAAATGTTTTTGTTGTTCAAAAGAAAGAGGAATCTGCTTATGATATAAATAATAACACATTAAATATAGCAAAGATATTGGACGATGAAGGAATTAACCATTTATTTAAATCATTTGAATTTTCATCATTTCAATATGAAAAATTATTTGATTTGGAAATGGGAAGAGTTGGAAGGTATAAAGATTATGAATCTATCATAATGAGAATACCAGAAGCTAATAAGGCAGTCACGATTATTTCCGATTCTGTTTTGGCACCTAATATTGGCAACAAAACAAATACACTTCATCTTGATCCAGTTCAAGGCCCAATTGGTAAAAAAGGATTGGAAATTGTTAAATTAATTCTGGATAAAACAAAAATGGAATTGAAAATTCTTCCGTCATTTGTTTTTGGAACATGTTTATATGGTGATACATTTATTGAAATTAAAAAAACTCTCGATAGTCCAAAGTTTATTATTCACGATCCAAAAAAATGTATTCTATTATTTGATAAAATGACTGATATTGAATTGGGTTTGATTGTCCAATTGGATGTGAATCAAAAATCATTATTAGTTGATTTATTGGCTAAGAATTTGCCCACATTGCAAATTGAATTACCACAACAAAGAAGAAATACGGTTGTTGTTTCTTCTGAAACAAAAAAACCAATGTCAGAAAGGGAAATTCAAGATCTTACATTAATTATAAATGATGCAGTTAAAGAAATGGGAGCAAAGATTAAATATATTCAACCATCTCATTATGTTCACATGTCAATTACAAGTAATAACATGTATTCACCTTATGGCACTAGTGTTCTTGACGCTGTCAGATCAATTGCAAAACAACTTCTATTAAATGAAGCTGCATTATCCATTGCTCGCGTAACAAGAGCACCTTCAAGGAAGTTATTTGGTGTTGAATGTGGAAATATGCCAGAAGCTGAAGTCCCTTCTTTTATGGAAGGTGTTAAGAATCAAATAAAAAGGGAAAAAGTAATTGACACTTCAAAAGGGTTGTCAATCGATTCCATTCCTGATCTTTTATCAATTGATGAAGATTATTGGTCAAGAACCGTTGGGGGCACATCACTCTTAACAATTGAAAGTATTCCAGGCGATGACCTTTCGACAAATATTGAAGATATGGAATACTGGAAAAAGAAACTTTTAAGCTCTCTTGGAGTTCCACCTGCATATTTAGCTAATGAAGAAGGAACTAGCACAAGAGCATTATTGACATTGGAAGATGTAAATTTTGCCCGACAAATTAAAAAACTTCAAACAGATGTTAATATTGGATTAAATCAATTGGTTGACAATTGTTTAATCATTATGGGATACCCTGAATTGGTTGGTTCCGTCACCATTTCATTGCCAGAACCACAAAATCTTGAAGATAATATTCGTTTAGAAAATATGAGTAATAGAATTTCGGTTGCTAGTGATTTAAAGGGAATGATACCAAATATTTCAATGAAATGGCTAGCCAAAAATATCATTGGTTTGACGGAAGAAGAATTGCAGGAAATGGAAAAAGAAAAGGAAGAAGAAAAGAAGATGACAATATTTAAGAATCCAGAAGATGAAAACATGGGAGAAATGGGTGGGTCATCTGGTGGTGGATTTGGCGATGTAGAAACATTTGGGGAATCTGATTTTGGTTCGGAAGAACCAGAAGAAACGACAGAGGAAGAATTACCACAAATGGGCGGAGAAGAATCTGGTATGGAAACATCAGAAACAGTCTCACCAGAAAGTTAAAAAGAAGAAATTAAACTAGATATTTAGTTTCATTATATATGGGGGTTAAAAAATATGCCAAATTTCGATCCAAGAAATCAACTTTTATCTGATATTTCTTCTGGGATTGATTCGGTTGCAAGTCTTAGTGATGATATGTCGGATTCAGATAAAGCTATTCTTGAAAATATTAAATTGAATGTGCCTAATTTGGATACCAATACGTTATTTATGATTCGTGAATATATCACTGCCAATCTTCAAGACTGTCTTTCAAATTATTCTCCTTTGGTATCTGAAGAGTTGGATACAACCGATGAAACAAAAGAAATGCCAGAAGGAACGCCAAGTGAAGAACCTGAAATGGAAATGCCAGAAGAGGATACAAATGAAAGCCAAGGAATGTTGGATAAACTAACTGAAATTTCTGACTATGCTCAAGAAATTGTTGATCTTGTTCAAAATGCTATTGATAATGTCAGTGATATGGATATTGTGACGCAGTTAATCAATATTAAACTTTTTGTCAATGATAAACTTGATGAATTTAATACTTTCACAAATACCGAATCTTCGGGTGAGGTTAATATGGAAGAAGTTTTAACACAACTTGAAGAATTTAAATCGAAATTGGAAGGGTATTCCCAACTTGTTGAAAACATTACAATGGAAGAAACAAGTGAAGATATTTCAACTCCTGAAAATTTAGAAAATAATACGGTGGAAAATCAAGAAGAAAATGTTCAACTCCAAAAAGAAGAAGTTGAATTAAGTTCAATGGTTGTAGCAGAAGAAGAACAGGAAGATGAAAATTTAATTGAACCTGAAACTTCTGAATCTGAAGGCTTACCAATAGAAACCATGAAAGATGAATCAGAAGGTTCATCAGATGTTAATGCACAATTTGAAGAATTGAAAAAGTCCATTGAGGAAATCTCTCAAAACATTTCAACAAATAATCCTGAAATGTCAACATCATTAGAAAATGTTCAAGAAAAAATTGAAAACCTTCAAGAACAGATCGTGGGTGGTTCCGAAGAAATTGAGCCTGAAAATGATGAATTCATGGATGATGATTTTGAACCAATGGAAGATGATGAAAATATTTCAATGGGATCAAAACAATCACCAACTGGTGAGGCTCAATCAATTGAAGAACAGTTGGCAAGGATGCAAAAGGTTCTTAATAAGAAACCAACACCTGTTCAGGCCGATAATGACATTATAATGCCTTCTGATGGCGAAACAGAATTGAACAATGAAATGGCTCCAGAATCAAATGATAATATGGAAATTGTTCAGGAACTTAGAAATCTTTCTTTCAAGTATGGCAAACCCGAATTTGAAGGTAAACCAGAAATGGAATTATCAGAAGCTTTAGCAACTCTTTCCGAGAGTATTGAAGACAATGATAAGGTCAGTATTGATAACAATGTTGAAGCCGTTACAGTAATGGTTGCCATAATGGATAAAATAGTTAAAAATGAAATTATGGATGTTGTAAATAAGATTGGTCAGACGGATGAAGTTGAAATAAATCCAGAACCAATGTTAGAAGAAGGCAATACGTCCTTTGAAGAAGGTAATACAGATGAGATCATTAATTAGAACTGTTGTATCTCCAAAATTAGAATATACAATTGTGGCTTCTTCTACATCCAAAGAAGATAAATCCCTTCTTGGGCCAAAAGTCGTGGTCGATTGTGTATTTCAGGAAGCAGACGTTCCAAATGCTAATGGCCATATGTTTCCTAAATCTGGTTTAATGTCAGCTATTCAAAAGGCTGGTTCAATTATTACAGATCGAAGATTGTTGGGTGAATTAGATCATCCCGACGATATTACAGATGTTAATAGATTAGCTACGGTAATGTTAAAGAATGTTGCTATGGTTATTTCTGATTTGAGAATGGATGGCAGCCATGTTGTTGGAAGATTTGAAACTCTTGATACTCCCAATGGTGTAATTCTTTCATCCCTTCTGAGAGATAAGGTTAAAGTAGGCGTTTCAATTAGAGCGCTTACAGAACAAGATATTTCTTATGATAATTCTAACGTAAATAAGATCAATCAATTTGAATTGGTGACTTATGATGCTGTTCATAATCCGGCATATTCTGATGCTTTTGTTTCTTCAATCGTTTCTAAAACAGTTTTTCCAGTGGGAAATTTAGAAGTTAATAACAACTTACTTACCCTTGCAAGGGAAGAATTAAAAGAATTCTTGAGTGAATATACAAAGTTAATAGTTGCAAAAATGAGGAGAGGATAACGGATGCCTAACATTACAATGAGAGATTTGACAAATGGAGCATTGGCCAGTATTGATGAAACCGATGTTGCAAATGAATTTAGCAATCTAGATGTTGAATTTGGATATGCATTAATGCAAAAACAAAATAGGTTGAATGAAATTATTTCAACAACCGAAAATGTTGAGAGTGAAACCAAATCTCTTCAAGAACAAAATTCATTTTTGGAAAAATCTTTAAAAAGTGCTCAAGAAGACATTCTAAAAATCATAAATTAATCTATAATATGCATCCGAATATTTGAGGTGAATTGTTAATGAAAAAGAATTCCATGCTTACAGGCCTTATGGCAGAAGTTTTGGATGAATTGAAGAACGAAGAAATGATGGAAACGACTTCAGTTGATGGAACAGAGGATTTAAATTCTGATCCTAACATTCAGGAAAAGAAGGAAGAAATCGCTAATGAAGAAGTCAAAGAAGAATTAAGCGATTCAGAACCTAAAAATTACAACTTCCTTGGTATTGATATTGTTGTTAATACTGATGAAGAAGGTAAACAAGTTATCACTTTTACAAAGGATGACTTTACAATTACAAAAGAAGTTGAGAATGTAGACTTCCAGAATATCATTACTTCTTTACAGGACTATATTGTTGCTCTTCATGAAAAGAATGATGGTGGTATGGGTGAGGAAGAATCAGAGAACCTTGAAGAAAATTCAGAAAACCCCTCGGAAATGGACGAGGAAATGCCTGAATTGGATGAGGACATGTCAGAAGAAGAGAAACAGCTTGCAATGGAATCTCATAGATTGATTGCCAATATTTACAAATCAAACAAGTTCAAACTTATTGAAATGGCTAAACTTGGCTATTCATTTAAGAAATATGTTTTGGCTAATCTTCGTGAAGAATTGTTTGCTAACAACATCAAAGGATATATTGAAAAGAATAAAAATATTGATACAAAGATTGCAATGGCCCAAGAGAGACAATCAGAAGTCAAAAAGAATTATCTATTGGCTAAAAATATGAATCAAGACCTTCGAAAGAAATATGTCATTCTTTCTAATATTCTTTCTGAAACAAAAAAGGCTTTTGCTAGTGGTAATTCAGTTGACAAAAATAAAATTAAAATGGTTCTTTCTTATGTTGTTAAGGGTATGGATTTGGATACACAAAAATTCAGTATTCTTGCTCAGAAGTCTCAAAAAGCCATTACTTCTATTCTAGCTGGCGAACAAAAAACCAAAACTGAAAACTCGAAGAATTCGGAAATTAAAAATGAAGAGGGTAAGAAATCTCCTATCACTGCTTCAAATAGAAAACCGAATCTTCAAACAAATGGTGGTTATGGTAGGTCTACATCCACATTAAAAGAACAAAATGATGGAACGGATGAAATGATGATAGAGCTGAAAAAGCTAATTAGTCCCAAATATTAAAATAAACCTTGAAAATATAATTGGAGTGTGTTTTATAAATGAAGAATTATAACGCCCTACTTGCTCGTGATGTTTGGGCCAGTAGAACAAAGCCCCTGTTGATGAATGGTTATTCTGGCCAATTGGCCGAAGATATGAGCATTATTCTTGAGAATACTCGTAGAGCATTGCTTTCTGACGCAAAAGTAAATAATCTTATTTATATTCCTAAGGTTACACTTCCACTTGTTCAGCGTGTATATCCTAACACGATTGCACAGCAAATTGTTGGAGTTCAACCTGTAAAGTCTGCTCAAGGGACTATTCGTTTCCTTGACTTTGTTGATGAAACAACTGGAAATACAATGTATCCATGGACGAATGCTGCTGATCGTCGTAAGCATTCTACCCCAATGGAAGCCAGTCATGTGACAACCGACACTCTTACTGGTGCTGGTAATCTCACTACTTATAATGATGTTATTACAAATGAGTGGGCAGAAGGAACATTGATGCTTATTATGCACGATGATTCAGCTAATGCTGATATTCCTGTTGCTCAGGTTCTTAAAAATGGTGATGTTCGTCAGCTTGTTGCTTCTGTCAATGGGACTGCTTTTAATCTTGTTGGTAGCGTAAACATTAATACTCGTCAGGCTGTTCTGAATTTTAGCACTGCTATTGGTGATGCTGCTGATAGTTTCCGTTGGGATTACTACAAGAATTGGGAAAAGGTCATTCCTTTTGGTGCTGACCAGACTTTCAACAAGATTCGTCCTGTCCTGAAGTCTATTCCTGTCGATACGGTATCTCGTAAGCTAGGTGCAAGCTGGAGCTAAACTTATTGGTTCCTATTGATAGAAATATCAATACAATAAATCGGGTGAATTGCTGGAAGGCCCCTAAAAATCAATCAACTACAACGCAACCTGAAAAGGTATTCGTGAATGTTTGAAAATGATTGAGGCATGGGGTTAATCAGCAGCCAAGCCACTGAATGTCAATTTAGTATGTGGAAGGTTCAGAGACTAGGATTTGAGGCATGACAGCCAATAAAAATCCAAACAGTGCCCGACAACTTAAATTCATGTAAATGAAAAAGTTGAAGATATAGTCCACTCTTTAACGAACGAAGTTAAAGATAAAGTGATGAGTTCCTTGAAGACTTTGTTTCAAAGGTCGCCTAATTAGAAATAGTTAGGAAAAACAATTGGGTGAATTGCTGGAAGTCCCTAAAGCCTTAATACTACAACATAGCTGGAAACGGCAAGTGTGAATGTTTGAAAAATTTAAGGATATTACAATGGGTAATCAGCATCCAAGCTCCTGAAAGTGAATAAAAGTATGGAGAAGGTTCAACGACTAGATATTGAGCTATCACAAGCGATAATATATCAATAGTGCCCAACAACTTCATTTATATTCAAATATAAAAAAGTTGAAGATATAGTCTGTTCTTAGATGAAAGTCTAAGCTAACACAAAGTTGAAGCAGAATTTGGCGAAAATGGTGAAGATAAGATTGTTGATACTCTTTCACAAGTTATCTTGACTGAAATTGACTCTGAAATTCTTTATAAGTTGTTTACTGGTGCTTTCCATTCCAATTCTTGGAGCAAGACAATGCCCGGAACTTGGACAAGAGGCCCAGAGGAATGGTATAAGACTCTTATGGTTAAGGTCGAAGAGTTGAATGCCAAGATTTTCCAATCAACACATATTTCTGGTGCTACCTTCATGGTCTGTAGTCCTGCTACCGCTGCTCTTTTCCGTTCAATGAATGGTTGGCAGCCTAGTGGTTCAAATGTTGATAATGGTGGAATGAGTATTGGCACTGTCAAGGCTGGTTCTGTCCAAGGTCAGTATGATATCTTCGTCAGTCCTCTTGTTGAAAATGACAAGATTCTCATGGGTTTCAAGGGTAAGCAGCCTCATGAAACGGGTTTCGTCTATTCTCCTTATGTTCCTATTCGTCTGACGCCCGTGACTTACCAAGAGATGCCTACAATCATGGCACGCACTCGTTATGCTACAACGATGCTTCGTCCCGACTTCTACGGTGTAATTACGATTACTGTGTAAAAAATAGGGAATCAAAGAAGGGACTGGCCTATTTTGGTCAGTCCCTTTTTTTGTATCGCTAAAGTTAAAATGGAACATCGTGGATGGCTCACCCGGCAAGCACAAAATGAAAAATTTAAAATCCTTATTTTTATTGAGCACGTTATTCTCTAATGATTTCGTTCAAGTATTGATTTTTATTGGGATTTTATTTTTTGACGGTTCATGCCGGCTAGGTGAATTAGGACGTTCCGAAATTCAGAATCCTTTGTTTTATTGAATTTGAAACTTTTTGTTTCAATATCATATTTTATTTAGGCAGGCGATTTAAGTATGAAAGAAAAAGATGTTTTTAAGAAAGTAAAATCATTGATATCACAACAAGAAAAAGTATCTAAAAAAGTTGATGAGAAAAATGTCGATTCAAAAGATAAAAAAACTGATAATACAAGCAAGTGAAATTAACGAATATTCTGAATATATGGAATGGTCAAAAAAAGAATAATTGCCATCTATATAGAGATATGGAGAATGAATTTGATGATGATACGATTCTAGAACCAAGACAAAGAAAGCCACTTGGCTCTATTTATCAATTCATTTTCTTAACAACTAATCCTAAATTAAAAGATTATCCAAGTAGGCAAAAAAGTTTATTCATGACTACTTCACATGGTGGTTCTGGATCAGAAGATGTTTTTGGAAGATATCAATATGAATGTTTTTTGAAAAAGGGAATTAACATTGGTTTTGCACTTGAAGATTTCAATTATATTTTTGGTAGATCAAATAGGGATTTTGATCAATGTATGTGGGAATCTTCTATAATATTGATCAATTTTTATGATAAAACAAAACAAACTGTTCAAGATATTCAAAAATATTTTTCTCAATACTATAGTGGACAATCAATTGAAAATTTGTCAGAATATGATAAAAATAGATTGGAATCTTGTCTTTCAACTGCCAATAGACTGTGGAAAGAGGTTGAATCATCTGGCAAAGTAGGCCATTTTGTTTTGAATGATTTTGACCAGTTAAAAGATTATTTTTCCAAGAAATATGAACTCTGGACAGACTCACCTTGTTTAATTAAAAAAACTAAAACACATATTCCGGGGCAATAACAAAAAAGAGGAAGCCTTTATTCCGGCTTCCTCAAATTTTTGATATATTCTTCATGCAAAGTTTTTTCATTCATTTTATCTGGTGAGGGAAGTCCCCCTTTCTCAAGATAGTTCCAGTATAACAGAAAAGAGGCTTTGTGTCAAGCCTCTTTTTTTCCATACACTCGAACAAATTCTTTAATGTCATCAATTTCAAAAATCTTATCCTGAAAGAATTGTTCTCTATATTTCGAATCCATTTCCATTGTTTTTAATAGTCTATTGTTAGCATATTTTCTTTTCCAATAATCAACAATTGAATTTAAATCATGAATATCAAAATCGAAATCTTTTCTTGGAATCAATTGATCTTCATTTATTTTACCCTGTAGAAAATCAATTGTATTATCATAATATCTAGCAAAATAAATACCTTTTTCAAAACCAGATTGTAAATCTCTTGTTTGAATTTTATGTTGAGACATTAAAGCTTTAAAACCAGATTCCTTGTAATACAGATTTAATACATTCTGTTTTGGGCCGGTAGCACATGTATCATTCTTTGCATTCAAAGCATCATCATATTTTTTACCAAAATCTTTATCAATCTTAGCTCTCTTTAAACAATATTCCCTTATTTCAGAATATGTTTTTTCTAAAGGAGAAAGTATTATACTCCCTTTCGTGACCCCAAGAGTTTTCCAATATTTAGGCATTCCATTATATTGTGAATTAATTCCATACAAAGATGTTGTTGTCATTCCTGCAAGAATATCCCCATACTTTTCTTTCCAAGCCTTTTGAAAAAAATGTGAATGAAGCAAAAGACACATGAGTTTACCACCAGTTGTCATAAAACCAATTGGTTGAGTTGGGACAATTGATGATGCAATACATGTATTATTTAACCTCTTTGGGCCTTCAATCTTAACTGATTTATCCCACCCAATATAATTGTCTCTTTCACTCATAGCAATAACATCACTTGCAAGAGAAAACATTCCACAATATTTTCCATTGATTTGAAGAAGATATCTTAGATTCCTGCCAGGATTTTGAGACCAATACAATGTTGAAACAAACATTCTAAGAATTAACCAATCTGTTTTATATGGTTCTTTATCAGCATCAATAAATTTAATATCATTCTTTTCTCTCTCCATAAACTCCATCATATCATCAAAATTTTGTGTCTTTTCAAAAACAGATTTAATTTTTCTCTTATCAATTTTCGAAACATATTCTTTTAATTCTTCAAATTTAAGATGAAGGAGGTATGTTTTATTATCTTCAATTGATTTTAGATATTGAAACTCCTGTAAAATTCTTTTATTTAAATCTTTTGCCCATTCGTCCAAATCAGTTGGATGATCTTGAATTTCATAAACGTAAGGTTTACGTCCTTTTGTAAACATGTCTAATTTTGCCATCGTGTAAGTGCCCCCAAAACTAAATTAATATGAAACATTCTTATATTATAGAAGGTGAATTGTATATGCCAGACCCTATTAAACTTAACTTATTTGATGCCATACTTGATTCTCGTGGAATGGATGGTCTTCTAGAAAATAAAGTCGTGACTTTTAATGGAAAGACCTATCCTGAATATGGCCATGCCGTGACCGTCACGGGTGGTCCCGGAAGTGGAAAAACTTACATGTCAAATACTTCAATCCCAATTGATGTAAAGACAATGAATATTGATGATATTAAAGAAATATACGTTAAACTCTTAAAAAGAAAATTGGCAACTTTGACGAATGAAGCTGACAAAGAAGAATTGTTAAGACCATTTGGCGGACATATTCCTGATTTTAAAAATCCAAAAGACAATTCTGTAATGCATGAATTTATTACAGATAAAGCATATTTTAAGAAACTCCAAGAACAATTTTTTAATTCTAACATGGGCAAATTACCAAATGTTTTGTTAGATATTACAGGTGGCAATTTTACTAAACTTCAAGAATATCAATCATTCTTAAAAGGTCTTGGCTATTATACATCTATTATTTGGGTCATCACGGATATTGAAATAGCAAAACAACAAAATAAAAATCGTGATAGAACTGTTGATGAAGAATTTTTGATTAATGCGTTTAGTAATACAAAAGACTCAATGTGGAAAGCGGCTCATTTGCCACTGGTTAATACTGATGAATTTTGGATTTTATTTACACATCAAAAACAAAGAAATGATACTGCCATTCCTCTTAAAAAACAATCTGATGGATCATTTGATATTCCAGAAGATTTGAAATTAAGAATTGAAAGACAGTTAAATATGCATAATGCTATAATGCATCCAAAACCATCTTATGATAGATTGAATTATGAATTTAATGAATAAATGATTCTAAGGGAAGGATAATTATCCTTCCCTTTTATTGTTCTATTCCTCTACTTCCAATTGAGAATTTTTCTTAATCATTTCCCAATTACCTTTATAACTCTGAACAGTCAGATAGGCCAGATCAAAAACTTCCTTCAAAGAAACCGGTTTAAAATCCCACATATCAACACCGACATTAACAATAACATTATTCAATTTCTTACTATAAGATACTTTGAAAATATTATGAACGTGGCCACAAATCCAAATAGAATTAGGAACCTGTGCTACACAAGGATCATGGGAAAGATGAACTCGATAAACATTATCTTCCCATTTAAAATAACGATCAAGATAAGTGTGGACACCAGCAAAACCAATTTCTTGATAGGTAAAAGGATTCATAATATCATGATTCCCAAGAACCAATTTCTTTTTACCATTCAAATTTCGAATAACCTGTTCAAGTGCAGCCTTTTGGGTTTCAGAAAATAAGGCCAAATCCCCAAGAAAATAAGTGGTATCATCTTCTTTAACAATATCATTAAAAACATTTTTCAGAATTGTATTCATTTTACCTGCATTCTTAAAAGGACGTTGACAATACTTAACAATGTTTTCGTGGCCAATATGTAAATCAGCAGTAAAATAGATCATGTTCAAAACTCCTTTATCATCAATTTTGGATTTCTCTCACCCAACAAGACCAGTATACCACAAGTGGCCCATCTTGGCAAGTGAATTTCTAACAGGGTTTTCTTGGGGTTTTCCAAATAAAAATGGGGGGCGAACCTTGAAGTGTCCACCCCCACCATTTTAAATCATCTTTTTAATAGGAATTTTTTGACGAAAAACCATTGACTGTGAAAAAGTGATCACTGTTCCATTAGGAAAAGCACAATGGCCGCCAACCAATTCCCATCCTTCATCAATCCTCTGATTGACTTTTTCAACTAATCCTTCAGCAGAATCAGCCAATACAATCGTATATCTATTGTTTTTATTCAATTATTTATCACCTTCTTTGGTCTTTCCCGTTTCTTTGGTTTAACTTCTTCAATAACATCATTTTCAATTTCATCAGATTTATCTGATTTTTCTTTTCGTTTCATTTTAAAATCAGGACATTTCAACCAAGCTGTTTTACTAATTGTGAAGAATCCTTGACACCCATTCAAATATTTAATACATCTTTTTTCACATACAGGTGCAATATGCAAATCAAAATTTGTATTAATAACATCTTCATCGGAAGTATCAAGACCCTCTTCTTTTTCAAACTCTTCTCTCAAATATTGAGTGGCAGTCTTTTTAGTTTTCTTAAATGGATTCATTTTAGCCATTTAATCATCCACCTTAAATTTTTCAATCTCTTTCTGAATATTAGAAACACTGCCCGAAAGATGTTGTGATTCTTCACTGATTGTCATGGCTGCTTTCAAAGATTCTTCCGATGATTGTTTAATCAAAGACATTTCATGAGTTGTTTCAACAACAGATTTTGAAACAACGTCAATTGTTGATGCCATTTCCTGAATAGAAGATGACTGTTCTTCGGTAGCAGAAGCAACACTTTGAATTGAATTATCCAATACGTGAGTTTGTTCTAACGTATTATTCAACTTTTCTTTTGTTTTCTTTGCCAATTCAATAATGTCTTGCATTACTTTTCCAGCATCAAGAGTTATATTCATTGACATATCGGTATTATCAGATAGAGAAGTGATTTTTTCTTCAATTTCTTTTGTTGCTTTCTTCGTATCACCAGATAATTTACCAATCTCTTGAGCGACAACGGCAAATCCCTTTCCTGCATCCCCTGAAAGGGATGCTTCAATTTGGGCATTAATAGAAAGAAGGTGTGTTGATTTACTAATATCATCAATGATTCTTGTAAATTTTTGGACTTCTTCTACATTATTTTTAACCATTTGAATTCCTTCAATTGATTTAGAAGCTAGTTCACCAACACTCAAAATGCCATCAATTATTTTTTCTACTTCTTTAAGAACATTTTCAACATTTGTTTTTGTCGTTGATGATGCCTGTGCACTCTCGGATGAAGAACGAGCAAGAAGGGTTACGCTACTAGATATTTCTTCAATTGATGCAGTTGTTTCTTGGACAGCTGCTGAATTATCTTCTGTCAATCCAGACACCTTCACAATAGAATGATTGATTTCATCCATGGATGCCGTAAACTCTTCTGATAAAGCAGCAAGATTCTGACTAACATTATTAACACCCATTATTTCATTCTTCAGTGAAAAGATAAATTTTGAAATTGATTCTTCCATTTTACGAGTATTCTGAACCAATTGTCCAATTTCACCCTTAGATTTTAGAAGAAATTCGTTAGAACTATCTTTTCTAAAATCAAGTTTTGACATTTTCATCAAAACATTAATAATTCCTTTAATGGATTTATTCAAATTCAGAATGATAGGAATGATGATACCAAGAACAATAAGAAACCCTAGTCCACCAACTATTAACTGTTTGGTAGTTAAAGAAGTCAATATACTATTTAATTCTCTTTCAGGAAATACTATACCAACAAAAAACCCTTTAACTGTGGGAGAATAATATATTCTTCTATTTTCATTATCAATAGAATAATCTCCAAATCCAATTTTTCCTTTAATAATTTCTTTTCCTACTAAAGATAAAGATTTAGGAATAATGTCATTAGATTCAATGGAAATATTATCTCTAAACATTCTTTCTTTTTGAGGATGTGCTAATATCAACCCATCTTTATTAGTTAAAAATCCATATCCAACACCAAAAACTTTTAAATTATTAACCATATTAACTAAAACATCTAAATTAACATCAATTCCTACCACGCCTAAAAGATTACTTTTCTCATCATATGTAGGAGTAGTTATTGATATTACTAATTGTTTAGTTATACCATCAATATAAGGTTCAGTTATAACAGTTTTTTTATTAGAAACTGCTAATTGATACCAAGGTCTTTTTCTACAATCATATTCTAACCCTTCATCCCATTTAGTTCCATCAGAGAATTTACCTGACGATTCTAAACCGAAATAAACATCAGCAACACCTCTAACTTTATTTGTTATTGTATAATCAATCATTAAAGGTTGTAGAAAATCATCTGATATTACAAAATTAGATGTTCTATATATATCTCTTACATTAACAGATACATTTTCAACAATATTCTCTAAACTGTTAAAATAATTATCAATTTCAACTGCTGCATTATCTACAGTTGAAATTCCAACTTTATTTATCTGTTCCGTCAAAATAGAATTACCTTGATAGTAGGAAGTGAATGACATTCCCCCTACTACCAAGATAACAATAGATAAAATTATCCATAGTTTAGTTTTTATTGACATTTTAAATCATCATCCTTATTGGATAGAACCAAATTTAAATATTCTGTCAACTCTCGAAACTCTTCAATTGTTTCTTGATCAATTTCTTTTTGAGAAGTTAAAAATTTTGCTTTATGATTCATTGATATTCATTAATAAACTCTAGATAAAGTTCTTCTCTGACTCTCATTAAAATAATTCCTAATTTATTTTGACCCTTTCTGGTATAATAATCAACTCCCCATTTAGTATCGCCCCAATTATTGCCTTCCTCTAAAATAGTTCCTCTAGTTGCTATTAATGCATCTCTTAAATGTTTATGTTGTTTAAATTTTTCTTTAGCACCAATATACATTACATGTTCGCATATGGCATCCCAATCTTCTCTTAATTTAATATTTCTTCCTCGTCGTTTAGATATCCCGGCAGTATTTGATTCTCGGACATATTCAAAATCTTTTTCATTTGTTGCTTTATTAGCTTGGAACCAATGTTCTACTGATTGAAAAATTTTCCCATCAATTATAATATCAATTTCATAATAATTACTAAAGATAAATTTTTCTCCAGAAAAATCTCCTTTAAATTCTTTTCGTCGTTCCATAGGAATATCTCTCCTTTTTTAATAATTATTCGCCAAGATAATTTGGATCATTTAGATTCATATTCATGTTATATTTATAGAAAAATTGGTGAGAAAATTGCTAAGTCTCGATTAGCACAGCTTCACTATTCAAAGAGTTTAAATCAAAAAATTTACTCAAAACATAACAAAAATATTTCATCCAAATTACCTATCAATTTTAATACAAAGTTTAATTGGAAATTCAAGACTATTGTTCCCTGTTTTTGAATTAGTTGTAATGGTAGCATACTTCAATTCAATTTCCCCGCCAAGATATTTTTCACGATTGTTCCAGATTTCTTTTCGTTCATCCTCGTCAAACCCGGAACCACACCACGTTTCAACATAAGTTTCACCATCTGGCAAATATCCACAGCAACGAAGACTCCCTAGGGAATTTTTACACCAACCAGACCCTTCCTTAAAATCCGTGATTCGAAGTTCACATATCTTATGATTCGCTTCCATTTCCTTATCCATAATTGGTTTATACTTCAAAAGATCATCACTTCGACCAAAAGAATAAGCCATTTCTACACTTCGAAGCATAATCCCTTCTTGACCTTCTTCAAGATATTCTTGGCATTTCTCTTTAATCTTCTCATAGTCATTTTCAATTTCACCATATTTGACAAACTCAATATATTTGAAATTTTCATTTGTTCTCATTTCTTCAATTAGATTTACCATTTCATCAGTTGTTAAATTCTTCCCTTTAACCCCTAATGCAAAGATATTTAATTTCAATTCCTTTTTTCTTTTCAGATCATCGTGCTTCTCTGACATGACAATACTTTGAATCTGATGAAAAGGAATTGTTGTGCTGAATAGTTCACCATCAACAAATTGGAGATTATATTCGTCTGCTAACTGTTGAATTTCCAACACCAAGTGATCAAATCCATAAAGAGGAAGCCCCTTTCTTGAATTCAAAACGTCAGTAGTATTTTCAATCCAATATCCTCTTATTCCATTCATTTTTACACTTTCCCAAAATTTCTTTACCTTGGAAGATTTCTTTTTTGATTTAAAATCCATATAACTATTTGCCAATTGGACTTCAAATTGGGGAATATATTCTTCATTGAGAGCTGTATTGATTGTTTTAACAGCAATTCCAGATTCAAGAGACTTCTTAAAAATACATGTCAGAATATCAACATCTTCTTTTGTAAACTTGGAAGCAAATAAAGCAACCTCTTCTTTAGCCATTTTACCACTCAATTGCCTGGAAGAAAGTTTCTTCAATAGTTTTTCAAGGCCCTCAAAGTCATCTTCCATATGAAGCTTTCCATATTTGGAAGTTGTAGCTTTTGTAATATAAAATTTGACAAATGGATTATAACAATACCATAAAATTGCTTTAATTTTTTCATCTTTCAAATACTTCTGTAGGATAGAAATATGATCTTTCTTTCCCTTTGTCTTTCGAAGTTCTTCAACTAAATTAACGATGTTCATTGTTGACCTCTTCGATATAAACTTTCCTGCCATGATTTCTCAATGATTCTTGTTCACCATAAGCCAATCCCTTTTTTGTATGAATGTTAAGAACAATATATCCCTTTTCATTATTTGAAATTTCACGAAGTTCATACATTGTATTCTTCATTTTATCTATCCTCCTGATTTCTCTTCCTATAGTATTCTTTAACTTCCTCATTAAGATTAGGATTCTGAATACCAAGAGGGTCTAACATTTCTTCAACTTCTTCCGCATAATTCCAATCAACACAATAGAATTGGTCAAAACAGTTTTTATCCATTTTCTTTCATCTCCCTTTCAAATTCTCTATCCATTTTTTCTGCCACCAAATTTTTATATTCCGAGTAAGTTCTTCTTCCAAATTTAAAAGTCATATTTAACCCCTTCAATAATAATCAACTAAAATATTTTCAATTGGGATATCACAGTGATTCACGTGGCAAAATTTATTAATTTCATTATAAACAATACCATTTGCCCAATCTTTTTGATTGGCTTTAAAAATCAACATTTTAAAAGGAACTTGATCCTTATCAGATTGAGTAGAAATTTTAAAAAGCCTTTCATCCAAAGAACCAAAAACTCTTACGTCAAAATACTGAGCTTTTGTAATCATAAGAATCATCCTCCCTCAAGTCGTGCCACAATTATACAACAAGAGGGGCCTTTTGTCAAGACCCCTCCATTTCCCCAATTTATTCCTTTAAATCATGTCCAGTTCCATTTCCCCATCAACAATCTCTTCGTAGGACATATTGCCACGAACAATGTCAGCAATATATTTCTTTTCGACATTCCGACGAGCCTTCGAACGAGCCATCTTAATCTTATTCCTGGCTTCTGTTTCCGTAGCAGTATAACACCACTGGTCTTTCTTTGTGTAAATCTTCTGAACCATTTACTTTATTTATCCCCTTTCAGGACATGAAAAATTAGTCAAACACTTCATCTTGGCAATTTTGGCACATTTGAGAAATATGCCATTCTTTCCTTGACAACTCATCACGAAAATCATTTATATTAACTTGTTCTCCGCAGACAATACATTGATCATGATCATCATTAGGATTAATACCAAACTTTTCAGAAGCCACCTTTTTTTGAAATTCAATCAATCGAGCTTTTATTTCAAGTGGATTCATTTTAGCCCCTTTTCTTTGGCTTTTCAAAAGGATTTTCTATTTCACACCCACCGGGATACCCAAATAAATCCATGAGGCATAATTGGCACATATGTTGAAGTTGACTCATCTTATAAGATCGTTCATTTTTAAAATGGTTCCTATCCAAACTCAATCCACAAATTTTACATTTGGTTGAATCTGATTTATTTAATTGATTTTCTAAAAGAAACCCACTTTCCAAATATGATTTTCTATTTTCCAATTCTTCTTCCGTATAAGGGACATATTCATTTTCATTTTCCATTAGACTTCCACCTCCCAATCAACAATACCAGTATATCACAGATTATCAAATTTGGCAAGTTTATGATTCATCAGATTTTTTAAACTTCCATTCAACCTCTTCAATACTTTCCTCTAGACGATTTTTAAAGGAACCACCAATTTTCATTAGACATGTTTTAAACATTTCATATTCGTGTTTATTCAAATTATGAAAAGCTTTAAAAATTAATTCATAACAGAAATAGTTTTCACTGATCTATATGCTATCCAATAGAAAATTAATGACATTATATAAGGCATATACCAATCACCATTCATATTAATCATCCTCTACATCAGAAAATTCAGAAAGATCAATAGGTTTTGAAACATTATTCTTTTTAAAATTTTCCATTGATGAATCAATCATGCCCGATATTTCTTGTTTATCCCAATCCGATATTTTCAGAAGGGCCAATTTTGAACATTCTTCAAAAATCCCTTCTTCACGAAGGAAATCGTCGAAAGAAGAACCCCCTCGGATTATAATTTTTCATTTTCATCATCCCTATTTTTACGCATCCGCTTTTCGTTCCGACCAAAGGAAAAGGGATGCATTAAATGCCTGTTATCGCAGGAGTGGTGATTGTATCCATGTCCCCCATATGAGCTAAGAAAATGTCAGTGCCCGACAGATTGGCACCTGAAAGCATCAGCCCATCTAAAGTTGCCCCTGAAAGGTTTGCATTGGTAAGATCGGAATTGCGCATATCAGCATGTGTTAGGTTGGCGCCTGGTAGGTCAGCACCTGATAGGTCGGCATAGAACATATTCGCATCAGACATATTAGCATTTTTCAAATTCGCATCTGATAGGTCGGCATGGGACAGATCCGCATTTTTCAAGTTGGCACCGGATAGGTCAGCTTTGTGCAGATTTGCATTTCCTAAAAGTGCACCCGATAGGTCAGCGCCTGATAGGTCAGCACCTGATAGGTCAGCATTGTACAGATCCGCATTTTTCAAATTCGCGCCTGATAGGTCAGCTTTGTGCAGTTTTGCATTTCCTAAAAGTGCACCTGATAGGTTTGCGCCTGATAGGTTGGCACCGTAGAAATCGGCTTTGAAAAGGTTGGCGCCTGATAGATCTGCGCCTGATAGATTTGCGTATGATAGGTCAGTACCTGATAGATTTGCACCGTATAAATCTGCACCCGATAAGTCTATTCCAGACAAGTCTGTTCTAGACAAGTTTGCTCCAGACAAGTCTGCTTTTGATCCACCTATTCCTTTCCGCCACAACATGTGTTCCGATAATATCTTTTCTAATTGTTTTATAGATATTTTTTTTATAGATTTTTTTTCCATTTTCATCACCCCTTTTTATCTACCATTCTTTATCATCAACCATTGGATATGCTCGCCAATTAATCCCGTCATTCCATGGATATTTTAAAGTTTCACATGTTCCTTGAAGGTCTTTCAATCTCTGATTATCATCAATTTGATTCTGAATACACTTTATCAAATTCTCCAAATACTCATTATTCAATTCAATATTTCTAATTGTTTCTTGACAATTCAATCCTAACCGCTCCTGACGAATTCTTTCTTTATTAAAGAAAATACATGTTCTCATTGATTCTAGAACAATACCTAATTGCACTTTATTTAAAACAATTGGAAACATAATATCTCCCCCTATGTTTAAAGGGGAGTGTATTTCAACTCCCCAAATCAATTACCAATTCTTTTGAACAATTGTTGCAATCGTTTTGTTCAAAGTCTTCATGATATTCTTTTCTTCTGCCTTACTGATTGAATCCTGCCAATTTGGATTATCCTTCCCAAAATCCTTCAATGTATCAGAAGCCATTTCCTTCATCAATAATGAAAAATTCTTCTTCTCTTCATCATTCATCTTACTGGCAACCGAAGCAAACCGAGAATCACTAACATAAGAAATAATTTCATCTAGATAATTCTGAGCCTCTTCGGACATTTCAACTTCTGTTTTAACTTTAACTTTCTTATTCTTTTCAGCAAACTTTGGATTCTTATGTTTGAAAATTACCCTTTCCCCATAGCTTGTCTGGTATTCCTGATGCAACGGTTTAATAACATATCCCTCGGAAAAATTGTTTTCAATCGGAGGAAGTTTATATCTTATATAAGTTGGATCAAGAAATTCGGGATTCAGATTCAACATTTGATCTAACGTTCCAAATGCCATTGTTGTTGTCATTGGAATATCACACTGCATTAAAAATCTCATTACCAAATCCCAAGGAAGATACTGATATTCAAAATCATTGTCATTAAACCCATAACCAATTCGAAGATCATAAGCGGCAATATCATTAAATGGGGCATAAAACACTCGACCTTGAGCAACCTTGGCACCTTGAACTCTTTCAACTTCTGGGTGTGGATAAGAACCACCAAAAATTTCACAGTCAACAATAATAGATTGAATAACATAAGGGAATTTCAAATTATAACACCTATAATTCTCTCGAACAATTTCCAAAAGATCTTTCATTCTATCATGATACTTTTCAAAAATCTTATTAGACCCATTGAAATTATCTTCACTATTAATCAAACAGGATCGTTTAGATACCCGAACCTCGTTATCATCAACATAAAAAGAAAATTGGCTACCATCAATTTTATTGAGAGCAACAAATACTTCATCAGACGGCACTGTTTTTCTAATTTCATTGATAAACCTTTCCCTATATCCATTTTCAATATCATTATATTTTTCAAACTTCATCTTCATTCTTCCTTTCTATTTTTTCAAGTATTGATTTCTTTATTCCAATAAATTCTTGATACTTGGGAAATTTATCAAGGAATTTAAATTCCCGAATGACTATTGCTTTTTCATCCGGTTCAATAGTCCCGAAGGTGCAACCCTCATATCCTTTAACAACGATTCCAGCTGGGATAATTCTTTGATCTATTAGGATGTCTGCAAGAAGTCGATATTTGGCCATGAATCTCAAATCTCCTTTCAAATTTATATTATGCAAAAACAACTGAATCAGAATATTGTTCTAATTCTAAAAGTTTAGCCGGACTTGCCGTATAATGGCATTTTAAATGTGATCTAATTTTTTTATCAATGATTTTCAGAAGGGATTGTGCCAGGCCAAAATCACGATACCAAATAGTTGACTTAGAAAAATGATCACGAATTTCAAATGGTTTTGATCGAACAATTGCTTTTCTCATCATGTAATTGTCCAGATGACTGAAATAATTCATTCTATCAATGATATTGGACATAAATTCCTTATCTTCAACTTTATGAATCCTTTTATGGCAAGCATCACAAACTAAAATACATTTACCAATTTCCCGGAGAATAGATTTGTTCGACTCGTTATGATTAATCATATAAGAAACATCTTTATATTTCTCCAGACGGTTTCGATGATGAAATTGAAAAGATTCACTGTTTTTAATTGTGCCACAACACGAACACCGTGCATTCTTTTTTAATTTACTAACATATTCCATCATTTGTTCATTCATATCAAAAACCCCCTTGGCATAAAGAAGTCTTCATCGAACAAGACCATTATACCAAGGGGAGAGAAGATTGTCAAGCCTTTCTAGAGCAATTCGACGATATTTCGATAGAGGGCTGTAAATTTGTATTCAATCCGCCTATCAATATGGTAATGTCCAAAATAGTGATGTTTAAATCCATCAATATGTTCAACAGAAATCATATCAAGAAATTTCGACACTGGATCAATTTCTTTAGCCTCATGATATGGATCATAATAGACACCTGTTCCAAGAATTGTTCTCATTAAAGCTAATGGTGCAACATGAGTAAGAATATAATCAACTTGAAAATTATGTTTTTCAAAATTGAAATATGCATATTCCATTTCTTGATGGCTTGGAATTTCTTGGGGCCACCATGAAACGCCTTGAATACGCCTATCCTTATCTATAGATTTGCCACCACCAAAAACAAAAATCTTCTTATCATGGATATCAAATACTTCGCCACGGCAAAGACGAAACACAGAATCATTAATCCTTTGAACTTTTCCACCAAATTTTTCTTCAATTGGGAGACTGTCTAGATAATCAAAATTCTCATGGTTGCCATCAACAAATAAAGTTGTCCATTTCTTTTGATGAAACCAATTCAAGTGGTATATACATTCTTTATCTAAACGCCATGGCACTCCAAAATCCCCAAGAATAATGACATAATCATCTTTGGTCAATTCTTTTCCAATAGAAAATTGTTTGGAAGCAAGTTTCTTAAATCCAAAATCAGCGCCACCATGAGTATCACCAGTAATAAATATTCTTCCCATATCATCCTTCCTCCCTTTCTTTTTCTTTATATTTATAATACAAAAGATTTATAGAATGCAACCAATCTTGAGTATTCTTTAATTCAATTTTTTCTTCTTGAGCACAATCATACATTCTCAATAAGAAACATTCTTCAATACTTCTTTTGCCCCTCCTAATTTCTGACTCCATCGTTTCTTTTAAATCATTATAAAAACGATCTAGTTCAGTCATAGGAATCACTTCTCTTTTTATCATCAAATTCAAAACAAAAAGAGAGTAGAGGAATCCCCCTACTCTCTCATTTTACCACATGTGAGACGGTTGGGCCCATCTCTTTAATTTTTAAAAAGTGATGTTCGTTTGAAGCCGAATCATGTTATCATCATTCAAAAGAACATTATCATAGTCAACAGTATCATATTCAAAACCAAAGGAAACAGAAGGAGTATAATGATATCTTACACCAACAGACCAATTAGAAACAGTTTGATCAAGAAGGTTATCCGAAGAACGATCATTATCAATTTTCACATAACGAACATAACTATTAAACTTTTCATTCCACTTCTGGTCAAGTTTAGTATAAAAAGAAGTTGTATCATAACACATGGCATTATTGACATTGTTCATAGCAAAAAGAACATCTGCACCAAAAGGAGCAAAAGGATCGTTCTGGAGCCAAAAACCCTGACCAAATGAACTATACTCAACATAAACAGAAGTATACTTTAGAACATTCTGATCAACAAATCCATAGACCTTCCAAGCAGAAGGATCATTCAAATTATTGATCTGCCAAAAAGTTTCATTGTCCTGCTTCCAATATTCCCCGCCAAATTTAAATCCACTCCAAGGAGTAAGAACCAATTCCGTTCCAAGAACCGAAATATCATCATCTGTTCCATTAACATTCACAGCATCATAATTCCAATAATCATAATTCAAACCAAAAAGAATCCAATCCGTAGGAGTCCAATTGAATTGGACCCCATAAGTCATTACGTCAGAACTCACATTCTGAAAAACGTCCTGATTCATCATATCAGAAGCAGATTCCTGACTGAAATATGCTCCAAAACTATAATAACCAGAAGTCTTACTAAAAATAACTCCATCCTTCTGAACCATTCCAAACCAAGGGCGATAATCATAGTATTCATACCAATTATGATTAAAACGGCCAACCCTCATTGTAATATCCCAAGGAAGAATTACATCAACATAGAACTGACGCCAATACACTTCGGAAAGATTTGAATCAGAACCAGATACCGCCAATTCAGAATTGAATGTAGTCTTATCATCAATATACTTCTTGAAATAAAGAGAAGCTCCGCTACCATTACCATCATTGAAATAAACACTATTTCTATTACTTACATTATAAGGGGAATTGCCTTCACCAACAGAATCATATCTAACAGCCATATGACCATTAATCTGCCATCCGCCAATACGTTCTTCAATAACCTTTAACCGATAATCAATCTGTTCAACACGAACACCAAGAACATCCAATTCATCCTTATATTCAACAACTAACTTCTTGAGAATTTCAAAATCACTCTGAGAAACCTTATTCAAATCTACTAAAGCAAGTGTCCTAGCAATGACTGTGGCCATTTCATAACGTGTTGTAGACTGGTTTCCACGATAAAGACCATCAGGATACCCAATAACGACACCATTAGCAGCCAACTGACTTACTGCATCATAACTCCAATGGTTCATAGGAACATCCATAAAAGGATTACTTGCAAATGCACCAGAAACCATAACCAAACACAACATCAAACTCATAAATACTTTCTTAAACAACTTGCAACACACTCCTTAAAATATTGCAACCTGTTATTTGAAAAGTGGCCTAGTTTCCTTTTCAATCAGGCTACAGAATTAATTTTATTTCTTTTGAACTTTCAAACTTAATATTGAGGTGAGACAATGACCAACATATTTGAAACACTCAACAATTTAATTGCTGGTATTTTATTAGAAAATCACAATTATGCCAGTATTGCTTTAACTGGAAAGACGACAAATCTTCCAAACAAATTGAAACAATGGTATTCTGCTAATTCTAAAAAGATTAAAGAAATTGATCCAACTTTTTCAAAAGAAAAATATTTAAATAATTTGCACATGACAATTTGTAATAGATTCCACATGGCACCTGATCAATACCAGTCATTAATTGATATTGTTAAATCTTATGGAAAAACAATTAAAATTGAATGTGGCACACTTGATTTCTTTGATAATCCTAGAGCAAAGAGTTTAGTTATTATGTGCAAAGATGTTGAAAATCTCGAAGATTTTAGACAATATATTATTCAACAATATGAACAACTACCAAAAGAAAAAAAGAAAAAAGGTGGTCAACCAGTTATTGGCAGACAATCTTTCACACCACACATAACAATTGCACAAACAAAAGACTGTCCACGATGGGCAGAATTCAAAGGAGATACATTCTTTGAAGGATTAAAAGTTTCATTCAATCGTGGTTTAATTGAAATGACCGATGAATCAATTTATTATCAAGATTTAAAACAGCCAGAAATTATTCCAGAACCACAATCAGCAGAAGAACCAATAGAACAAACTAAATAGATCAAGAAAAAAGGGATAGCCTTTCGACTATCCCTTTTTGTTTTACTATTACTCTTCGCCGTTTACAAATTTCTTCAGCGAGCTGGAAACCTTAAACAGAACCTTCTTCTTGGCAGGAACCTCAACAGCCTCACCAGTCTTGGGATTACGAGCAGTGCGAGCCTCAACATCCTTCACACTGAACGTCCCTACACCAGTAAGACGAACTTCACCTTCATTAGCAATTGCCTCGGTAAGAGTGGCAAGGAAAGCGTGATAAGCTTCTCCCGCAACCTTCTTCGTGGTGCCCATATTCTCAGCCAGATTGTCGATAAAAGCCTTCTGGTTGAAACCCTTTTCCTCTACAACTTCCGTATTAACCTTCGTTTCAGTATTCTTAGCCATTTTACATCGTCCTCCATTAGACAATAATATAGTTTTTATTTTTTGTGTTGTTTCCCAACTACAAACAAATTTAAGTTGTTTCTTCAATCAATGTGAGTTTAACTTAATGGGTCGGCGGATCATCGACACTCATTCAATCACCCTTTCAAACTTTCGAAGTTGTTCCTCATCTGATAGAATCAGTATACCACATCTCGATCAAACTGGCAAGTGTGAACTTTAACTTTCCATGTTCCGACTTTTTGAATCTCATCTTCCGTTTTCCGTTTTCCAAACCTGATGAATTTAGTTTATCATAAACTTTGTTTTGTGTCAAGCCCCCAATTTTCGGGAACCCTACTTTTTAAATCCTGTTTCCCTCAACAAAACCAGTATATCATCTTTTGATCAAACTTGCAAGCGTGAACTTTGTTGTCATGAGGAAATTGTTCCCGCAATTTCTTCACTCGTTGTCAACTTCTCTTGGTTTCCAGACCTGTTGAATCCATTGTATCATACCTTCTAAGTTCTGTCAAGCGGCAATTTTGTTCCTGCCCTGATACAAACTATCTGTGAAATTCCAAAAATAATTGCCATGGATTCTGCAGAATCCACTTCAAGAACAACTTTGATATTCAATTTTCTTTATCAAAAATCCCACCTTTCAGATTTTTTGGGGAAGTCCCCTCTCAACAAAACCAGTATACCACGACTAGGAATTTCTGTCAAGGGTTTTTCCGAAAAGATGATCAAGTTCCTCATCAGAAATCTCCGGTTCCTTCGGCTGCAACTCTTCTTTCCAATATTCCCGAAGATTTGAAATAGATGTATGAATACTTTTAAAAGTATTCTTATTTATTTTACCCCAAATATCCCATTCTCCATTTTTCAATTCGACACTGATAATATACTTTTTAATTGCCCCAAGAGTTCTATTGGGGATTATATTACGTGGACAAATATTGACAATAGATTCGCCAGAAATCCATTCACCATCAACAAATGCCTGAATAATTCTTTTCTTATCTATTTCTTCCTGTTTCTGTTTTTCTATTTTCTTTATTTCTTCCTGAATTCTCTTTTCCCTCAATTCACGATCAATTTTCAAATTCCATTCCTTCAAAGCATTTTCATATTTAACCATAAATTCTTCCAATTCTTTTCCTTCAAAAAAACATTTAAAGACAGAAAAATCATAAGGATTTGAATCTTGATTAAATTCTAAAAGTTTTTCCCGAATCTTTTCAATTTTTGTATTTTCAATAATCTGTTGTGCTATATGATTCGATTGATCCATCAAATCTCTTTTTGAACAGATAATATAAAGATGACCATTTTTGGTTCCGTAATCAGTATAAACATCATTATATAAATCCATTTTGGTTCTAAGCTGATAAAAACTAACTCCACAAACTTCACCAATTAATACAACCTGTTTCTTAACTTCACCTTTCCACATTGCAATTGTTTTAATCATAATTTGCACCTCCAAAAAAGAATTGGGTCTGCCAAGAATTTCTCCCTGACAAACCCATCATACCACCTTTTGACTATCCTGTCAAGGACTAAAAATCACCCTTGATGAAACCCGACACGACCGAAGGAACATCACTACTGAAACTGGCAATGTCCAACATACCCTTATCACGAGGATCAGCAATCGTAAAAGAAGTAGAACGAGTAGCCATTACGATTGACTTTGAATCCTTACCCATTGCTTCACGATAATTCTTCAACGTCTGATAAGGATGGCCTTTGCCACACCAAGTTTCATTATCTGTGTGAACAATGAAACAATCCACATCAAGTTTCTGATTCTTAGCATATACCATAGGCAAGGAACAATCTGTTCCACCAAAATTAATATTCTGAATCTTCCGAAGAACTTCCTTCAAAGACATGTTCTTTGTAATTGACAATGTAGAAATAGAATGGTTAAATGCCACTACATGAACATTCTTTTCTGTTCTTACCGTTGTCATGGCAAATGCCGCTGAAATTTCTGCATCTGTCAAAATTGGCGTTCCCATACAAGCACTAGACATAGAACCGGAAACGTCAAGAGCCAACAGAATATTCTTTCCCGTAGGTTCAACGTAATGGAAAGAATCATAGAAAGCACCTTCAAGGGCACTGGCAATGGCAGGAACATGATCCCAAGTTGAACTTCCCTTGCGGCCGCGAACATTGCCATCACTCTGATACGTCTTCAAGGCAATAAGAACATTGATAGGATGGATACGAGCCTTCTTCAAATTCTCCGAAGATTCAAGTTTTTCAATAACCATCTTGGTATACTTGCCAAGAGGAACCAACAGACCCGCTCTTGTCATATTACCAAGATTACGAATCATGGCCGTCATAGGCATACCAACATCCATCAATGCCGCCCAAATATCAACGTCAGTCAAATATTCCGTAGGAATAACTTCACGAGGCAAACGATACTTGATAACATTTTCAATGATCTGTTCCTTTGTCATGGAACCCAACTTTGAAGCTACATAAAACGCTTCCAAAGTTTCAGGAACATTCATTGCCATATTCATTGTGGCCGGTTTCGTCACCCAATTGAAAAGAGTTGCCATATCACCGTCAACCTTTGGATGGGAAACTCTCAAAAGATCACGATGTGACCAGTTTTCACGATTCTTATACTTCATCATCTGATAAGCTGCATCAGAAACAACCTTTGAAGTATACCACTTAGCAACAGCATTCTTCAAGGAACGGCCCCAACCACGCATTGAATTGCAATACTCCGCAAACATCATAATATGTGTTCCAATACGACAAACATTATTCAAATTCTGGAAGGCATATCTCTTCACATCATCATTACCATAAGTAGCCACAAGAGCCAGTGCAAAGATAGCAGGATCATTCTTTGCAGCCAAACCCTTATCGGAAACCTCAACAATCATATTGACAACTCGCATTCCATCTTCCTGAATGCACTTAATCAAATTATCAACATTATCTGTGGTAATTGACTTGGCATCAGCATAATAGCTATTACTCTGGCTGCCAATAATCAAGAAACGTTTAAACATATCCCAAGGGGTAATCTGAAAAACATATCCCCCGGCATTGTTCTTTACCTGATTCTTTCCGGGAACCTTTTCTGTCTGTGCAATGTTCCCACCATTATTCATACCCTTGGCTACATTAGAATATACTTTCTTGGACATTTATATCAATCTCCTTTAGATTGTTTGGCTCATTCAATGAGCATATTTGATCGGCCCAAGTTTCACCGTCTTCCATTCATCGACAAAAACTATTGTATCACATTTTGGTCAGACTGGCAAGCACCAGTTTTTCTAGATGTTATATCCAATTAATTTATCAATGTGAACCATAGCTTTTTCAAGTCTCTTGTCATATTCCAATTCATCAACAATTATGATATTTTTAAATCCATAAGCAATATAGCTAACGCCAAGATCATTAAAAAATTCATCTCGTTTTTCTTGTTCCTTGTTCAATCTCTGACCATCATCAACCCATTTAACATTTGGAGCAAGCAAAATCACAAGATCATATTTTGAAGGATCAATATATGATTGAACTTTTTTATTTTCATGACCCATATACATTTTAGAATATGCATCAGTTATGACGGCATCAGTATCAAAAAATGCAACTCTGTTTCCCGTTCTCATTGCTTTATAATCTTCTTCATATTGAAGATGTGCAATTCTGACAAAATCTTCATCAGTGAAAATATTTTCATTCCCACCAAGATAGTGTTTAGCATAATCTCTTCCAACTTCTTCTGACCAAGAAGTATTATATATTTTTGCCAATTTCTTTACCAAAGTTGTTTTGCCAGAACTTTCAGCACCAGCTACTAGAACTTTTTTAATAAAGAAAGGTCTTGCTGAACCAACAATATAATCCCAATGTTTTAAAGGATTACTTCTTACAAGTGTTCCTGACAACCTATTATATCTTGAACGTTCACTATCTTCTACTGTGACAACTTCACAATTTGGAAAATATTTCTGATAATATTCTATATCTTGTTTTTCTCCGGTGAATATAACATTAATTTCTTCTGGAAGTGTTTCTTTTACCATATCAGACCACATTTGCCAACCTTTGGGATATTCGGGAATGTCATCAGATTCTTTTACAGAAACAATTTTGATATTATCATATCCTTGAATTTCCTGACTAAGCCATTGCATTCGAAGATTTTCTGTCATGTGAGGAATACCAGCACTTTGACAAAGTTTTTTGTCAAGAGATTCCCTAACACAAAGGACAACATATAACTTATCACACATAGCATGAGCTTTCAAAATAGATGTTAGGTGGCCTCTATGCAATGGAAGAAATTTGCCAATGAACATCCCTATTCGTTCCATGATTATCTCCCCTTTCGATAATTCTATAATACCAGAAGGGAGAGAGTTTGTCAATCTCCCTCCCAATTGTCGAACTATTTCAAGAAATCCTAATTATTTTCCTTCGAATTTTTCTTCCAAAGAATATAACCATAAATCGAATTAATCAAAAAAGCAACCCACATGATTAGAATAGGAGATGCCCAACTAATGCTTGTTGGATCAGCATATATGACTGTGCCCCACATGACAATTGTAATGATATTTGTCAGAATCCAAAACAACCATTGTTCAGCAAATGCCAATGTCATTAGAATCTGTCCGAATATTTGAAGAGTTTCCGTTGAAGAATCAAACATAGCTCCAAGATAAGGAATTCCAAAAGTTGAATCAATATATGTATAGATTGAAGCATTTCGTTTCATAACTTCCGTGAACAAATTATCTACACCATTGAGAAAATATCCAAACCCAACCGTAATCATTATTCCCATAATCAATACAATCAAAAACTGTTCCCATGTCAACGACCTAGATTTAATATGAACATTATCCTTTTCCATATAATACTTCTTCCAGAAAAACAAACCAATGAACTGAAATGGAAGAAAGAAAAAGATATTTAACAAAGCATCACCATAATATCCAGTGAGATAAGCAATATATCCATAAGTTATACATTGAATCAATCCATAAAAATAATTACTAATTGTTCGTTGAGCTACCAATAGAACACAAAGAACGCCTGTTATAGCTGATACTGGGCTAATTACGAAATTCAAAAATATACTAAAATAACTATCCCATGATGTTGACTGAAAAGAAAAATAAAGTGTTGATCCAAGAATGGCAAGAATGAAACTGCCAGCCCAAACCTTTTCCCAAGTATTCCATTTGTTCAATTGTATATCAATTAGTTCCCGCATTTGAACACCCCATATTTTTCCAATAGCCAATCTTCAAGATTATCATCATCACAAAAATACTTTCCATGACGACTTTCATAGAATCCCGCACCTTCACGAATGAGGTCTTTATAGGTCTTAATCAAATAATCGTTAATCTCTCTTTCTACACGATTTGTTGTTGATAGGATCGAACTAACTTTAATATCATGTTCAAGATTATTAGCTAATTCAAGCAATCTATTAAAATATTCCTGTTGTGCCTGTTCTGTCAGAATATCAAATTTCAGACTTCTCAAAAAAGATTCTTCTGCCAATGGATATTCATAATCACCACGAACAAGAATTTCTTTTAACTGGAAACATGTTCTAAAAGCGTGTGCTAACGACTTATTATCAAATTCATTTTCTCTTGAACGGTTTCCATATTTATCCATTTTCTTTTGATTGATACTCTCATCCTAAAGGAATGAGATTCTTGAAAAGTTTGATTTCCTAAGAAACCCTTATTTTCAATGGGTATACCAAAATGCCCTTTATCTGGTCAGGCGTTAAGCCAATTCCAGTTGCTTTAAACGAACCTGAATTAATTATTAATATTTTGATATTAATTAAATTTGTGTGTTTGAAACCCTGTCGATTGACAGTCTTAATATCAAATAATTAACTCACTTTCATCTACCACCTAAAGATGGTAGTTTTCCCGTTCGCTAAAATTATAAAACTTAAAATCTTCTTCATTTTATATCTCCTTTATTTAACTAAGTCTTACAATTACTTTATAAGTTTTCATATCCATATCTTTAATCCAAGACAAATGAATCAAACCATTCAAAGGACTATCTGTAGCCATTTCAACCAGATTGATTTTAATCTCTTCGTTGTTGCTTTCCAACTTCCAATTCCAATCATTTTCATGGCTGAAACCGATTCCAAATTCATGAACTAATTTAGAAATCTCAACAATGGGAACAGTTTTCCATTCCATTTCAGAAATCGTGCGCAAACCTTTTACAATTTTGTTTACATAAACAGTTTTAATTTCCTTAGGTTTCGTGATCTTTTTCAATATAATCACTCTTTCAATCAAGATAATTCTATTATATCAAAAACGGGGAGACTTGGCAATCCTCCCCAATTCACTACCTTAAAAACCTATCCGCTCATCTGCACCAATTGAAATATCTTGTGTCAAACCCTTTTCTTCTTTCTTTTTCATAACATATCTTTTAGCTGGATGTGTTGCATCCATAATAGCATCAAAATCCCAAATTGTTAAATACATATCATCAATCAATACTCCATCATGTTCTGCAAAACCCAGATTAGAAGTCATTGTTTGATTGCCAGCCAACATATCAGCATAATTCTCAAGATATTCTGGTTGAATATTTGAATATTCATACAACCAAAAAGCTATTTCAAAAGAGGGGTCATATACATCCAACTTGCCCTTTTCATTCATTCGAAATTCCCTTTCTCTAAGAAAGTTGAAAGATTTTTTGAAAAACCTTATACATAGGTTTCCTCAAATATTTTTTTAGATCAGAAAAGGAAACTAATTTATATCCATCAAATTCAGGGACAGTTTTACCTTTTACATTTGTGAAATAGGAAGTGCAATTCAAACTTTTAATATTAGGAAGTGATTCAAGGGGCCAGAGAAATAATTCCAAATCCTTTGTTTGTGTATATTCAAACCGCCCTAAATTTGTCAATTGACATTCCTTTACATCTAATCCAGTTTCTTCTTTCAGTTCACGGATAGCCGTTTCAATAAATTTTTCACCATATTCATGCCTACCTTTAGGAATATCATATTGAAATCCACATTCTGTAGCATGACCAACTAAAACTCTATTACCATCTGTAATAATAATTCCACAACTAACCACTTTCGTCATTAAAATTACCCCCTCTTATTTAATTTTATCACCTCTCAATATTAAAAAGTGGGGAATTTCACCCCACTAATTTAGTTCAAGAGAACACTCGTGTCAAGAAAAACAACTTCCTTCTTACCATTCTTCATTTCAAGAATCTGATTTTGATACTCTCAATCTAAAGAATTGAGATTCTTAAAAAGTTTGATTTCTCTAAGAAATCCTTATTTTTAAAGGGAATACCAAAATGCCCTTTATATGGTTAGGTTTTATAACCATTCCATTTACTTTTCTTAATATATTAATAGCTCCATTAACATCAGCATTAATATGAAATTCTTCTTTGGTTTTAAACAATCCCCTTTTAATCCGTTGTCCCATATATACATCATGGTATTCAATTGTTTCATTATCAATACATGAACATTTTGAAGTATAGGATTCTTCAACTTCTATATATTTAATTCCAATTTCTCTTGAACGATATGATAATTGTTGAAACAATTGACCAAATGGAATTTGAACAAAGTTTTGATTGTTCTTGGAACCCAAATTGATTTCTCTTTTAATATCATCATTTTTTCCAATGACAATATTTCCAATATCATTTTTAATGCAATAATCAATAATATATTTTGCTGATTTTCTCATAAAATCTGTTACACGATTATTTCTCTTTTCTGTTAATGAATACATTCGTTTAGTCCATTTTTTATTCTTTTGTTTATCTTTAATGGAAGATAATTTAGCAATTTGTTTATTCCAATAATAATTAATATTTTTTAGTTGTTTCCCGTTCACAATGAACGTCTTATTATTGGATTGATCAAAACAAGTCATTAAATTATTGATTCCAATATCAATAGACAAATATGAATTTTTATTTAGACTTAAAGAATTAACTGGAGATTCATAAATAATTTCAAGATCAAAATATCTTAATTGCAATCTAGGTATTAATCTAACTTCTTTTATTTTCTTGCTTTTTATATAATCTGGAATATCAAAAGAAATATCTTTAATTCCAACCTTTTTTGATTGACTTGATACACCAATATAAAGCTTGCCATTTTTGATTCTAAAAGCACTTGTTGGAAATATCAAAAGAAAATAATCTTCCTTTTTTAGATAATGGGGCATTTGTATTTTATTATATTGATAATTCCCTTTCTTAGCTTTTTTTAATAATGCAAAAAAGGATTTAAAAGACCTATCAGCAACTTTCATTGTTTGTTGAGCTACAGCACTTGGCATTATTTAATAATTTTCATTTGATTTGGAGATATGATAATTTGATTCATATTTTAAATACTTCTTTTCAGCAAAGAATGTTTGTCTAATATTATACAATGAAACATTATACAATCTAGCACTGTGCCAACACATTTCTTTTAAAAATTCATATTCATTTGTTTTTAAATGTTTAATTTTGATTTTTGTTGTTTTAAAATCCATTTGCTATTTCGCCTCCTTTCGTTATTAACTTTACTCGCTTTCATCCCCTACCTAAAGATAGGAGTTTTCCCGCTCGGAGAATATAAACCTTCACAGAAGCTGGAACATTATTCCACTTTTCCAAGAAGAATTTAACGGGCCGACCACGAAAATCCTTTACCAGAACAACACCAGTTTCCTTATTATCATTTTATAACACACTTTCAATTTTGTTTTGGAGGTCTTTCCCCCCGACAAGAAAAGTATATCATATCGGGGGAATTCAGTCAAGCTATTTTAGAAAATTTTCTTCACCAAAAATTTTCATGGGCCAGCCCTTCGGAATACTACTGATCGTCTTCACCTCTACAAAAGCGATATGTGGAGGCCCTTGTGAATATATCTCTTCTTCTTCATCTTCCCCTTCTTCCCCTTCTTCATCCACTTCTTCATCCCAAAAAATTTTCATGGCATCGTCATATCCTTCCCAATTATCGACGCCACAACCTTCAAGAGCTTCAAGTTTTCGTTCAGCCTTCAAAAGTTCCTGATATCGGGATTCACTAATTTAAACAGTCAGCTTTATTTTAACATCCTCCTTAATTGTCTTCATCTTCTGTATTTACAACCACTTCAATATTTTCAGTGTCCTTCCAATATCTTAAGAAACGTTTTTTAAATTTCTTTTCATCAATCAACTGATTCAAAAACAATTCTATAGCCAAACCAAAAGTGATATCACTAAAAACAGACTTGGCTTTAATGGCATATGCTTTTCTTTCAAGTTCCTTGTTTGAATTATAAAAATTCTGAGCGTTATTCAAAAATTCATTATAACGATTTACAACATCCTTTTCAATCATTTCAATAAACTTGATCAAATAAGGGGAATGCCTAAACTGATTTTTAGCATCATCAATCTTTTCTTCCAAAATCATTTCTGCAACAATTCTTTTGTTAAGAATATTATCACGAATATGATGATTCTGGATATACAATTTTGTTTTGACTTTTACCATTTCACCATTAGTGAAATGAACAACAAAACCTTCAATATTCTTAATCTTATCATTGACACAAATATCCAAAACTTCCGACAAAGAATAATGATACTGTTCAACAGCAATAGTATTGAAAGAGTGAATTTCATATTTACCATCGGTCATATTACGAGAAATGATATAACGAAGTTCTTCAACACAGTTATAATTCAAAACATGAGGATCACGAGGTGAAATCAATTCAAACATAGGAGTGAAACCATTTTCAATATCATTGATAATCTGACCTTTAAAGAAAGAATCACGGTTTACAATTTCCATTGCAATCTGAGCCTGTTCTGAATAACTATTCATTTTGGTTTTAGCATGAAGATTGCCATTAACCATAAAGAAAAGAATCAATGAACCATCAACCTTTTCAAATACACCACAAGGATTCCATTTAGAAATAACTTTTTCTTCGGTAAAAGGATTTTCACCATAATTAAAAAACTTATGAAACCCCAAACAAACAATTTTACCAGTATTCTTTTCAAATGAAATACTTCTCAAATTCCTAGCAAACTGTCGGTCAAAATCTGAAAAAGAAGCCAAACGATAAGAAAAACTAATAATTTCCACACCATCAACAATTTCAACTTTGGAAATAAAGTTCTGGCAAGACTTGACAACATTCAGGCAATTTTCCAAAGAAGGAATTTTCATCGACTTTATGAACTTGGGCTGAGTCATGATAACCACCTCTTCAATCAGGATGAATCTAGTATACCACGAAAAAAGAAAGTGGGCAAGCCCCTTAAAAATCAGACTTGCCCCATTTTTCATTTAGTTATAGTAGAAATAAATTTCATCCATTTCATCGCCCATAGGACAAGTGAAGTTTTTGATCATTGATTCAATAACACCAATAGGAATAAATTTACCCATTTCCGCATTTCTAAAAACATTTCTTTCTGTAATATCCTCAAAAGAAGTTAAAAATACATTTGCTTTAATCAGATAATCCGAAGTCAGTTGATTGATAACAAACCGACGTGATTTGGCAGAAAGATTTGTTTTATCAATGACAATATTTTTCTTCTCCTTAATGGCATTCATAAGTCGATGATTCATATTCTTTTCTGCCTGTTCTTTGATATTGGGTTCATTCCAAATTTCATTATAAGTCCTACCATTGGAAAGCCTCATAATTTCATCATCAAAAGAAATCACAACATCATTTCGAGAATAAAAAAGAGAGGTGGATTTGCCAGAAAGAGGAAGACCAACAAGAAAAAGGCAATGAGGGCCATCTTTCTTTTCATTATACTTTTTGATATATTCAGATTCAATATCATTGAACAGTTTAAGAGATTCTGCATTCCAAATATTATACAGCTGATCAATAAGAATCATACTTTCAAAATCATCACAAAACCGGCCATAATAATCATACTTAGCAAGTTTCAGAGACATATCAAGAGTATTAAACCCAAGAGGAGCAAACTTTTTAAATAGGGTATTCAGATTCAGTTTACCATCAATTTTGAGAAGATTGACATAAATGTCATGAGTATTGATAATCTGCCAAATTGTTATAATATCCAAATTCAAATGTTTCCCAAAACGATTATGAAACTCTTCATCAACTTCCTTCATGATATTCAATGACAGATTGGCACTAATATTGGCATGATTATAAAAAACCTTTTTCTTCTTTTCCTCAACAATCATGGCAGCCTTAGGCTTACCAACATCATGCAGAAGGCCAGCAACAAAAAGATCAATATCAACATTATCACGAACCATGTGTGAAATAACCATCATTGTATGTGCCCAAACAGTTGATTCATAGTGATAAGGATTCAACTTGCCTTCAGAAAATTCATGATTAGTTTCCTTCATTTCCTTGACAAGTAAAGGATTCTGTTCAATAAAGATTTTAAGGATTTCGGTGTATTTATTCATGAGTGATATCCCCTTTCTCTTTCAATCTTTCAATAGAACAAGTATACCACCTGCACAAGATTCTGGCAAGTGGTATCTTGAAAGTCGTCTTGATTCAGGCAGGGCCTTATTTCTTGAGGGGTTTTACCCGAATCATGATTGTTTGTTTTTCTTCCCTATACATCTTGTGATCTTTTATTGTTCCCTCAATTTTAACAATTTCTCCTACATTGAAAATTGGTTTTGAAGAACCGAATACAATATGGTTTCCCTTTAAATCTTCTGCAATGACAAAATACTTCAATTTTCCATACATATCGAAATTACTTGAAACATGACAAACTTTAACACTTGTTTGATATTTTGATCCAATATTTCCAACATAATCAGAAATTGTCTTTTCTTTTTTCTCTTTTGGATTATCAATTTCCCTAATTGCCCAAGCTACAAGAGAAACAATATAACCAGTTTGTTTAATAGTGAAGAAACCGTCTTTAATGATGATCTTTGAAACATTCCAATATTCTTCTGTCAACTCATTTTCATCCATGTATTTAACTAAGAAATTTAAAATCTTTTTGGAATATTCAAGAGTTGATTCATAATTCTTTTTAAATTCATTTACATTTAAATGAACCGGACGTTTCCCATTGATGATTTTATGAAAGTCTTCCAGAACCATATCTTTTGTTGAAGTTTGCCCAGTATCAGAAGACTTTGAAGTTGAAACAAATCCCCTTGAACGAATCATTTGAACAATAAAAGGAACCATTTCTTTTACATCATAATTCGGAATAGGGGTAATTGGCGGCAGATGGAAAATAGAATCATCAGAATCACATTCTGCCAACTTTTCATAAAAACTGAAAACCTTATTAATACTATGGCCCATAAAATGTTTCAGACAAGAATAACCAACCTGTTTAAATTCTTTGGTTATTTCATTGTAAATAATAGCAACACCTTTACGTTCTCTTTTTGTATTACAGTGTTCACAAAGTTTATAATCAATTTCATTAAAATGTTCAGGAATTTCAATATCAACAGTTCCGGGAACCCTACGAAAAATACTCTTTGAATGACCGTCATTATCTACCTTGGCAACAAAAACCCATCCATCAATTCTGATAGGAGAGTATTCAATTTCTACATTAACAAAAGATTCCCATACTTTTGAAATGATAAATCCAAAATCATTCTTTGAAACTAATTCAACTTCTTTCTGAAAAACTTCACCAAAATTAACCTGAATTGGTTTTACATTTATTTTCAAAGCAATTTTATTTAGTTTATTCACTCGGTCAAGAAGAAACCCCTTTTGTTCCAAATGAATTTTAGTTGTGAGTTTCGTCAAGTGCAACACCCTCTTCCTTCAAGGTGTTTCTAGTATATCAAAAAAGGAAGGGGATGTCAAGCCCCTTCCAAATTTTAGTAATAGTAAATTCGAGTAGGATCAGAAACCTGGGCAGTCATTGGAAAATCTGCTCCATATACAATTCCAATTGATGTTCCATGTTCTGATGCCACCATATCATCACCGGTCAAATAATTAAAACCTTTATAGTTTCCAGTCTGATGAAGAATCTCTTCAAGAATCATACAATAAGAACGACGTTGAACAAATTGTTCATCACCAGAATTCAAAAGAAAATCATTAACAAACTTCTTCACGTATTCCACATCAATTGTCTTTCGTGCCATATCGAACACCCCTTTTCGAATTTTTGGATTCCCCTCATCAACAAAACCAGTATACCACACCCTTCAAATCTTGGCAATCATTTTTTAGAACGTGTCTTTTTTTCGTCCGGGATTTTTATTTCAACATGGTTTAGGATAGTCTGTTTTTCTTTTCTAAAAGTTTTATAGCTTTGAACTGTTCCTTCAATATGATATATTTTTCCACTAATAAACATAGATTTTGGAGCACTGAAAATGATACAATTTCCCTCTAAATCTTTTGTGATTACCAAAACTCGACCAGTTCCATGCCAATCTTGACTAGAAACCATCCTAAGAACCTTAATATCAGTTTCATATCTTTCATTAACTTTCCCAAGATATTTTGATATATTTTCTACTTTTTCTTTCCTATCAGAATCAAATTTTTTCATTGTCCATGCCACAATAGAAACCACATATCCAATTTGTTGACCTGTAAAAGTTTCATTTTGAACTATGAATTTAACTGTTTTCCAATAATCTTCGGTCATTTCATTTTCATAAAAATAATCTTCAAGGTATTTCAATATTGATTCAGATTCTTTTTGAATTATTTCTTTATTTTTACGCCAATTTGAAATATTTATTGTTATTGGCTTTTGCCCATTTTTGATCAAATTAAAATCCTTAATCACCAATTCTTTAGTTGAAATTTTTCCAGAATCAAAAGATTCAGCTACAGAAACAAACCCCTTCAATTGAATTATTTGAACAATGATAGGAATCAATGATTTTAAATTATATGCCATTCAACTCACCCTCCATTATTCTATTATACCACACCCTTCAAATCTTGGCAACAACATAAAAAAATTAGGCCCTTGATGGGCCTAATTCAATTATAAAACACGGGTCTTGCAATTCCTTGAATCCGAAGAAGTTGAATGTTTAATCCGCCAAAATAACTATTACCACAAACAAAAACAATATCATTTGGGCAAAGTTGTGTATATCCAATTGTATCAGGAGTTTCCGAAAGAAATTCAAACAATCTCTCATCATAGACAGGAAGATTGAATTTTTCTTTTTTAAGAATATTATTCATTGTTTGGAGTGATACATATTTAGAATCATATACAGCTTGAGATACAAAGTGAAACATTTCAGTGTCAAGATGATCAACGACATGAATCATTTTCATCACTCCTTTTATTAGATAGATTCTAGTGTTGCTTTCATCCAAAGTCTATCATTCTTGTCAAAAATACTTTCTTTCAGACCTTTAGGAAGAGCTACGATAAGTTCCATAGATGCTAGAGTATCTTTAGCAAACATCTTTGTTAGTTCTTCTCTTTTTCTTTCACAACTCACATTTTTCAGTTTTGAATGAAGAGTAGTCATTTCAAAAGTTTCAAAAATACTTTCATGAATTTCAAAACCCTTTGTGATACTGAAACGAAGAGCACGAAGAACACGAAGAGAATCTTCGTGGAATCTATCAATTGGATTACCAACACAACGAATTATTTTCTTCTGAATATCCTGAATACCATTAAATGGGTCAATAATCTGGCCAGTCTCAACATCCTTGGCAATGGCATTAATTGTGAAATCCCTACGAGAAAGGTCATCAAAAAGAGTTCCTGGAATGACTTCATCAGGCCGTCTACCATCACTATAATAACCATCTTTTCGACACATTACAAAATCAGCACAAAGATTCGGAGTATCAGAAGTTTCGGGGAAACGAGCACGAATAGTCAGAAATTCCTCATTCTCCACAAAAATCCTAAAACCTTCATTTTGAAAATGTTCCCTCATTGCCTTAAAACTAGGGGCCTCAACAGAAAAGTCAATATCCTTTGAATGAACACCAAGAAAAGAATCCCTAACACAACCACCGACTTCAAAAATCTTCATCCTTATTTTCCCCTCCCTTCCAACAAACCTATGATACCACGAATCCCATATCTTGGCAACAAAAAAATTCTAGTGAGACATATACTCCTGAAGATTATTCATAACATAAAATACCGTCATATCACCCGGATAAATTGACCCATTTGTTGATCTAAACATAAGATCAAGTCTATAATGTGATGAATATATTCTCATGTTAATAGCTTTAGATGTTGCAGAAGGATAGTTGATTTCAATTCTATCTATTTCAAAATTACTATCTGTTCTATAAAAATCTTCTGTAATTTCTTTAAAAAATATTCTATTTCCAACAATAGCAATTAAAACATATCCCCATCCAATGGCATCCTGAATAAATCTTTTAATGACCATATCATTATAATTATGAGATAATTCTTTGATATCTTCAAATTGTTCAGCTTGATTCAGTTCATCTAATCCTTCATTTACATCTTTATCAAATTTTGAAAGTTGTATCCAATCTCTCTTTGATTTAGAGCCTGGCCCTGAAATTGGAGCCTCTTTACCATAATCTCTAAAAACTTGTAAATACAGAACCGGATTAATTCCAAAATTCTTAAAAAAAGAGTGTGTAAATAATTTCATTGCTTGTTCACGAATATCTCTTCCAAAAACAATAAATGATTTAATATAATCTTGAATAGTTTTTAATTCTTGAGTTTTATTTTTCAAAAGAGAATCTTCAACCAATTTCATCAAAGTATCATAAGCCGTCTTTCCAACTTGATCTAATTTCTTTAAATCATTTTGAGTCTTTTTATGTTCATCCTTTGGTCTTCCTTTGACATCTAGAAGAACACTATAATCTGATTCATATTCTACGCCAATTTGTTCATGAAGTTTGACAATTTTAGAAGGATTCATTTTAGCCAACGTCTCGATATCAAGATTTGGCATATCAAGTTTTTCTTTATTAATGAGAATATCATCAATAACCTGAACAGCCGAATAAAATGTTTTCTCATTATAAATCTTCAAAGCATCCATTCTAACATGTGTAAAATTAGCCCCTGATGTTCCTTCCTTACCAAAAGATTTTACAGATAGATATTGTTTTGCACCTTCACCTTGAGTATAAGCAACATCAACAACTATTTTGCCAATATTCCCATTGTCAGAAGTGAAATTTATTGTTCCATCTTCTCTAATGGCCCCTTCTTTCACATTAATTCTATCCTGATTCATTGAACCTAAAGGTTTTACAATCTCTCCAGCTTCCTCTTCTGAAAGATTCTCATTTGGAACCATACCAAGAAATTTAGCTAGATGAATTACACTTTCTCTTTCAAATGTAAATTCACCATTTTCACCATAAATCAAATATTGAATTAGATCATTTTTAAGTATGTCTTCATTTCCAGTAGCATCTTGTTTTCCAGATTCATTACTTGTTCCATTGCCCAAAGATACTTTCAATTTGATTTTTGGCCCAATTTCAATGTCCCATCTACCATTACCATAAACATATTTTAATCCACTATTAGAAAGAAATTCCATAAAGAAGTTTTTAGCATCTTCATTTCTAATCAATTTAAGGTCTTTCAGATTATCGTTGATGGTAAATGGAGTATCTTTTCTTTCCACACTTTTCGGAGCTGTTGTCATAGTTCTTTCATTCTTCGGTTTCTTTTTCTCTTCTGACCACTGATTAAATAATGATTGTTCTTTTTCATTCATCTTTTGAACGATATAAGAATTAGCTTCTTTTAAGAATTCCTTCAATTCAGGAGCCATTTCTTTTGAATCAATTTCGTCCTGTTTAACGAGTGTATAAGCAGATTCAATACCCTCAACATTATCAAGATTCTTTAAAAATCCGGAAACTAATGTTTCCAATGGCACAGGAGTTATCATTGATTTTGATTTTTTATCTTTCATCACCTTTGGAAACGTCAATTGATCAGGTGCAGTTTTGTTTTTAATCTTATCCATTGAATTTAATTCCTCTTTTCATTAAACTAAAATGTCTAATTTAATTTGAAAATATACAAAAATTGGGAAGAGCTTTCACCCTTCCCAACTATAATTTGTATCTTTAATCAGAATTTTGAATTAACCAACGTTCAAATTGAGCACATTTCTGAATATAATCATGAAAATCTCCATCATTTACTAGAGTATAATCAATATCTTGAATTTTATCCAATTCTATTTCAGAAGTGTGTTGATGTTCTTTACCTTCTTGATTCAATTCTGGTCTTATGATTTTAACAGTTGTCATTTTCATAATTTCATATCCAAAAAAATCATTAACTGACTTTGTGAATTTTCGAAGTTCTTCAACTTCATTCAAATATCGACAATCAGTGATAATAAAATTTAATTTACTTTTTTCATGAGTTTTCAAATTCTGAATAATGTCAGTTCGAATGCCATCAAGTAAATGATTAATCCAAACTTTTTTGTCATAAGTTCTTCCAATTTCAGTTCCTAATTGTTGAAGAAGCCATCTTCCTTTTTCATCTTTCAACCCATTCCAACCCAACATATAAGCCGTTTCTTTCAGTTTATCAGCAAAAGCAAATCTTTTAAAATTGATTAAATGCTCTGCTAATGTGTCCTTTCCACTTTGCATCTTTCCTATGCAAGCTACCAATTGAATTGTAAATGTTTGTTTCATCTTTATTTATCCTCAATATGTTTGTCAAAAAATTCAACAAGATTCTGTAAAAATTCAGGAATCAATTCAAGATCAATCGTGAATCCTTTTTGTGTAGGCAACCACTCATCTTCTTTGATTTGATACTCTCATCCTAAAGGAATGAGATTCTTGAAAAGTTTGGTTTCGTAGAAACCCTTATTTTCAATGGGTATACCAAAATACCCTTTATCTGGTCAGGTAAAATACCAATTCCAGTTGCTTTAAACGAACCTGAATTAATTATTAATATTTTGATATTAATTAAATTTGTGTGTTTGAAACCCTGTCGATTGACAGTCTTAATATCAAATAACGATTTACAACATCCTTTTCAATCATTTCAATAATCCATTTGTTATTTTCACCCCCTCCCATATTAACTTTGAACTCGCTTTCATCTCCAATCTAAAGATAGGAGTTTTCTCGCTCGACTTCAATAAAATTCCCTAATATTGGCAATTTTCTTATCACTACCATCCAAAGCAGAAATACTCACATGAATTGATAATCCTCTATTTTTTTCTACTAACAAAGCCTTTGAAACAGTTGTCCAATTACCAGAAGAACTTTTCTTATTATATGCCATTTCATCCTCCTACTTTCCTTTTCTTTCATTATATCAAAAGAGGGCCTTTTGGCAAGCCCCTCTTCTTTTATTCCTCAATTACGTTCAAAACAGCATTCGTAAACAATTTGATCATTGGCAAACAAGATACATAAGATTGAATGGCTGTTGCAATTCTCAAAAATGTCTCTACTGATACGGGAATCTTAAAACTGATTTCACCACGATCACTATGAAATTCCTTAAATTTGACAAAGAATGTTGCGGTTGAAATATTCTCTCCATCAGGGGCATACCAAGTAATATTGATTGTCTTTGAAAACTTATCACTATTTCGAAACAATGTAATTGCTTCTCCATTTGGATTCAACTGTTCTGCCATAGAAATAATATTCAAACAATCATTGAATTCAACATTGGCCAAAACTTCTTTTGTATAGTCATAAACCTTTGTGCCCTTGGCAATCTTCTTTGTCTTTGGATCTTTTGCTGGAACTTCACCAGGCATTAAGGATGGACACAATACAAGTTGAAGATTTCCAACATTATTAATTTTGAGACCAATCTTGCCCCATTTTTCATTCTGAAATTCAAAGAAATCAATTCCATATTTTACATACTTAACTGTCGTAATAGGTTCATTTTGTTGTTCCGCATTCTTTGCCATTTTTAATCACGATCCCTTTTCTTTTCAATTTTCCCTTTTGGGTAGTTTTAACTTTGTTGATTTGAAGATGTTCGAAGTTCTTTATCAAGACTTCTATTTTAAAATTTATTCATCTTCATTATACTCCACTTCTTCTTCATTCATTTTATCAACAAAATTCCAAATTGGATCAACAAAATTCCAAATTGGATGACTTTCATTATCCATCAAAAATGTATTTGCAAATACATTTAATTGAATAAATAAACATTTTGCATCAGTCCAAACTTCTTCATTGTTATATGATTCCCAAGACATATCACTTGTTGACATTAATTGAAAACCATTTAATGTTGGATCAAGACATTTTTCAACACATTGATACATTGAAATTACTGAAGGATCATCATTACTAAAAAAGTTATTCAAACATTTATCAATCAAATTATTCATATATTGATAAATGCTAGCTTCATTCATTGCATCAAATAAAGAAACACTTTGAAGAATTTTTGTTAATCCTTTTGGAGTTCCCATGTCATAATTTTTCCCCAAATTTGAATATACATAATCACCAAGGTTATTCAAAGCTTGATTAAATTGATTTAATTTGAAAATGCCACCATTTTCAAACGAGAACCATAAATCATTTTCGGGACAAACACCAATCTTTGCACCATTTTTAGGCAATATCAAAAAGGCATCTTCTAAATTTCTTACATAATCATCAACACGATCTATAGAATTTGTGCAAATAAATGATCTAGTTCTTTTTGGATATTCTTTCCATGCAGGCAATATATCAGACATTAACATTGTATATTCATTTGTCGTATTTTGACTTTTTCGAAGTCCTGGAGTGGCTACAACATATTGATGCCCAATAACAGGGTCTTTGTCATGACACCCTCTATAAATACAAATGCCATTTAAAGCCTTTTGAAAAGCTTCACTATATTCACCGTTGACTAATTTTTGTAAAGCATTTGGAGTTTTAATTTGTTTTGTTTTAATTGGTTTCCCGGCATCTTCCGATAAAATAATATTATCCATTTCATTAAATATCGACATAATCATTCACCTACAAACTCTTTGGTATGGAAACCATTTTCTTTAATTCATCTACAAATCTATTATGAATCATTGTATTCAGTGTTGATTTCCCAATTTGTTTACCTTTTTTTCTTAACATATACATCCAACGTTCTTTTGTCATGGGGAAAAATTTTTTAATTTTTAATGCTTCAGCTCTACTAATATTATATTTCTTTTTGATAAGTTCGTGAAACATTGTATCCTTTCCCATTCCTTCACGTAATGGAGAATTTTCATCTTCCTTACCTAAAATACGATCCAACAATTGAAGAGCTAAGGAAATAATTGGTATACCATATCTCATTCGAAAACCTCTTTTAAGAGATATACCATCATTATTTTCTTCTTGATATTTTTTGATGTCTTTAAAAGTAGTATTGGCATCTAATTTATTCATTTGGAAAAGAACATCTGTTCGATTCAATCCATTATTGGCAATTTCTTGTTCATTCAGATAAAAATAACAGCTTTTGGCAACACCTTCTGGAACATATTCATCTACATCTGGGTCTTTTCTCATTTCAGAAAGTAGTTCTTCAAATACTTTTTCTTCTGACATATACATATTATTTTCAAAGAAAAATTCTCGAGCAGATTCACCTACTCCAATTCTACATGCTTCATCAAGAATTTTTAAAATCATGATCGAATCAGATTTCAGAGAATTTCGTTTCTCGTATCCTTCAAACAATAACCTACAAGCTCTTTTTAATGTTGATTCATTATACAAAACACCTTTATAGGAATAGTGATCATCAATTAGTTTCCGAATCTTAATTCTTGTAGCACCTTCTAATTTTGGTTTAATTGTATTCCATTCATCTTTTATTTCTTGATCCGACATTCCTTCAATACTATTTGAAGAATCTTCTGCTTCTTGTTCACCAAAAAGTTGAAATATAAAATCAGTCGTTGATAATCCATGAAGAATTAAATTTACAACATAAGCATTGACATCTTTTAAATCAGACTTGAATTCATTACTATTAATTGCATCACCAGAATATAAAGAAGCCACTTTGGAAGATTCATTAAATTTAAAAGTTGATGGTGATCGCCAATAATTTACTCGGCTGTCCTCAAATCCATGATCATCTACAAGTCCTTTAAAACCTTCAAAATTTATTATACCTTTCCATTTATTCTGAATTTCTGTTGAACCTTCCGACAGAAATAAAGTTGTTATTTTATTTAAAAAATTAATTTTTTTGTCAAAATTGAAAACAGATTCTTTTAATTTTTTTAATCCATCAATGGGATCATCTAATATATTTTGAAAGGACTGTCTTAATTGTTTTTCATCAATTGCCATTTTCTATCATTCCCCAAAAAGATATTGTCTAATCAATTCCTCAAATTCATAATCAACCCAATAATAATATTTTCCACAAATATCACATTTTCCAAATTTACAAAATAGAAAAGGTTTATCCTGTGTTTCTTCACCTGTATACTTAATGACCCTCTTTAAGAAAACATCATTTACAACCGAAGGAGGCACAGTAAACATCATCTGATAAACTGGTGTATGAATACATAAACATTTATAATCACTTTGTATTCTTGTTGCATTAACAGGAAATGATTCAGGCATTTTTGATATTTGATTTAATGCTCTCTGAAATTCATTTTTAAAAAATTCATTAACTTTCTCTTTCTGAAAGTCTATCCTCTTATCATTCTTATCATTCTTTTTTACCTTTTTCATTTATTTATATTCCCTTCTATATATTCAAAACAGTATGATCCAGTTCATTGATATCACAGATTAATTTATCAAATCCATCTAATCTATAAATATCCAACTGATCTAAATCAATTAAAAATTTTCTTAACAATAACATTTCATATAATTCTTCACCAGGACAAGATGATTCAATTGTTGCAAAATCTTTTAAATCAATTGCATCAATACAACCATTAGAACACATCATCGATAAACATTTTTCTGTTATTTTACAATTAAACTCAATTTCATATTCTGGCAAATAACACTGTTTTAAAAGATTCATCCAATCATTTGAATAATGTAATCCTTTTCTACAATGTAAATCTTCTTGATATTCCTCTACAATTTTCATATCATTCTTAATCTTTTGTTCATAATAATTAACTAAAGAAGAATTTAATTCTATTCTTGGAAATTTAAATTCACACATACATTGAATTTCATCTTCCAAATATCTACCATTCAACATAGCTTTAACATCAGTTTCAATTTCAACAGTTGACTTTTCAAGTTCTGATTCCATCAACTTTTTAAATACTGAACAATTGTCAGTATCATAATTAATCACTGGACTATTTTTTAAGAATGTGCATAATCCTTCATCATGATAACCATACCTACCAGCTCTACCTGCCATTTGATAAAATTCAGAAGGAGCTAATGTGCCCGTAGTTTTTTCCAATTGGCCAAATATTGTCGTTCTGGCTGGAAGATTTACTCCAAGTGATAGAGCATCGGTTCCAATAATGGTGTCCAAATGTCCTTCACGGTAGAGATGTTCAATACAATGTTTTTCTTTTGGCAACAACATGCCATGATATCTAGAAATGCCGTAAAACCATTCTTCTAATGGTTCAACTTTATAATGATGTGAAACTTCCTTAATATCCTTAATGTTAATTCTATCAGATAAAAATCCTCTTTCAAGAATTAATGATTCAACAATTTTATCAATATCTTTCCTAGAAAAGGCAAATATAATCGAATCTTCTACATTTCTCATTTTAATACCTTTTGAAGAAAACTTCAATGGAACGGGTCTTTCTTCCCATTTCACAATTTGAACTTTTCTATTGCATAATGATTCAAGATAATCTGCAAATTCATAAAGATTGGAAATTGTTGCACTCATCATGATTAATTTGTTTGTAGGATTTAAATGTTTCAATGATTCAACATAACTTCTAGCTCTGTCATGATTATTAAAAATATAGTGAATCTCATCCATAACTACAACCAAATTTGACTGATTTGTATATTTATTGCTAAATATTTCTTGTGTCATACAAAGGATTTTTGAATTAATATCTTTTTTAATATCACCTGTTTCAATACCAACATCAAAACCTTGTTCTTTCAATTCAAGATATCTCTCGTTGGAAAGAGCTTTAATTGGAGCAGTAAAGATAACCCTTCTTTCAATATTGTTATCTAATATACCACTAAATGCATAAGCAATAATTGTTTTACCAGACCCAACAGGGCCAGTAGCCAAAACAATCTCATTGCCTTTGCATTGATTAATAGCTCTTTGCTGATATTGGAACAAGTTGATTTTACGACCTGTCAAGTTTTTCACTTGTATCAATCCTCGTCGATGAAAAGAAATTAACCTTTTAAAAGGTCAACTTCAACCCTCCTTCACATTCAACATCTGTTTCATCATTAAATTCATCAACTGAAAATAATTGTCAATAACCTTGTAATAATATTTGTCTGATTGAGCACCAAGATATTTATAACATGATATTCTATAATGTTTATCACTGGATTTCCAATAAGATTTCCAAATCATATAACCGGCTAAAATGTTATGTTTTGGACTATTAAAGAAATTTTCTTTGTTAATACCCAATTCTTTAATATATTGATTATGAACTGAATACATAACCTGTGAAATTCCAATTGCTCCAACAGAAGATTTTGAAGTCATCTTAAAATGGCTTTCAACGCCACATAATGCCATAAAGAACAATACAGACTGTTTATCATCTGATACAGTTTCCATTAAATAACTATATCCTTCAACAACTTTTCGAATATATTTCTCATCCTCAATCTGTGAAAGATTTTGAATATAAGAAAAGAACACTTTTTCCATTTCTGGTTTGGTCATCCGTAAAGTGCCTTCATCGTAATCATGCCAATCATATTGGACACTAAATTTATCAGTATAACTAACAAGATCGTATGATTTTTCTTTAATCAGAATGTCATACTTTAACATAAAAATCATTGATAATCCAATTCCACCAATAAGAAAAAAGATTAAATAAAGTATGATCATCTGCTTTCCAGTAATTTTCATCAAACCAAACCCTTCTATTTTTATCTCATTAATCCTTTTACCATCTTCCAAACAAAAACAAAAATAAGAACCCAATAAGAAACAAGAAGAACACCAAGAATGATAGCAATCGTTAAAGCAATAGGGTGGCCATCATAAACAATTGCAAAATCCCAAATTGTTAGAGGTAGTTGCCAAAAACACAGATACAAAAGAAAAATATTAATTACTAAAAAAGCCCATTGCCAAAACGAATATTGAATTACATTTAAAGTAAAGATAACAAAAAAAATCTGTATAATAGTTGTAGCATACATCATAGCACCAGCGACAGCGTGACACACTGCAGGCACTATCCACGGTTTACCTTTAAAGTCTTTTTCATAAACTTTATTGTAATCAGTATAAGCTTTTTCATAAACTCTCTGAATTTTAGCAACTGAAAGATTACTCCATGATACTGTTTTCAAATAGGGTTGGACATAAAGCATGTGAACTGGAGTTAAAAAAACAAGCCACATAATAACAAACAACTTCAAAGTAGTCAATACCCGTTTCCTAACATCATACCAATTAATTTTTCCTTCTACATTTTCCATTATTTTCCATCTTCTTTCCGTTTAATATAGTTGACTCGATATGATTTAATCAATAGTGTATGCACTTGAAATTCCAAAAATTCCAAATCTCCCATTAAAATTGGAATTCCTCATCCACTAGTTAAATTTTGTTCATCTATGGGACAAATATTTCAGAAATTTTTCAATGAAACACCTCCTATTTTATTGTCCCAATAGAAACCTTTCGATATTCATGATCCATTATCTTTCGAGTATCGAGTATAATGATAACCATCTTCTTCTAAAGAAATAATTTCATCACCCATTATTTCCTTTATCTTTGTATAAAGAAATTCTAAATCTTCATCTTCAAAAACATTATTTATCCAAGGTTCAAAACTAGGATTGATACAGATACATGGCATATTGAACATCTTATTTAAATGGCAAACATAAAAACCACCCAATGATTTACCAAAAGCAATTCCATAATCAGCTTTGTTAATTATAATTCTTTTTAATGTTGAAAAATCAATTGAAGGCTTATTAACCAATTGAGGACTAATTATCTCAACTTCTGGAAAACAAGCCTTCAACATTTGAAACACATTATTGCCAGAATGTCCTTGATATCCGTGAACATTTAAAAAATACATTCTTAATCACCACCTCCTGTCATATCAGAAAGAACCCCCGACAAGACTATATTACCACAAATTTTCCACCATGTCAAGCCTTGTGATAAATCCAGTGATTTACAAAATTGTATCCACAAATGATATTTATATCAGGTTTTCTGTTGAAAAACTCATTGGCCCAAACTGGCATTACCCAATAATGGCCATTATCTAATAGTAAAACATTATCATCAAACTGAATACCACCTATTACGTGGCCACCATTTTTATCTTCCACAAATAGGCAAACAAGATATTTATCTGGTATTCTATATTCATCTCGTAGTTTTTTTAACATCACATAGGCTTGATCTTCACAGTCTCCATATTTTGATTCAAGAATTTCATTTGTAGTTGCCAAATATTCGTCTTGATTATACAAATTTTTATCTTTCTTATAAAGAATGGTTTTTAAAACTTCTTTTTGAACTAGTTCCCCAAAAATAGAATATGATTTAATATCATCATTCCATAAAACAGGATCATTCAAATATTGTTTCTGTCTTGATTGCCATTCTCTACATTTTGATTCTTGATTCGAAGAACCTTTTTGTGGCACAAAAGACCAATTAACAATTTTTGGTTGCTTCATCAATTGATACAATTTCCACTTATCATAAAATATTCTAATAAAAATTCTAATTTGATTTACAACTTTATAAACTTGATAAATTATTTTTTTCATTTTTTTCTCCTTTATTTCTTAAACTGATTAAGAAAGGACATTCTACCATATTCAGCCAGACAAAATGCATCAGAAATATTATTATCATTTGAATATAATATGATATCCATAAGAAGATCATTTTTATCTGGCGTCATATTTAAACCATTGTAAATCTTATATCCTTCCTTTTCTTTATAATGGACTTTGAAAGATTGTTGAACAAGTAAATCTCGATACATTGAATATAAACAATAGACAGAAAGAATCTTTGTTGGTTGAACAGATTTCTTTTTCATTAATGAGATAATGTTTGCAAGTATATCAGGAAACTTATTTTGTAAATATTGATCTGATTTACTAATTGCAACAATATCCCTTTCTCTAATAGAGGAAATAATATCATCACCAAGATAATGAGCAAATAATTTCTTTTGCCAAGTAATAGGAGAAATCAATTCAATTGATTTTTGGCCATAAGCACTAATAAACAAACCTTCTAATAATCCAAAGCCACGTAGCAACTTGTTCCCACCACGATTCTTAGCAAAGAACGGGTTTTGAAGTTCCATAACAATGTGGATATTATTTATATTTTTTGTTAGTTTAGTGATTTGTTTGATATATTCCAATATCTTATCTGCATCATACCACTCATCAGTTGTCTTTGTCTTTGTTTTTAAAACAGTCTTTTTAGGAGTTTTCTTTTCAACAACTTTCTCACTCTTTTTAATTTGACTTTTTACATACCTCTTTGGATCACGATATTCAGCGATCTTAAAACTATTGATATCAATTTCATGTTCTTCTTTTTCTTGTTGAATCCCATTGTTCTTATTACTCTTCTTCCTATCAACATAAATTAAAGGCATCTTAAATACAGAAAGTGGTATCCCTTCCGTATTCAAAACAGTAATAGCACCACGTAAACCAACATCAATACCAATAAAAATGTCTGACATTAAACATCATCCTTCCGAATTTTTAGAATCAAAAACTCCCACTTGCCAAAATTTAATCTGTATGGTATAATAGAATCTATGATCTTAACTTTTGGATTGTCAAAATCTTCAATATTTCTCATTCTGATTAAAATACATCCAAATTTGAAATCATGTCAGTTTGAAAAGAGGGCTTGCCAAAAGGAAAAATCTATGGTATAATTGTTTCATCTGGGAAAATTCCCGGAAGCTCAAAAATAAAAGTTAATAAGTGATGATTAAATTTCAATAAAAGTTTAACCTCTTTTAAAAAAGAAAAGAATAAGAGTTTTCGCCAGCTCTCGCGAGAGAAACAGGACGAATCATAATCTACCATTGAAAATCTTAAAGATTTTAATGAAGTGAGGAATATGACAACCTTTGAAACACAAGAAAGGATTGCCTCGTATTTTATGATTTGTGGGCACATTAGAAAAGAATAATCCATAGAGTAGATAATTCTTTATCTGATGATCATAAGCAACCTGAATGGCAGGCTCCCGATAGATAGGTATCGGAAAGTAGATTCCCGTTAATCAAATTATTTGATTAGTGAAAAAAGGTGCTACTCTATTTCTAGCGCTTGGAATTAGGTGAGTAGAGATTCATATTCTCTCTTCACTTAGCGGTATACTCACAACAAGTATATACTTCACGATGTTTTAAGATATCTGATGACAAAAATCATCAATGGTGCTTATGCCAGGGTATCTGATTTGGTCGTGTCGGAAAATAATTATTCTTTTTCTTTTTAAAAATGTTAAGATCGAAACCATTATGGTTTAGGTATGTGCCATACCGAAAGATTAAAATTTGGCAGGAAAGAAATAGGGGTATCTATAGATACTTTTATATTGTCCAGAAGATGATAGAGAAATTATAATTTCTTTCATTATTTTTAAATTCTGGTTCCCCCTAAAGCCCCAACTGTATCTAAAAATAGAAAATCACATAATTGTTCAATATATAATTATTTACTTGCTTTAAAACAAGTACACTAAATAACAATTGTACGTTCCTCCTTTTTAAGATAATTTAATAAATATAGTCTTTCTGAAAGAAAAGTTCTTCTTGCCAAAATTGATCATTTATGATATAATGGTTTCAATGGCAAGAATAATCTTTTAAACTTTAAAGTCAATGATATTAAATACTTATTGGAGGAATTGCTTAAATGAATAAGACTTTTAATTGTTGGGAACCATTACCTTCTGAAGCAGAAAATTATTTGACTAGTTGTCTTAATGAAAAGAACTTTTCTGATAATGCTAAAGAATTATTTGCAAAGAGATATTATGTTCCCTATTTTGATACTTCTACGAATGAAATGAATAAGGAATATTGTCTTAATCAATTGATTAAACGTGTAGGAAGAATCATTGCATCTGGATTAATAAAGGAATTTAATAGACAATTAAATTGGTTTAAAATGAAATCATCTGAATATGATGCCACTTGTCTTAAAGAAAAGTTTTTAGCTTTAATGAGAATAGTAGAATTTAATATTCGAAAAGATATTAGTTTAAAAAGATTCCTATTCAATTCACCTGCTCTATTTTCTAGTGGTGTTGGTCTTGTTGAAAAAGAAATGTCTAGTAGAATTATTTATGATGTAAAAGTTGAAGATATGACTTTTAGTAATTATGAATATCTGTTTAAGAATAAATCTCCTTATCAACAAATGTGTGCTTGTTTTGTTATTGATGTAGATGATAATCTAGATTCGATATTTGATTCTGTAAGAGAAGCTGCAATCATTAGCAAGCATGGTGGTGGCGTTGGTTGCAATTGGAGTAATTTAAGAGAGAAGAATGCCCCTATTAAAGATGGTTCAATTGGTAATTCTTCTGGCCCTGTTTCTTTTATGGAACTTTGGAATACTATGGGCAAGGTAGTTGTTCAAGGTGGTAAAAGACGTTCTGCTATAATGTCAATGATGGATATTGACCATCCTGATATTAGAGAATTTATTCATGCTAAGGAACATGATGGAAGTTTACAATATTTTAATATTTCTACTAGACTTGATGATGAATTTCTAAATGCTGTTAAATATGAAAAACCTTATTATTTAAAGTCTAGACTTGGCAAGGATGTTAATTTGGCAGATGGCATTAAAAGAAATATGAAATTAACACAAATTAATGCCAGTGAATTGTTTGATGAAATATGTTCCTGTGCACATAAGAATGGTGAACCGGGAATTATTTTTGGTGATAAAATCAATAAAGATAATTTGTTAAAACATTTACCTGATTGGCAAATAAGAGCCACAAACCCATGTGCCGAGCAACCATTATCTGCATATACCAGTTGCAACCTTGGTTCTATTAATCTTGAATCCTTTATTGATCAGAATGAATCTGGAAATTCGTTTTCTGATTTTGATTTTATTTGTCAAATTCATAGATCAATTTTATATCTAGACTGTGTTGTTGATGCAAATTCATATCCTCTTAAAAAGATCGAAGAAAGAACTCAAGACATTAGACCATTGGGTCTTGGATTTATGGGATTAGCTAATGCTGCAATTAAATTAAAAATGGGGTATGGCAGCAATAATTTCAATCAATTCTGTAAATATATTGGTAAACTCATGGCAAAACATTCAATGTATGCCAGTATTGATCTTTGTGAAGTAATGGAATTTACTCCATTTAGATATGCCAAAGAAGCTATTTCTCATTTTAACAGTGAACTAACTTTTGATGACTTGCCACCTTCAATTAAAATTATTTTTGATGAACAAGAAAATAAAGATGAATATAGAAGTAAATATTTATCCCTGTTCCTTGAAGGTAAACTTAGAAATAGTAGAAGACTTACCATTGCACCTACAGGGTGTTCGGTCAAGGAATCATATGTTGTTAATAATAATGGAATATTGAGATTTGATGAAATTGGGGTTATTGATTCAAAAGAACAGTGGAATGATTTAGATAATTGCCATGTAATTCAAGAAAATGGAATAGCGACAGCTACCAAATTTTATATCAATGGACATGCACAAACTAAAAAAATTACAACTTTTTCGAATTTAGAATTAGAATCAACATTGAATCATAAATATAGAATTCTAGCTGATAATGGAGAATATATATGGAAAGAAGTGTCTGAATTAAAAGTAGGAGATAAATTAGTATATAAAATTGGAGGATATTCAAAAGATTCCGATCCAACGTTAATATTTGAAGAAAAAGACTATCATGGTAATTGCCGAGGTATAAGGATTCCTTCAACTTTAACCCCTGAATTTGCTAAATTTATTGGAATTTTTACTGGAAATGGCTCAAAACATAAACAAGGTTTGCGAATATCTTTTAATAAAAATCATAATGATAAAATACAATTAACTGTGGATTTAATTAAATCTTTGTTTAACATTTCTCCTGTTGTATTAGAAGATAAAAGAATAAATACGAAAGATATATATATTAACAGTGTAATATTGCAAGATATTTTATTGCAATTGAATCTCTTAAAAAAGAGTTCAAGAGAAGCATGTATTCCTAAATTAATCCGGCAATCTTCGAATTTGAGCATTTTGTCATTTATAGAAGGTTTATATATGACAGATGGATCACATAATGGTAATAATAAATATATTGATACATCATCTTACCAATTAGCTCAAGAATTGTTAATAGTATTGAGAGCAATTGGCATTAATGGAAAGATTGTTATAGATAAAAAAAGAACTGGTGCAAAATCAAAAAACTACATGTATCGAATTTATTTCAATACCTATGGATCAGAAAATAGCGAAATAAAAGACAGATATATTTCTAAAATTAAAAAAAGAGATCACGAAAGTTTGAAACATATTTCCAAGGATTTATATGCTGAAGCTATTATGGAAATTATCGATTCTGAAAATGATACTTATGATATAGAAGTTCCTAAAAATAATACATATGTTTTAAATTCTTATATATCCCATAATTCTATTTCAATGTTGTTTGACACTTCTTCTGGTATTGAACCAAATTTTGCTTATCAATATGATAGAAGAATTAGTAAGGGTCATGATGTTTGGGAAACTGTTCAATATACACATCCTCTGTATATGTCTAAAGAAGAATATGAAAATCAGAAGACTTCCAAAGATGACAATTATGAAGATGTTTATGTTAAAGCAAATGATCTATCAATTGAGAAACATATGCAACCTTTAAAAATTCTTTCAAAATATATTGACAGTGCTATCAGTAAAACAATAAATCTCCCTTCTGAAGCAACTGTTGAAGATGTTAAAAATATTTATTTAGATGCATTTGATTCTTCTATTAAAGGCGTGACAGTCTATAGGGATGGGTCAAGAGGATCACAGCCAATCGTTGATACTACAAAAAAAGAAGAAAAGAAAGAAAATATTGGCACTCTTGTAAAAGATAATGAACATATCTATACTGGTAAAGTAAGAGAACGTTCACAATTTATGAGAAGTATTACAACTAAAATGGCAGTTGAACCGTATGGCTCTATTTATTTAACTGCTACATTGGATGAAAATGGAAATATTTTTGAAATCTTTTCTAGTATTGGTAAATCAGGTCAGATGCTTAAAACAATGATGGAAGCATTGAGTAGAATTATTTCAATTGCTTTAAGATCAGGGACTAATATTCAAGATGTTATTGGAACTTTAAAATTCATGTCTGGAACAGATAGATGGATTTATGATACTTTTGACAAGAAAGAAATTGAAGTAAATAGTATTCCCGATATGTTAGCTAGAATGTTGGAAGACATTCAGAAACATTTTACAGGCATCGGAGAGAAATTAGAAACCGTTGAATCTAAACATATTGAAGAATTGAAGGTTCATGGTGATATTTGCCCTGAATGTGGTAAAGAACTTTCTCATTATGATGGATGTAAAATTTGTTGGTCTTGTCAATATAGTGCCTGTAAATAAACTAAAAAGAAATAGATAAATTAACCAAGGGAGGATTGAAATAGTATAGTATCCTCCCTTGTTTTATATTTTCAAACTTAAAATAGAACTATAATGAAATTCTTTAGAGGTGAAAAATATGTCAAAACCTAGTATTGATTTAAAGCAATTGGTATCCGACATTGGTGAATATATGGGCCATCCTTTCAATGTTATAACATCCGAAGATGATTTGAATGAAAGTAATCCTGTTAATCCAGAAACAAAAGATTCTTCATTAACTCCTAAAAATGTATCTCCAGCAACAGAAACAAATGATGATACACAAAAAGATACTGATTGGTCTGATGGTGTAGAACCAAAAGTATTTAATAAGGAAGTTGTTTTAAGAATTCTTGATATTCTTAGAGCCAATGGATTTAAGGATGCAGTATTTGATAAGAAACGTGGCTTTGTGTGGAATTATTTTCCTGCTGCTACTTACGTCACGATTTCATTTGATGATAAATATAATAAGAATAAGTCCTTCTATATTAATCTTTTGAATAGATTTATTATTGATGAACCTATGCTTAGAGAAGTAAATACATTGAAAGAAAAATTTGATGCTTTTGAAAGAGAAGTTGATTTTTGTAAGAACATTCTTTCACAAGTTTCTGAAATTTATCCTATTGTGTATTAATTGAAAAGGTGAATTTAGATGAAATATAAGAATAACACTTTAAATACAATTACTTATGATTCACAATATTCTTCAAGAGGAATTACATTACAACCAAATGAAGAAATTACCATTCCATTTTATATTGATCCTGCAAGAACTGATTTCACTCTTGTAAGTGATGATGATAATATTGATCCTATTATGTTGAATCAAGAATATATTTTATCATCAACCCCAACTGTTATTAATGTGCCAAAACCAAAAATGTCTTCATATTATCGTTTATCCATTCGATCGAATGGAACAGATTATGAATTGGCATACAATAAATCAACCAATCATAAAGTAAAAATTTCGGGCAATCAAATTTATTCTAATATGATTATATGGGAATTTGCTCCAAGAATTGTTTTAACGTCTGATGCTGGAGCTACCGTTATTATTATTCTTGAAGAAACATATAGTATTTAATTATTAGGGATTCAAAATGCCTTTTGCTAGGAATGGTTCTGGTGGTTCAATGCTAAAGGCAACTTATGTAGAAAACATTGAGGAAAGAAACGCTCTTCCAATTCGTGAAAGATTGGAAGTTGTTATATTTTTGTATCAGGCGGTGTAGAAGTTAAGGCTTGCCATCTCGGTCAGAGTATTGTATAATTGAACTTAGTTGGAAAAATTCAATGGAATTTTGAAAGGATAATGTAAATGGCTAAGAATGTAGATTTCAATAAGGCAACACTTATCAATGGGGGAAAGTCTCAAGCTCAGCCCAAGATTACTATTGAACAGGTTATCAGACAGTTGATTCAGGAAAATAGGTTCCTTTCTGAACAGTTGCAGCAACTTCTACAACAGAGTAATGCTGTAATTATTGGACATTATGCTCTTGAAGACCTTCTATTGAAAAAGGGAATTATAACACAAGATGAACGAGATGAAGCTATTCGGAATTTTGTTGAGGAATGTGAGAAGGAAGAATCAGAATCAAATGGAGAAAATCCAACTCCTGAAAATAATGTAGAAACCGTTAATTTCGGACAGAACTAAAGAAGTATATAAAAGACATGGTGAGAATAAAAACTTGCTATATCTTCTTTTTTATGATATATTGATGAAATCTAGGACAAGGAAGGGGATGGGATGGATATGGACACTTATAGGAAAGAAATAGATTTATTTGAACAAAAAATTCAACAGTCAATAAATTTTTACCTTCAAAACATTCCTGCTTCTAATATTGATTTAAATACTTTGGAATGTCTTCTAGTTTTATTGTCTGTCAAAAAGAATAATGTTTGTTTTGTTTGTGATTTTGAAAATAAAGGAATTAAATGTTCCCATTTCAGTAAAGATAATATGGAACTATTTTTAAAATTGATTAACATAGAAAATATTTTCCCGGTTGGAACTGTATTTTATCCTGTTCAATTGAATAAACTTAAAAAAGATACAACTCTTTCTGATCAAGAATATAGATCAAATGGACTTCTCTTTCTCTCAAAAGAAATAGATTATATTGTCAATAACTATTTGTCTTTGGAACAAACAATCAATCTTATTACGGTCGGTGATAGTGTCGATTCTTTTCAATTGGTTGAAATGTTGGAAAATTTTGGAATTAAATTGAATGTTTTGAATATTAAGAAAGAAGATGAATATTCCAAGGTGGTTTCCCTGATAAAAAAGAAATTGAAGTTTTCCGAGGAACCGCTTGCCTGAAATGGGGATTCGTGGTATACTGGTTTTGTCGGTGAGGGAAACCCGACAAACTTCAAAAACAAAGGGGAATGAAAAATGGAAAAGGTAAATGAAACTGTCGTGGCAAAGAAACGTGGGCGTCCTGCTCTTAGTGAAGAGGAAAAGGCTCGTCGTGCTAAGGAACGTGAAGAGGCTAAGAAGGTTGTAAATCCTGAAACTGGTGAAGTTGAAAAGAAAAAGCCTGGTCGTCCAAAGAAAGTTGTTGAGGTTCAGAAGGATGAAAATGGTGAACCTATTAAGAAAAAGCCCGGTCGTCCTTCTAAGAAAGATGCCAATGGCAATCCTGTTCCTAAGAAAGAAAAAGTAGTTAAGTTGGATGAAAATGGAAACCCTGTGAAGGGGAAACGTGGGCGTCCTGCTCTTAGTGAAGAGGAAAAGGCTAAACGTGCTAAGGAACGTGAAGAAAAGAATCCTAAAAAAGTGTACAAAAAGACCAATAAAAAGTCTTCTGCCAAGGCAATGACTTCGGAAGGAAAGACATTTGCCATTACCGATTATGGTTTTGGTAAGACATATGAAGTTTCTAAAGTTGTTTTTGAAAATGAAGAAGGATATGTTGTTGAGGAACGTGTTTTTAAGAATCCCATTACAATGAATACTAGCAAGATTGGTTCCAAGATGGTTGCAAAGAATGGAACAAAGTATGTAATTGTCAGTCTGGATGAAAGTAAAGAAGACCTCACTTTTGTTGTGAAGGCACTTTAAATAATATGAAATGGGCCAGTTAAATCCTTGGCCCAAATTAAACTTTGGAGGAATCAATATTGAAAACTGATTCTGATGTAATATTTAGACATTGTTTTAAATAATGAGGATAAAGAATTTGCAAAAGATGAAATTAAAAAGGTATTAGCAAAGTCTATAATAGAGGATTTAGAAATGGGAAGGAGTGTGCACAGTATGAACACGTTGGATAAGTTTCACGAACCTTTGTTTGAACATGAAGGATTTTTTAAAGTAATTGAAGCTGGTGCAGGTATGTCTAGAATTCTGCAACATGTGGAAAGTGGAATTCCTTTTCTTACTATGTCTGCATATCGTTATACTCTTTCTAAGAATGAGAATCTTGAACGTAATGAACAACTGTTGAAAGATTTTAAGTCATATCAACTTGGTGCAATTAAAATGGTTGGCCATTGGGTAGAAAATGGAGTAGATTCTACTGAAAATTCTTTCTTTGTTATTGGAAAGACTTTTACAGGGGAAACAATTGATCCTGAAAAAATGGAAGAGATTGCTTCTACACTTTGTAAGAAGTGGGAACAGGACGCTGTAATTTTTTCAGATGGTCAAACGGTATATCTTCTTTATTCAACTGGCAATAAGGTTCCTCTTGGTAATCATGTTGGAATTAGGAAAGAAGATATTGAAGGTGGCTTTTCTACAATTAAGAAGAAGAGGTTTGTTTTTGAATCTGTTTGGTTTACTGATGTAAAGAATAGTGCTGTTGCAATGGGTCTTACAGCTTGTGGTTTGAAATTGTTTTCTTGGAATAAATAAAGTTAAAGGGAGAATTGAAAAGTTCTCCCTTTTTCAATATTTTAAATAAGGAGGTTTTTGATTTATGAAAAAACCTACAGTGAAACAACTAGAAGAAAAACTACAGGCACTTATCGAAGAGAATGAAAATCTTGCTTTGGAAAATATGGAACTGAATGAATTATAATTTTAGCGAGCGGGAAAACTACCATCAGGTGGTAGATAAAAGTGAGTTAATTATTTGATATTAAGACTACCAATTGGTAGGGTTTCAAACACACAAATTTAATTAATATCAAAATATTAATAATTAATTCAGGTTCGTTTAAAGCAACTGGAATTGGTATTTTACCTGACCAGATAAAGGGTATTTTGGTATACCCATTAAAAATAAGGGTTTTGTAGAAACCAAACTTTTTAAGAATCTCATTCCTTTAGGATGAGAGTATCAAATGATTCAGGATGTTTCAAACAAATTTGAAAAACTTTTAAATGATGCCAGTCTTGAGGATTTTGTGAAGGCTTGACACGATTTAAAATCTGTGGTATCATAGACTTATCTTGCCGAGGGAGGTCTTGAATATGATCGGGAAGAATATTCTGGAAGCCGAAACGATTATGAAGAATCGAATTAAGAATCTGTATTATTGGGTTAATACAGATGTCTTGAATTTTGAAGATGGTAAATTTGAATTTAATTATTCTTGCATGAAAGCTATGGGCAAACTTCGTAAGAATCATTCTATCTTTGGAAACAAAAAGGATATTGATGCCTCTCTTTGGGAACAGTCGAAGATTTTGAGAAATAAGAAGATTCAGGATATGAATCAGAAAGAAATGATTGAGGAATACGAAGTAGATAAAATGGCAAAACATTTAAATTCTGTATGTTCAGAATGGTATTCAATGGTATTTGAAGAACCGAAAACTTCTTTTGATGATTTTGACTGGCCTATTTAATAGCTTGACAGGCAATTTGATTCGTGATATACTCTTCTTGTGAGGTTGAGACAACTTTCGGGGAGGCGATTCATGATGAAGTTAATGACCAAGGCCATTGAAAAGAAGTTCCTGAAAAATTCCAATGATAAAATTGAGTCAGTTTTTCAAAAGAAAGTAATTGTTAAGTTTTTTGCACCTTGGATAAGTCCATGGACTTGGTTCGCTGTAGAAGGACAAAAACTTGAAGATGGTGATTGGCGTTTTTATGGTTTGGTCTTTGGACATGAAAAAGAATTTGGTTATTTTCTTCTTTCAGAATTGGAAAGTGTAAATGGCCCATTTGGTTTGAAGATTGAACGGGATTTGTATTTTGATAATCCTACAATTGAAGAGGTTTTAAATAGGGGGCATTAAGAATGGAATATGAATTTTGTTGTGATAAATTTAAGGAATTGATTTGTGGTTGTATTGAAAATGTTGATCAGAATGGAAATGCCAAGTTCATTCGAATCAATGCTAATACTTTCTTTTTCAATCCTGAAAATAATGTAATTTCAATTCTTGCTGGTTATGGTGAAGTTGTAGATTCTTTGGATGAACATACAGATCAGGAAGTGCCTATTACTTTTGTGGTTGCATATTGTCCTATTTGTGGAAAGAAACTTTCAAAAGAGGAAGAATAAAAATGAAATATATTTTAAGTGCTGGATACAAATTGCCAGTTCCCGGAGTAAATTTTTCTTCTTATAATTTTGAAATTACTGTTGAGGGTGAAGATTATGAGGAATTGAAAGAAGACCTTATGAATAAACTTGAGGATATGAATGAAGAAATTCTTTCAAGGTTGGAGGAAAGTTAGATAGGGTGCTTGCCAAGTGAATCAAGATATGGTATACTCAATTTGTCGGATGAGAGAGAGTTTTTGAGAAATGCCGTGGTGTTGGCAGGGACTTCTAATCCCACGTTTAAAACACTGGAATCGGGGCAATGTCCCGATTCCATCATTAATGATTTACTGGAATTTCTTCGTTCTATCTCTTTCAATATTAAATTTTTTCATAAATTTATAAACATTTGAATGGGAATCAAAACCATATTTTTTAGCAATTTGTGGCAACGATAATTTGCTATCCCAATATTCTGAACGAACTAATTCAATAATTCTATCAACTTCATTTCCAAATCCCTTATTTAATAAGGTATAACCTTTTAAATGATATATGTCAACAAAAAACTGGTTTGAGCGGTCTCCCAGTCTGCCGGTCTTCTCTCGGTAAAAGATCGCACCACTATCCAAATTAACACTATCAGATGATTGAAAGGGGGAATTGCCAATGAATAAGATTTCCATTTTCACCTTTCGAATTCTTTGGTTGGCAACTTTTCTTTGGTGGTCATATTTGAGTTTTCTTTTGATGAAAGGATGATTTTTGGCAAAGGGAGTTTTTCTTTTGAAAAAACAACTAGGGAAATTTTTTACGAAAATAAATGTTTTCAAATATCTTCCTTTTCAAGAATGGATATCTCAAATTCCAAATTTTGAAGATAGATTGATATTAGAACCTTTTGCTGGAAATATGGATTTAATTTATTTTCTTCAAGAAATTGGTATCAAAAATAAATACCAATGTTTTGACATTGTTCCTGAAAATGAAAATGTGATTCAAAATGATTCAATTAAAAACTTTCCAAAATATAAAGACTGTGTTGTTATAACCAATCCACCATATTTGGCAAAAAATTCTTCTACCCGTTTAAAGTTAGATTATGAGAATAAAAAATACAATGATTTGTATTTAGAATGTCTTTCTATCATGTTAAAAAATTCAGAATTTGTTTGTGTGATTATTCCAGAAAGTTTCATAACTTCTGGATTATTTCATGAACGACTTTTTTCAATTGCATCCTTGAATGAACAAATTTTTGAAGATACAGACTGTCCTGTTTGTTTAGCAATGTTCAATGGTTCAAATAAATTTAAAATGAAAAAAGATTTCAAAATCTATATTGGTAATGATTATCTTAATACATATCAAAATCTTGTTAAAATTTCTGAAAGTATTTTGAATGTGAAAAAATCAAATAAAATTAAGTTTAATGTTCCAGATGGAAATATTGGACTGTATGCTATTGATTCAACAAAAGAAGATAGTATTAGATTTGTATTGGGAAATGAAATTGAAAATAACAAAATAAAAGTGAGTAGTAGAAGTATTACGAAAATTTTGATTGATAGGGAAGTTAAACAAGTCGATATTGATAAAATGAATAATCTCTTAAACAAATGGAGAAAAGAAACCGGAGATGTTTTTTTGACTTCTTTTAAAGGGTTAAGGCAAGATGGGAAATATAGGCGCCGTTTGTCATTTGATATTGCTAATCAAATCATTCGGTGTTGTTTAGGAGATAAATAATGGAAAAAATTTTCATAGATTATGAATTAATTTCAAAAAATCAGAAAATGTTAAATAACAATCAAGTTAAAAAAGATGTTCAGAATAAAGATAAGAAATTGATTGAAAAGATTCAAAGGTATTCGGAAATAAATGGATTGAATTTTCAAGAAGTTATTGATCAAATTTTAAAAGAACCATATCCAATAACAGCATCTTTCTTTGCTAAAGACCCATCAAAACAATCTATTCATGAAAAAATTGTTTTAAAGGTTTAGAAGACACTCTTTTGAAATATGGTTGGACAATTGAAAAACTGCCATCAAATAGTAGTGGGAGTTTGTATTGTTTTGAGGGAAAAATTTTAACATTTGATGAAAAGAAACAAATGGAAGAGGATGAGAAACAGAAAAATTTGGAACTTAAATCAATTAAGTCTATTGATTTTCAGATTAATATTGGGCAAAAAAGAGTATATTTGATGCATAAATATACAAAATCTGTCGGTGGAGCTCAGGATAATCAATGTAATGACATAAGAACATTTTTGACACATGCCATTAAAAATGATAACAAGGATCAAATATTTGTTTCTTTGTTGGATGGTGAATATTATATTTTAAAAAATAAGAAAGGTCTTTCAAAACTTGATGAACTAAATCAATCTTGTATTGAAAGTCAGAAAGAAAATGTTTTTGCTACACCAACAGAAAATCTTTTGTTCAGATTAGAGAAATTAATTGAACCATGGTTCTCAAAAACTCGTGCTTGACAGATTGGTCGACTTGTGGTATAATGGTTCTTGTAGGTGGGGGGAGGTTGTTCACACCACTTCCCCAAAAATCAACTTAGTACTATAACTACAAATTAGTATCATCAATGAAAAAATCGGGGGAGTTTCTCTTCTTCTGGCTGTAAACCAGATGGCAAATAAAATAATCGAAGAGTGTGTGCCGAAAAGGTTAAATTCCTTGCTCCCCCACCATTAATACAATTTGAGCCGAACGAAAAGGGTTCTCTAAAATGATTGATAAACCATTTAATAATTCAATCCTTTTCGGAAACATGTTCAAATTTCTTTAATATTCCGTCTATAGCTCAACTGGATAGAGCAAAGCCCTTAATGGTTTTGGTTTGAATCGGAAATGAAATTACCTAAAATACCGCGGTATCGGTCGGGACTTCTAATCCCGCGCTTAAAACACCGTAATTGGAAACAGCGTTTGCAGGTTCGAGCCCTGTCCGTGGTGCCATTATAATGATTTACTGAAATTTCTTTTTGGTGTCTCTTTCAATATTAAATTTTTTCATAAAGTTATTTTTTAAATGTCCTCATAGCTCAATTAGTAGAGCGCTTGGTTGAAGCCCAAGAGGTTCCAAGGCGGGTTTGGATGAGGGCACCAGTATCAATATTTAAAATGGAAGATTAGTTTATTTGGTAAATTTTTTCAGAAAATGAACAATATTTACCATGATTAATAAAATAGGGATATAGTTTAATGGTAAAACGAAAGCCTTTGGAGCTTTAGATTCTTGTTAAATTCAAGATATCCCTGCCATTTACT